TGAAGACGCGGTTTCATCTTAACAGCGTAGAAGTCCTAATTCTACCGTATATTTAACAGGAATGTGCGGTAGAATTTTATTTATACAAACCTATTGACAATAAACAATATAAGAGTTATACTATGTATGAAGATAAGGAAAGGGAGAGATGACAATGTTAAACTTTAACAAACATGTAACAGTAGAGGATATTATTAGAGATGGAGAATATGACGATGCAGTGGTAGAACATATTATTGCTGAACTAGAATCGAGTGACAAGAAGAAACTAGCTTTGTTCAAACAGTGGGTCGCAGACAAGAAGGATGACGGAGACACGGAAGCTATTGAACACTTTAAAGATATGACGGAAAAAGAAGTATTAGTATATATGGACTTAGACGAGATTGTAGAGTACTATGAAGAAGCAGGTCTTGCAGATTTTGCAAACAGCTTGGACATTGATTGGACAGGTTTACTAGAAAGTTTTGGAGTAGAATAGGAGGTTAAGACTAATGCATGATATGGTAACTAAAAAGAAAAGAAATCAAGCAATTGTACGTATGAGACAGGCAGGAAGAACGTTTAAGGATATTGCTTCTGAGTATAACATCTCTCAACAACGAGTACAACAGATATACAAACGAGAAACCTCGTTAAATAAGATTAGACCTAAAGCTGGTAGACCAAGAAAGCACGAAATTGATGAGAAACGAACAGACATTAGTACTTTTGCAATAACGAAGAGACAGAGAGAAAGAATAGTCCAACAAGCTGAAAAGGAAGGAAAGCCAATTAAGGAGGTAGTTGATTCTATTATCTTTAATGCAATGAGTGGGGAATATAATAGCCTTTTCCATAAAAAAGGTGGAGATGGTAAGCAGGTTCCTATGATAGGAAATAAACAACTGTTAGATGCTTTACGTGCATATCTTGGTGCATATGAGGAAACCCCATCAGAGGCGCTAAGACTAGTTATAGATAGGATATACGAGGATGAATAGCTATTAGGATAGGATAAGATAGGATACATTTAGGATAAGATAGGATAGGTTTAGGATAGGATGCACTTAGGATAGGATACACTTAGGATAGGATGAAAGGGGATATGATACAATGTTAGGTACAGCAGAATATGATTCACTTAGAGAGTATTTAGTAGCCGTAATTCATAACCAAATTAGTGAGGACGAGAGAGACACACAAAGCTTAGACGTATGGAAGGAAGAGGTTGATAATCTGACAGTAGATAATTGGAAAGACCGTTGCACGAATCTAGCAGACTTATTACATGTAGATACTCCTGCTGAACTGGTAGATGTGTACACAGGCTACACAGAAGAGCTAAACGAAATACTTAGAGATTACACAGATGAATTACGTGCAGGAGCTACATTCAATAAGGTAGCTGACGAGCGCTCAGGTTGGATGTGGGAAGATTATGACCCATTAGTACTAGAAGAACACAATCGTGGTCTGGTGGCTCGTTTAGGGCTTCTAATCATTGCTGAACAGCTTGCCACTCAATTAGAACAAGGGACGTTTACAATACCATATGATAACTAAGTAACAGGCTAGCCTAAGTAGCAGGCTAGCTTTTTTCTTCTAAGTAGCAGGTTAGCTAAAATCTTCTAAGTAACGGGCTACAGTAAAAAACCCTAAGTAGCAGGCTACAAAAATCCTCTAAGTAGCGGGCTACAAACAGCTTATAAAGTTTCGAAGCGTGGCATCCGACCGCCAGACCTGCCACCTTTGCCCGTTCGATCCGCCACCACTCAAACCCGTTTTTTCCTTATATATAGAAGAAAAAAGTTTTTCATCTTTTTTAGTGTTTTATATTGACATTAAGAAATAAGCATGGTATAGTATAGACAGTTAAAGAAAGGAGCTAACAAAAAAATAAATAAAAAAATTTAAAAAAAGTTATTGACAAAAAGAAATAAACACTATATAATAAACTTGTAAGATAAATAAAAGAAAGAGGGACTTAAAAATGGAAAAACAAATTATTGTAAACTTTTTAAAAGAGATTGAAAAAAATATTAAAATGGTAAACAGAGGTTTAAAATCTGAAAACGAAACTCACAGCGAACTTGTTGGCATGTATAACGGTATCAAGTTAGCAATGAAAACAATCAATCCCGACACCGTAAACATGGACTTACATTATACACGTAAAACACTTGACAACTTATTTTTAGGAACAAACGAGCAAAAAGAAAACGCCTTAAAAGCTTTGGAAAATGCTTTACTAATTACAGAAAACTAACATATAAAACGGCGGGACGTGTTCCCGCCTTACATAAAAAAAAATTAAAAATTTTTATGTTTATCTATTGACAAAAAGAAATAGACCTGATATTATAAAGACATAGAAAGAGAGGGGAAAACATGAAAAAAGCAAAAACCTTTTTTATCGCAAGGAGGGAAAAGAGAGAAATAAAAGAAATTTTACAGACAAGAAGCAAGGCAATAAACGAGCTTAAAAATTTAAATAAAAAACTTATACAAAACTATTGACAAAAAGAAATAAACACTATATAATAAAGATGTAAGGTAAAACAAGGAGGAAAAAGAAACATGCAAAAGAAACTATACAAGAAAAGAAATTTTTATAAAAAGTTGGCTGCCTTTGCTGTCATGTTTTTACTTGGTTCAGTTGTTACGGCAGTATTTTCGTTTACAGTGTCACTAATTATCGGACTAACTTCGTTCATTTTTGCTTTTATGATTTTCGATGATTTAGATTATACAGTAAAAAATAAATAAAAAAATTTAAAAAAGTTATTGACAAAAGACAATAAACGCTATACAATGTATTTGTAAGATAAATAAAAGAAAGAGGGAACTAAAAATGGAAAAACAATTCAATCAAAAACATATGTTAAAGGCTACAGAATGGAGAAGTGAGGGCTACCTAGATACTACACAAATCAATCAAGAACAATCATATTTTATCCAATCAAGACCAACTAGCTACGGCAGTCACTACGTTTATCAATATGTAACGATGAACGATGGAACAGTTTACGAGCTTTACAGCACGACCGCAAGCACTAGAGGAATAGTCGCAAATACATGCAAAGCGAAAGACGTGCTACAAAGAGAAGTCAAACAATATAGGGACAACGCTATTTATTACTAGCATAACAAACACGGCGGGACGTGTTCCCGCCTTACATAAAAAAAATTAAAAATTTTTATGTTTATCTATTGACAAAAAGAAATAAACACTATATAATAAACTTGTAAGATAAATAAAAGAAAGAGGGACTAAAAAAATGATTATTGCAGAAAACGAAAAATATTTATTAAAATATCCATTAAATTCGTGGGATATGAATTATCATCTAATCGAAAAAGAAACGGGAAAAGACTATCTTATTGATATTGGTGACGTGGCAGACAATCAACAGGAGCTAGAAAAGTATGATTTAAACCTTTTATTTTCAGACTTGCAAAACTTAGATATAGACTTAATAAAGGAAAACAGTTGGAAAACGTTAGAAGAAGAATAAAAAAATAAAAAAAGTTATTGACAAAAAGAAATAACTTTGGTATTCTATATTTGTAAGATAAATAAAAGAAAGAGGGGCTAAAAAAATGAGTAAAAAAGCAAAGGTAAAAAACTATCTAAGAAAAAATGTAGATTTTACAGGTTTTAAAGCAGAGGTGCAAAATTCATGGTTAGCAAGTCGACCAATTTCAGAACTAAAATACAACGGTGTTACAAATAAATATTTCTATGAAAAAAGCAAAAAAGCGGTAAAGCTTGCGGGCTATAAATATCCGGAGAGTGACCGGACTTGGTTAACTGTTAACGACGTAATAGCGGAACTTATTGCGGAAACATTCTAAGGAGGAACTAAAAAATGACAAATAAAAATTCTAATATTCAACTAGCATTGGCAAACGTTACACGTTATAAGGATATGAATGACTACAAACAAGCCCATGAAACACCAGAAGAAGCGCAAGCCGATTTCAACGAAAAAATCGCAGATGGTTACATCCAAAACATTACACTATCAACCTACAACGGGGCTACACAAAAAAACACGTTTTTCGAGTTAACAGATGAAAACATTTTGGAAGCTATTTACACAGACCTACACGAAACAGATTCCTATAGTATGATAGACGAAATGGAAGAAAGCACCGACTTGACAAAGTGGGATTATATACGAGCTTACACCGAAATTTATAACGTGTTTACACTTGACGGGCTTGTGTACATTGAAAGAGATTAAAAGGGGGGACGGTGTGACGATATGAAACCGAACAAAAAACTAGAATTTTTGAAACGGGCTAGAATGGAAAAGTTAGCCCGGGAGACAATCAAAAAGCCAATCGAATTTATTTACAACGGTAACTACACACAAGAAGAAATGTACTATTTCATGGAAGAAAGAAAACGACTCAAAGGAATTAAAAAACGAGAATAAAAAAAGTTGACAAATAAAAACATACATGGTAACATTATACATGTAAACAAAGGAAACACTTATTCGGACGAACTCAAAAAAGAGTATAAAAATTTTAGTCAAAGTTATTGACAAAAAGAAATAGACCTGATACAATAAACTTGTAAGATAAATAAAAGAAAGAGGGAACTAAAAATGACAACTTTAAAAGAAGCATATAACGAAATTATTGGAAGCAACCTAAACGAACCAGAAGAACGAAAAACATACTTACAGGACTTAACACAACACGGGGCAATCAGTGGAATGGTTGGCGGTTTGATTTACTACCACGAAACAACTCAATTTTTTAACGAACACCGTGACGAGATTCTTGCAATGTTACACGAACTAAAAGAAGATACAGGGCTAGACGAAAAAGGGCTTTTTGGTGACAAGTGGAACGATTGGGAAGACTTGTTAGAAGAAGAAGCGGACGACCTAGATCCGTTAGCAGACCAAAACAACCAAAACTTACTGGCATGGTTTGCGGTGGAAGAACTAGCAAGACAAGAACTTGACGAACTAGAAGAAGCATAACAAACACGGCGGGACGTGTTCCCGCCTTACATAAAAAAATAAAAATTTTTTATGTTTATCTATTGACAAAAAGAAATAAATTTGATAATATAAAGACATAGAAAGGGAGCATAAGAATGTTAAATATAGAATATTTATATCAGCAACTAGAAAGAAGTTTTTACCCAATAAACGACGTTAAACGTTTATCAGTATTACACAAGCAAGAAATTAACAACTTAAAGAACCAGACAAGAAAAGGAGCTACACCGGAACACGTAGCCAAACAACTGGAAGAACTAGCGAAAGAAATGAACGAACTTTCTAACCTTGCATGCTCATTGGAGTTATATATTAGAAGTGTAAAAAACCAACTAGGCAACGAACTAGGGAAAAACGTGAATAAACACGAATAAAAAAATTTAAAAAAAGTTATTGACAAAAAGAGATAAACTTGATACAATAAGCATGTAAGATAAATAAAAGAAAGAGGGACTAAAAAATGAGTAAAAAAGTTGAAACAGTTATCACACTAATGAAACGAGCAGAAAAGAAAGGGAAAGCAATCAAACGAGCAAGACAAAGAGACATGTGGGGCGTGGGGGACTTACAAGAAGTGTATAGAGTAGAAAACAACGGTAAAACAGTAAGCTTATACCACTATGAAACACTAACCGCAAAAGTTGACCTTGAAAACATGCAACTAATAGAGGTATACGGGGAAAGCCGTTCTGATAGTGATAGCGTGGCAACTTTCTTATCTGAGTTAGGTTTTCAAAATTTTGACTTTGGTTATAAACCTGTAAATGGTGGCTTTTGGTTATTCACTTACAAGGACGGGGAAAGACAAGAAATCTATTTAGACGAACACGGGGAAAACGCCGTTATAAATGAATTTAACCGGGTACAGGCATAACAAAGGGGGGAGGGGGAAACCCCTCTTTCTAAAATTAAAAATTTTTATGTTTATCTATTGACAAAAAGAGATAAACTTGGTACAATTAACTTGTAAGATAAATAAGAAAGAGAGTGATAAGAATGAAACAAACGAAAGAGGAACTTTTGATTGGTGGCATTTTAAAGGCTTGCGAGTCAATAACAAAAGAACCACTCACAGAAAAGGAAAAAGAAAGCCTAAAGGAGTTTATTGCTTTTCGGTTACGCTTGCACGGGCGTAGCGGTTACCTATTTCATACAGCACAATTCTATAAACGTGTATACATTCCTACAAATACTGACGGGGAGCTTGAATTGATTGCGGAGTACGTTCTTAAATGTAACCACAAACAAACAAACAAAAAGAAATAAACTTGATAAGGAAAGAGAGAGAGGAAAAGGACAAGGACAAGGACAAGGGGAGGGGCTTGTAATGATTTTAGAACATGAACAGCAAGAACAGCAAGAACTAGACCCGAGAAATGCAACTATACAAGGAATGAGGGGTATTACATCAATAGGGAACTTATCAGAACAGGAACAGAAACGACTATGCCAAAAACTTAAGAAAGCAGAAAGACAAATGCAACTATATAGCACCGTATCAAGAAATCGAGCAGAAAGACGAGCAAAGGGGGGTAGATAGAGACATAAGAGAGGGAGAGGGAGAGAGAGGGGAGGGAGAGAGGAGCAAAGGAGCAAGGAACTCAAAAAAAAGACCTAAAAGGAGCAAAATAAGAAAAAAGACCAAAGAACTAAAAAGACCTAAAGCCCCAGATTTTCAAAAGTCGAGCTTTTTGGAACCCGCTTATAGAGGCGCACACTGTTTTTTCTATCATTCTAGCACAAATAGGAAGCTGGAGGGCGTATAATAGCCACAGGAAGCCACAGAAAGCCCGTAGCGGGGTTTTACATAGATTTATATATAATTATCCATAAATAAACAGAACTATGTTAGAATGCTTCAAAATAGCTTAAAATAAATTGAAATATTTAATAGTTTATACTTGCATTTCATCTCTATACATGGTATAGTATAGATAGTTAAGAGAGAGGCATCTAATCGGACGAGAAACAAAACAAAAAAAGTTGAGTTTAATACTTGACAAGTTAAAACATACATGATAATATAAAGGTGTGGTTAGGGTTAAACCTTACAGGAAAACGAGCACGACCACACAAAGAAAAAAATTTATACTTTTCTATTGACAAAAAGAGATAACTTTGGTATTCTATATTTGTAAGATAAATAAAAGAAAGAGGGAACTAAAAATGACAACTTTAAAAGAAGCGTACTACGAAGCATATGACAGAATTATTGAAAACGAGCAAAACAACCCATTCATCCATATCGACGAAGACGGCAATTTTATCGAACCAATCAAAAATCCATTCAGTTGCGAAGGCGCTTATTTATTAGCTTGTAAAGACGTTGCGAACGCGCTAGAAGCAGAAAGAGAGGTAGGGAACGACGTTAGCACTGAAATAAAGATGCTAAAATGGTTAGATAAATTAGCTTATGAATATATCTAACATCATAGCACGAGTTGAGACCATTGTCAACTCATGCTATACTTAGTTCATAAGATAAAGAGGAGGAAAACAAAATGTTAAACGCAAACGAAGGGCAAACATATGTATGTATGAAGTCAGATACACCTTGGTGGACGACAGGTAAAGAGTATAATGTAGTAGTAAATAAATATGGTGAAATGTACTTCGTTGATGATTATGGCGGACAATGGACAATTGATTATTTAAATAATAGAACAAATTATCAATTTAAACTAAAAGATATGCACGAAAAGGAGGAAACAACATGGAATACAAGACACTAGACGAGTTATTAGATAGTAAAGAATTCAAGGACTTCATGGACGAACTAGAAAACGAGGGATTTTTTGACCAATTCAAGGACGAAGAAGACGGGAACACACTAGCAGACACGGGACGGTATCCAGAATAAGAGAGAGAGGGGAAAGCCTCTCTCACTCACACAAGAAAGGGAATGAATAAAAATGAAACTAAAAGACTTCATCAAACTAGCAGAACACAAAGGCGCTACACTAGAAGCATATAACGAGTTAGGAGGCTATGAACTAACTAGAGGGAACATAGTAGATCCAAATCCGGTTTTGATTGCTTACATGCAAGGAGCTTACAGCGTAGAAATATCAAATGAAGAACTAGAAAACAAGGAGTTATCGGAATTAGTATTTGTTTATAAGAATGTAAGTCTTATCTACCCAAATGAAAAAGAGTTATTTTCAGAACTAGGACTATAATATAACGGCATATAAAGCCCGTAGCGAGGTTTTAGCGGGCTTTACATATAAATACCTTAAAGGAGGATATAAGGTGCTTACGGTGGAAAATGAGGGCGTTAGGTGGCTAGTGAGTAAAGAAGCATGGCGGGCGGGTTTTGCTATGGAGGTGTTAGGCTTGCCAGATTGTAAGATTAGTACAGTATTAAAATCGGGCTATAAAATTATTATCTAATCATTTAGTCTTTTTTATTGACATTAAGCAATGACTTTGGTATTCTATATTTGTAAGATAAATAAAACAAATGAAAGAGAGTGTTAAGAATGGAAACTAACAAAGCATATGAAAGACTATTAAAAGAAGTGGAACTATTACAAAATGATTTGATGGATATAGATGATTATTCAGAAGAAGTTTACCAAGCATTCCAAAGACTAATCGAAGAACTCGAAGAGGTAACCGAATAGGACTAGACCAGTATTATAGGACTAGACCAGTTAACCCCACCCCGTACTAAATTTTCCCTACTAGGGGTGGGGGTTATCAGGGCAGGGCGCACCCTCGGGCTTATTTTTTGGGAGCTAGAAATTTTTTCTAGAAATTTGGAAAGTCAACACTAAAAGTCAACACTAAAAGTCAACACCCACTTTTACCTCTTACAACATGCACTGCTCTGCCTATAGGGGAACTTGTCAGACCTGTCAGCCGCATAGTTTCTTTAATGCCATACTGCTTCTGCATATTACTTATTCGCTCCAATTCATCATAAGAAGTCCACCCAAACATTTCTGCTGACTGGTTATACACTTCACGAGTTATATCTATCATATCTGTACTCTGAGGGTTAATACCCATTTCGGGAAATATCTTTGCCATATGCTGAATAAGTCTATTTCCTTTTTCTTTGTCGTCTATACGTATCATAGTTACACCATGTAAACGTGCGTATTCATCACGTAGATTATCTCGTCTTGTGCGCTCTTCTACACTCATACTTTCTTGTTTAGGTCTACCTATCTTATGCTGTTTACCATCATACTCTATTATTGTATTTATACTGGGGATGTAAAAATCTACCCTTAGTAACTCCCCTTCGTGCACGATTTTGTGTTCTCTTAAGTGTTCTACACCATGGTATGACAGTACCCTAGATATTATCTCTTCTGACCTTGAGTATCCTGTATACCCAACCGTACCTTTACATGCTGTACAGGGACTGCCTTCCTGTAGACACTGATAGACTCTTCTAGTTTGTTCATGACCCCTACTACACATAAAGGTTACTTTATCCCTCATTCGTACAGTTGTATTACCATGAGTATCTACAATACTAACTACATCTATTACTGTACAACCTTTAATTTGCATTTTAGTTCTAAAGTCCTTTTCTGTATGTCTTTTACCTCTACAAAAGACACAATCATGTCTAGGAGTATAATGCCCATCTAGTCTGAATTTAAATCTATGCTCTTTTTGACATGTCAGAATAAAATAGTCTCCTGATTTCTCAATGAAATTCCACCCCGCTTCTTCAGACTTAGCTTTATTATATTTTTTTCTCTTTGTGTTAATTCCATGTTGTACCTCATTTCCTTTATAAAAAGTAATCTTAATCCGTTCTTCTGTATACTTGGTTCCCTATAGGGATGAGGTCTTTTTATTAATTCTTACGTACAACCATTTTCTCTGCATAGGGTACAAAATCTGGTTCATGTCCATATAGGTCATATAGGTACGCCTCTAATGAAGATTGGACAAGTGCCTTGACTACATCCATAGGTTCTCCCCTCCAGTAGACTTCTTCATCGTAGATTGCCTGTGTGTCACTATATCTCACAATTACACGTATACAAGGTTTACCATTAATAAGGGTGTCGTCCTTAAGGTTTATGTCGAACCCTCTATATGTGTAATATCTGTATCGTTTCTTCATGCTAATGCTCCTAACTACTAAAATTTAAGTGTGTCTTTTAATAACCATATAGTAGTAACTCGAGTACCCTTATGGTTACCTGTTACCAAGCAGAACTGTGCGGACTCTCCTTCGTAGATACCGTCCTCTACGTGATGTAAGGCTTCTGTAACACCTAAGTCATCAAGCCCTAAGTATTCTAGATTATGCTCAATCGTACCAATTTCTACAGCGAAGTGATTAGCTCGAATACCCATCCATAGGTTATCTGCTTCTGTATGGGAATAAATCTCTTCTGCATGGAACCCTCCAAGAATAACCATTAGGCTTTCTTCGTCTACGATACCTTGAAGCGTAATAGTAGTTCGGTTACCTTGCATGATAATCTTCCCTATATACTTTGCGCCTTCTAAGCGTTCTTCCCAGTTTTCTTGTTTTTTGTTTTCCATTTGTTTTTCCTCCTTAAAATTTGTCCATTCTGTTTATTTTTCTAAAAATGATTATTTGTAGAATAAATGTAGCAATTAGCACTAGTATCCCGACTGCGCATAATATAATAACGAGCCAAGGCGTAGGTCTACTTGCTTCATTTGTTAACTCCCAGTATGTGCCATATCCGAGTGCACAGGAAGCAAATAAGAGGAGTGCCCCCTCGATTGTTAATAAAACATAGATTAGATACTTCATTTAATCTTCCCCCAATATAAATTTTGCTTTAGCCTTTAATGGTGCATATTCCTTTTCTTTTAACCTTACATACTTATAATTAACTCCCAACACTCCCGGAGAACATACGTAAGCAACTACACCCCAGTCTTTGACTTCGGTTACTGTAGCAAAACATCCCCCAAATACAGCATCAAAATGCGGGACTATTTGAACAACGTCATATAATTCTGTATAATACTTCATTTAGTCTTCCTCCGTATTTAATGAGTCTTGCAGGTAGAAGTCGGAGATTGCATACTTGTTTACATAAGTGATTTCTCCTTCTCTACTACCTGTCACTTGTCTTAACTTGTATGTGACCTCTTCCCCGTCTTCACGAGAGTTTCCGTCTTTGTCCACTACAAACAATGGAGTCTTCTCCGTGTCTAATAGTTCGTAACGTTCACCTGTTAACTTGTGTATATAAATCATGTTATTCCTCCTTTATTACCATAATAATGGATAACATCGCAAGAAAATGTATCAATACAATGTTTACTCTACTTGGTAACCATGAAGTTACCAACATCAAAATAACTTCAAAAATTAATGATGATAAATAGGCATATAATAAAAATAAGGTAATCTTCTTTTTCATAAGTTACTCTCCACTCAAATAGTCTGCATCCATTCGAACCTTGCTAAGAGCTTTACCTAACAAGTTTAGCCCCTGCCATTGTTCTGGGTAGTTAATACGTAGGTCATTCTCTTTTAGTCCAACACCCCAAATTCTATCGTAAGGGCTAGCTTCAACAAATACTGTATCCTTCGGAAAGCTTAACAGGAAGTCTAACAGTTCCTTATTCTGTGTAAACTTATAAAAGTTACCATAGTAAACAATACGTTCTCTAACAAGTTGCCATTCAGATTCATCGAAGTTCTTCACTTGTCTCCCTAATGCCTTTGCTTCTTTAGGTGTAGCAACTTGTAATATCTTACTTCCTGTCTCAAAATCACCAAAATAAATAGCTTTGTTATACATCATAAAATGTTCGCATGTAGGGAAAGATATGGTACCTTCTAAGTTAGTGAATGATGCAGGATACCATTGTGATAAACATTCTTTTCCTATTTTGTTTGGATTTTTAGTAATATGCCCCCAAAAAGACACAATAGCCATAATTAATTCCTCCTATACCCATGAAATCTTTCTATTTTGTTGTGGGCGGAACACCACTACTTTACGTGTATGAATGTTCCTGCCTATGATAACGTAGGGACTATAGCTTATTACTTCATACAAGCGTACAGTGTAGAGGCATTCTTCCCGTATAAAACTACTAGCTTCCGCAATACTAAAAACTTTGTTAACAATGCGTACTGGCTCCATTACACACCACTGTACCTTTCTTGCTCTTCATAAATAGCCATGTCTTCTTGTAGTTCTATGTCTCTGTCTATACAACTATAACAGGTTTCGAAGGTGTAATCGAAGTCACAGTCTAACTCACTTACTAATCTCCCGCAATCAGCACAACATAACTCAGTATTCATATAGTCCGACCTCTTTAAGAATTTCTGTAACAGTCTCAGTCTTTTCTTCTTCTGTCGGAGGTTCATACGTCCAATCTGACTGGCTGTCATAAAAGTTACCATGCCCTACGTGGTAACCATCAAGACTATCTTTTATAGCCTCAGTTAATTCGTCTACGAGTTCGTCAGCTATATAGGCTTTAACAGGTTTACTAGCTAAAAACTGCACATTGTAGTAGTATTTAGTAAATGATAGGTCACGTTCCTGTAAATATGTTTTAATTTTTTCGTGAGTAAATTCCTCTGGTAAATATAGTTGCTCGTATCTCGTTTGGAAATCAGCATGTTCCATTATTACATCTAGGTCGTCACTATCTACCTCTGGGTGCTCAGCCTCTGTAATGACCACAGTATGTTTAATTAATTCAATCATTCTTGTATACCTCCAATATATTGTACAAAGTAGTTTGCCCCTTGTTTAGCTAGGGTAAACATACCTGTAGCTTCCCCTTTAGTTACTACCTCGTTTTTAAGTAGCTTAACTAAATTAGCACTACTCATATTAGCAATAAAAGACTTACCAAATGGGTGCCCCTCTACAAGTACATGCGCTCCTGATGCTGAACGACCCTTGTAGGAGTCTAGAATACGAATGTGTCCTTTAAAATCCACCTTTTCAATTACTTGGTATTTTTCGGGGTAGTGTTCAATATAAGCATCTCCATATTCAAGTAACCGCCAATCAGTTAACCCTCTTGCTTTATCTGGTATCCAAATATTGTCTAGTCTTTCTAAATAATAGGTTACTGCCATTGTTTCTCCTCCTTGTTGGGTATTACTCCCATAGGAATATATCGTTTCTTATAACAAAAATGTCTTCTAGCGGAGTAGCATAATGCAACTCTACATTATGATTCTCTTTCATGTAGGTTTTTGCATAATCAAATAAATGCTCTGGACACTTAAAACTAAATGAACCGCCATCTACATCTTTGCAAGCTATATGCTCTTCCATAGTACTATTGACAAACCAGTTTACACACTTTGGTGGATAACCTAGCATAATTCCTAGTGCATAATCTTTTCCATGTTTTCCTGATAATTTAGAAAACTTAGCTAGTTGTTCCAATTTAGAAACAACAAATATGCCATTCTTGCCTACAGAAGTTGCAAAATGCTCCCGTACAACACGTTTAAGTTCTGATGCCCCAATAAAGATGGTATCTCTCAGTCCCAAATTGAACGCCACAGTTTCTTCTGCTAAAATAACCATGATAACCTCTCCTCTTATACCTAATTACTCTTTTGATAGTTTGCTTCTTCTAATTGTCCTCCTCTATTTCGCTTTAAAATTATATACAGGTTTGACAATCTTTTGAATATCTACTGTATCTTTGATGATTTCTTTGATTTCGTCAGCATTCTTGTATGCTTTTGGTGCTTCGTCTAATGTACTTTGAACAACAGATGTTGTATAGATACCAGACATTGTTTGTTTAAATTCGTCTAAGTCAAGCAGTTCTTTTGCTTTAGAACGAGACAATACACGTCCTGCTCCATGAGGTGCAGAATTATTCCAATCAGTGTTTCCTTTTCCTACACCGATGATAGAACCTTCTTTCATGTTTAAAGGAATAACAAGTCTAACACCCTTCTGTGCATCTGTGGCACCTTTACGAATAGTGTTGGAGTCTACATCAATGTAATTATGAATAGAGTCAAATAAATCAACTACAGTCCACCCCATATTAGTAACAATCTTATCAATGATAGTTTTACGATTCATGTAAGCATAACGTTGTGCTAGTTTCATATCGTTTAAATAGTCATCCACTGCGGAACCTTCTAAGTATGGCAATTGCGGTTTAACATTGACAGCTTTAAAATTCTTAATAGCCTCTTGAATTTCTGACTGTCTGCCTTCTTGCTTAAGTGTCTCAATCATAGTTGCTAAACCTTTGTCATCACGTTCATGGTATAAATCCGCTTTCTTCTGGTGATATTGGGCTACTTTAAGTCCTAAAGAACGGGAACCTGTATGAACTAACAAATAGTAGTTGTTTTCGTCATCTTTACTTAATTCGATAAAATGATTTCCACCACCTAAAGTACCTAAAGACAAGGTAACACGTTCAATAAATGGTTCTTCTGTTGCACCTTTAAACGTCATAGATTCTAACATGTGCTTAATCGTATTCGGTACAGTAGGATGAAGTTCGTCCAAAGTTTCTCTAATGTTAAACCCAGAAGGAACCACTTTGTTAATCACTGCATCCAATTTAGCCCATTCGGTATCTGTCGTGTCTTCTGGCTTTTCAATTTGAGCTACCATAATACCACAACCTACATCTACGCCAACAATAGAGGGTACAACTCGATTGATACCATCTGGATAATGAATTGTTGTCCCAACTGTAGAACCTTTACCATAGTGTGCATCTGGCATAATTCTAACAATGCCACCGTCTGTTACCGGTTCATTAATCATTGTTGTAACCTGACCGATAGTGCCTTCATCCACCGTGTTAATAAACATTTTCGCATCGGTATACTTACCGTTAAGTTCAATTAAGTTATTCATCAGTTTTCTCCCCCACTAATACTTTCTTCATCTTTTCGTCTAGTCTCTGTATAATCTCTTGTTGTTCCTGAGCTAGCTTTGCATGGTGTTCACGCTGTTTTTTATACTTAGCATAAGCAAATAGTTCTTCTGTAGTTAGTTCTTCTAATTTACGTGTAAATGGTGTAGCTTCAAATTCCATTACAAGTACCTCCTTGTTTTTTATACTTAAAGTATATCATGTAAGATAAAAAGAAGCAAGCAGTTTTTACACTACTTGCTATATTTTTTTAAACAGATTCTTCCCCCGTTTTCTTTTTAATAAGGTTAAAAACGTCATCAACGTCTTTAGGTGTTGTTGCACCAAATAACTGACATAGTTCACGTTCAATACGTTCTTGCTGTACTCTGGCATTGAGTATTTTTTTATATTCAGTTATCAACTCAACATATCTGATAAGTTGGTCTGGGTCTAGTTTATTTAAGTCAATGTCTAATTTTGTAGGTACAGGTCTAATATTAAAGTAACTTGCCCTTACACTTGCTTCTGATTTTCGCAGTAAGCTTTCTGCGCTCGCTTTTTCTATTTCATCTGGACGGTCAATATAAAGATAGATGAGCGGACTATTTGGATACCAAAACCGACCATTCTCAAATTTATACTTAGCCTTAGCAATAACGTATTTTCTCCCTTTAACTAAGGGTACCTCCGTATCTTCAAGGCTCTTATCTACCCCTGCTCCGATGTACTCAACAATGTCACCCTCTTTAAATGGGAAGTAATCAAATGGAACAACTTCACGTGCACCTCGCATGTTTAAGTTATGCTGAGCTTCTACAAACTTAATAAAATCGAAATGTTTTTCATCAACAAACGGCATTTTGTACTCCCCCTACACGTTGAGTACCTTCATTTTTAAAGAAGACTTCTCTAGCTTTTTCTATCTGTTCTAGTATACGTACAGCTTGTGATGCACCACCAAAACCATTATTGATATTCACAACAGAAATACCAGAAGTGCAACTAGTTAGTGCAGTGTTTAATGCAGTGTAGCCATCTGCTGAGATACCGTAACCTGTTGAAGTCGGTACAGCAATAATAGGTAAATCAATTAAACCTGCAAGGACTACAGGTAACGCCCCTTCAAATCCTTGTACAGATACAACTACATTACTTTTTGTAATAGCATCTGTAGAAGCCATTAGTTTTTTCAAGTCATTTACACCAATATCATGAAATGACACAGGAACATACCCACTTAAGAATACAGTTAAGTAAGCTTCGTCTACAATGTCTCGGTCTGCTACGCCCGCAGAGGTAATTGCCACGGATAGGTCACTCTCTACAGGGTTTGCACGGTAAAAAGCTGTTTGACTTGACTTGCAATATACGAAAGGGCTTCCTTCTCCCCAGTTATCTATCCAATCTGGTTCCTCTAATTCCTCTGCTTTATCTATAATTTCCCCCCAAGAGAGAACCTGTGTTGTTTCGAAAGGTAACGCATAGAACACGTCTAAAGGTAATTTTGTTACCATGATGTTTGTATCTGCAGGTACTTCTGCAATCTGGCTAGCTAGTTCTTCTGCGGTTTTATTTCCACCAAATAGTGTACGTAGTTTCATTATTTAATCTCCTCTAAAAATTTAGTTTTGTCCACTGGCTTTATTGTTCCTTCTTCCTCGGTTCCTTGAACTTTAAACAGTAAGAACTCTGGCATATCGCAGACAACGGTAGGTTCGTATGCTGTTTCAGGGTCACACTCCATTTCAAACATGCCAGTGTCTTTATTATAGAAAAAGCATAAGTCCCCGATTCTTTCATCTGGGTATAAGAAGTCAGCAATGTAAAACGCCATGTATTTCATATTAGTTTCCTCCTGTTATTTTATTATACAACTTGGTTAGTAATCCAACCTTATCAGGCTCTGGTTCTGGCGGAAACCATGTTATTTCTAGTCCTCTATCTCTTCCTGTCACTTTGCGACCGCCACAAACATAGCGTACAGACTCTTCTGACCAAATGGTTACTTTATAACCTTTGGCTGTTAGTACCTTTTTAATAGCTGTAAGCTCCTGCTCAGTTAACTCATTACCAGAAATTCTACAAGAGTACCCGCCAAGTTCTATTGTTTTATTGATACTAGGTAGTACTTTATTATTAATGAAGTCTGCGGATTTCCGAGCTATTTTCTCCTTTATTTCTTGTTCCCTGTTGGCTACCTTGTTACGAGCCTCATCTGCTGACATCACTGCACACCCACTCCAATCTCTTTTCCTAGTTTTAGAGATTTGATTTTATTGTTAAACATGTTAGCTTGTTCGGTATAATGAAAAGCTAGCAACGTTTTAATGTTATTTTCAAATTCAGATGCTTTTGAATCTACATATGCTTCCCGCACTAGTGAATACATTGTGATGTTATCTTTACAAAATGCCCAAAGAGGTGTATCCAACTCACTTTTTAGCACACGAGTTTTAAACAGATAGTCTGGCTCTTTACTACGGTTTTCAATCTGTTTCTCAGTAATTTTCAAGTCTTCTTCTCGGACTTTCATTACACGAGTGGTACATGTAAAGCCCCCTTCGATTACTTCTGATGGTCTAACATCTACTCGTACACCAACTAAATATAAAGAATCATCTCTTGAAATGTATACGGGTTCAATATCTACAATCTTAGTAAATGGGCAGTCATAGCCATTCTTAGCAAACCAACCTATGATTAGAGATTGTAATTCATCCTGTTTGTCTTCTGGAATCTCATCCGTTAAGTAATAAGAATCTGCAACTTCCCCAACCTCTTGATAAATCATTTCTTGGGTTTGTTCTAATAATGACGTAACATCTACAGGAAGGTAAACTGGAGCCACTCTTCCAACTACAAAACTGTTGATTGGTTCTTCTGGAAGAAAACCTAAAATGTCCTCTACATGTTCCCAAATCTCCTCTACAAAAGTTTTTCCATTTCTAATTGCATCTACAGCTAGTTTACCTGCATGGATAGCATCTTCTTTGGTGTCGAAATAAGCACAAGCTCTCCAAACTTCCACATCTGTATCACTTGCACACATCCATTTTCCTACTAAAGACTCATTACTCATTTTTTCTTTCCTCCTGCTTTATCTTTATCTAGACCCCATATATGTGCCCATTTACGACAAAAAGGTTTATCATAGTCTAAGTCCATTCCTGTAGCACCTTCGAAGTCTTTAAATTCTTCATAGAACTCTGATTCTTTAAATTCGTCCCATTTCTTTAGTTCAACCATTCGATACATAAGATGGTCAAACTGGTGGTCAGAGATTTTAATTGCATCTAATTCATAGTACAGATAACTGTGTAGCAGTAACGCCCGTTCTGTCATGTTAATAAAAGACAAGTTATCTAGTATAGTATTATTTACAACAGTCACTATTACTCCTCCGGAATTGAAATTGTAACTTCTATACCTAACACAGCCATAATCTTGAACAAGGATGGTAAGCTAATTACAGTTAACCCATTTTCATATGTAGAAATGGCTTTTTGTGTAATGCCTGCCTTCGTAGCTAATGCCCGTTGCGATAACCCTTGCTCTTCTCTTGCGCTGTGAATATATCCTCGTAGTGTATCAGATAAAGCACGTGTATACTCTTCTGTATCATCTTTATTAACACCTAGTTCAGTAACTACTTCATTCAAGTTAATCTTTTCCATTACTTGTCCTTTACTACTCTCCCAGTTCTGCGGGTTTAAATCAATGACAGACACATAGTTCTGTTCTTCTGATAGTACAACTGGAATCCCGCTATGGTCAACTACCCATACTAGATATACTTTGTTCTTTATAAACTTGTCATTGGTACTAGACAAATATTTAATAGTGTCTCCATGTTTTAAATTCGATGATTTAAGCATGTTTTCTCCCCCTTAACTATCTATACCTATAGTATATCAGATACCTTTCAGTACGTCAACAACTTTAAATAAAAAAATCCCAGTAAATACTGGGATTTTTTATCTCTCTAGGGCATTGAAACCTTTCCCTAAATACAATCTTCTTCTTTAAACGTTTCATAGGAGTAGTGAACCTGTGTTCTAACATAAAAAACCTTATCACAATTTGGACAAGTTGTTTCCCAAATTGCCCCCTCCTCCGTATTCTCGGAACTATAGATTCCAGAATGATACAGGTCTTCCTCATCTTTCATAGTTTCCTTACAAAATGGACAAGTGGGGTACAGTTCCCTCTCTTCTATAATGTACCCTTTATACATAGTGACTCCCCCTACTTAAACGCTTCGTCTAAATCAAGTTCACGTTTTGCGATTTCAGTGATTTCTTCAATGGCTTCTTGGTATTCTCGGATAGTTGTAATTTCTTTCCCATTCCCACCTAAGACCCAGTTACGTTGAATCATGTGTAGCGCTTTGGTAAGGTTTGTTTGGTAACCGACTAAAGAGGTGTTTTCATTTCCTTTTTTATTGTAGGTAATCTCACCCTTCTCATTACGAACTACCCGTCTTACGGTTACGTTGTCTGCATCACTAGTAATGCGGTAGTCTAATACTTTCATGTTTAACATTATTTCTCTCTCCCTTTCATTCGTTGGTTCCCTGTATGAGGTTTAAATTTACGTGGTAAAACACGGGTGTTGCGCTTGACTTCCTGATACTTACGTTTAAGCCGAATCTTCTTGTCTGATTGGCGTTCAAACATATCTGCAAGAGAAGAACAATAGTCAATCTCTGCACGTAACTTTTCACCTACATATTTAGCTAGGTAATATTCATCAGTAGCTAACATGTAATAGTCAATGGTATTACTGCCAATAATGAGGACTCGTTCAACTGTGTATTTATCATAGATAGAAAAGCGTAATCGAATAATCAATTGGTCATATTGCGCATCATAAAAGACTGGTTTATAGTAAGCCATCTTGAGACGATTGTCTATTTCGTATAGATGGTCTTTTGTATAGTCTAATAGAAGAGTAATACGATTCTCTGTTTCATTTGCTCCTAAATCCATATATTTTCCTTTCCGGTGTGCGTGAATAGAGTCTAAGATACACACCTTAGCTGAAAGCTTACTTGATTAGACTCGGATAAAAGCCTCGTACCTAGACCTGTCCGCTAACAGCGGAGGTTACTATCTAGGTAAGGGCTAAGGATAAACACACCCTATACATACCGTTAGTGTGACACGCCCGGTTTGCTACTGTCTTAAAATGAGGTCTGTTGGTGATACTGAATAATGTTCTTCACCCCTAATTCCGTCTTTATTAAGAACTGCTACTCTAAGTTTATCTTCATCATACCCAATAATTATTAAATTAGCTCCCATTAGTTGTTCATTTCTTGTATAAAGTCCTGACGGTGAGTAGAGAACCCAATCTCCAATGTTAAATACTCCCTTAAGGTACTTACCGCACATTGGGCAAAACTTAATAAATGTTCTAGCTTCTGCGGTCATTGTCGTACGAACATTCCCATAACTATGGAAGCCAAATTGTACACGTAGTACATTATGGTCTATGTCTACTCCGATACCTCCGGATTCGTCCTCTAAATTATAAAGTAATGCTCCACCCTCACACCAATTACACATGTTGCTCCTCCTTCGCTTTTTGAATTTCACTTTGTAAAAAATTAATGTACCTTGGATTTTCTATATTAAACATATCTTGAACATATACGGCTCCTAGTTCTCTATGATACGCATAGTCCACACCAATACGTCTATAGAACTCATGGTTAACATGATACATAAACTGATGGAATCTTATGTGGTGTCCTTTTAAGTCATACAACTCCTGTAATAGGTCACAGATTTGTACAAATTCTTCCTTTGTGCCACTTGCCATGATTTAGTTCCTCCTTACCTGTTACCTAAAGTATATCAAAACCCAGAGCATCTGTCAACACTCTAGGTAACTTTTTTACTGTACAGATAATAAGGAAGCTACGTTAATGTAAGTAATCAAACCCTTTTCTACGTCCTGGACAATCGGGTACTCTGCTTTGTCTTCATACATGATGTTATCTCGTACATATAGCATCTCTGATTCAACATAACGGAAGATAGCATCTGAACTACCCGTTGTTATTAATCGTATCCGTTTCTTATCCGTAGGGTTTGCTATAATTGCCTGATTTTTACTTAGCTTACATAACAACTTAAACATTCTTGTAATGTTTTCGTCTTCTAAAGCCGGAGAATATGTTATTTTCTTCTTCAATCGTTGTTCCATATAAATTGGAATTGCTTGTGCAGATAACTTCATTGTAGTATCACTATTTAAGAAGTACTCTGTAGTAGTTAAACCAACCTTTGATTGTTCTAGGAACTTAAGCTGTAAATAGCATCGCAAGTCATCTTCTGAGAATGATTTTTGGTATTTTGAATGGTCTGCATTTATCCATTCTACAATGCTACTTAAGAAGGTTACAGGTCTCTTACCAGAGTAAGAAATACTGATATAGTCAGACGTATTTATTACCTCTTTTGCACAAGAGATTCCATATATAGTAGCTCCCTCTAGGTCGCTGTCTTCCCCGATAAAAATAGTAGTTAAGAAGCTACTTGGGACAAATCCTACATGGATAAATTCTTGGGTTTCTGGTAGATGTGACTCAATAAAACTACCTAGAAGTTCTTTCCATAAGAACTTCTCGTCCTTGACTAGTGCTTCTTTCTTTTGAAGTTTATAGAACAGAAGGTCAAACGCAGTATACCAATCTTCGGAAATTTTTAGTTTAGTTAATTCTTCATCTACTGGAACATCAATAGTAGCAGACGTGTCTTCCTCAACTTCCATGCTATCTAAATCATTATCCCATAAATCAAATGTTTTACGGAGACAAAACTCTCTCCATAATGTATCACTCGGGTCTTCTCCATATTGCAATAACATCTGCTTTCCAATTGAAGTTAATGTAACCTTACCTCGACTATTGATACCTTCGTTGTAATCTTGAATACACCCTTTATATCGCAAAGAAAGTAACATAGCGTTCGTTGCTTTATCTTCAATAAGTTTTAATATTTGTTTATATCCATACTCCATATAGAAGACAGGGAAGTTCTTTTGCTTAACAAAAGCTGCGTGCTCCACCTCTAACCCACGTTTTTGTCTGCCTAGTTTATCAATTATACGAAGTGCCTCTAATTCTCGTTCCTCAATAGTTACAACATACTGACTGATTTTGTTTTCATAAGCTAAAGCGGTGTTCATCTCTTGCAAAATCTGTTTAAATAAATCATTTGCATCTTTTGCCTTCTGAGTCTTAAATGTTCTGATTGTCGTATCATAGAAACGTTCATGACTCGAAATAGCAAACTGCCCAATATATCGTTTACCTTTTAAATTTAAACGGTTTTCATTACGATTTCCTAGGGTAAACGTTACATAAACAGATTCACTAGACTTAGAAAAATAAATGTCCTGAACAACTATGCCGATAGCTTCAAGCTCATTTATACGTTTAGTAAAATCACTCTCATATTGTGGTCTGTTTATATTTTTGCAGTGTTTTCTATAGTGTACTATCACAGTTTTCGATTCTTTTGCCACATCCAATTACCTCTCTTATCTCTCTTCTTTTGCAACATATGCCTCTAATACAATGGTTCTAATAGGTTCTATTTCGTGTACTTCATCTCTGACCTTCTTGATTACACCTTCTCTTAGCAGTCCTTCTCCTAACTTATGCGAAGCTTCTAGCATTCGTAAGTTTACAAGTTCATCACTGTCAAATACACTCACATCTAACCTTACTCTGTAAGGTAATACTTGTTGGTGTACACGGGTGACTGTTAGGGGTTCCCCTATAAGAGGACTCTTCCCAACTCGAGAAAATGCCCAGTTATCTAGTTTTTGGTTAAACCGCTTCTTTAACCTGTCTAACATGTTTTCACCTCCATGTACATAGTATACATGTTAAGCCTTACAAAAGTCAACAATAAAATAAAAAAACATACAACTAAGTATGTTTTTTCGGTACAAAATATTTCTCTTGAATATTGCCGTCTTTATCTACAACAATGCCGTTTAACTGTCCGCCATAGGCACAGGCACCATCAATATATATTGTACGGTCTCCTAAATAAATATCACAGTTATTGCCTTTATGAAAGTTCACTGTAGGGGTATGTCCAACAATGATAGTTTTACTTGTCTCGTTCTTTTGAAGTGGATTTGGTCTAGTCCAAAGCATTTCATGTTCTTCTGCTGTTTTCCAGTCTGGTTGTCTCCATCTAGGAATACCACCATGTACAAATAGCACGTTACCGAACTCGTAGTAAGGTTCTAGCAGTTCTAGGGTGTCTTTTAAGTTAGACTTGCTAAGAAGCTCCATACGTAACGCTAGGGCACTCCAAGAAGCTGTATTCACCTCCAGAATAGAATCAGCAGTCTCTCGACCTCCCTGATTGTACCATACTGAATATATATCTTTTAAATCCTCAAAATCGGCATCTCGTACCAAAGGAAAACTAAGGAAATCTAACAACATCTGGTCATGGTTCCCTTTAATTGCTGTGCCACCAGAAGCCATGTGCTCATAAACAAACCCTAGAACTTCTTTTGATTGGAGACCTCTGTCTACATAGTCTCCTAAAAGAACCAATTCTTGTTCTTCACGATTCCAATATTTTAATAACTCCATAAACTCATCGTACATACCATGTATATCTGATACTACGAACGCTTTCTCCTTGCTCATTAATCGTCCTCTACTTTCTCAAAATATCGAAAGAACGCATACCAATCATATCGTTCAGTAACCTGCTTACTCTCGTACATAAATGTAAACTCAACGTATTTGTGTTTAACTGCATGAGGGTCTATTGGTTCCCAAGGAAGTCTGCGAGGGTAATCATAGTAAACTCTTGTTGGAATGACTTCTCGCATTAATAATTTAGGGTACCGCTTTTTAGGACGGTACCTCTTTCCTAAAACATGTTCGTATGTCGGTCTCATTCTATTGTACCATGTTTCGTATAAGTTAAGCCGGACTCATTGAAACGCTTTTCCTTTTCTTCAATCAGGTCAATACACTCTTTAATTGTGTATGGTGTCCCAAAAGGATGTAAAGTTAATTCTGGTGAATCGACACCTACATTTAATAAGTTAGGTTCTTGATAAGCCATTTCGTGGATGTGTCCATGTAAGTTTACTCGGTTTCCTCGACTACCAATAATAAGTGGATAGTGCGTTAAATGGATGATTTTTCTTTCTTGCTTTAGTATTACGCCCACATCACTCCAAAATACTCGTTCACGTAATTCCTCATCCCGATTAATTGTTTTTAAAAGCTTAGTACTGTCGTGGTTACCTTTAACCATGATAATGGTACCGTTTAGCTTACGAAGAATCTCTAGGGTATCCTTTGGTTTCTGGTTCATAGCAAAGTCCCCTAGATGGTACACAGTATCTTCCGGACGAACTCGTTTATTCCATGTCTTAATTAAATATTCATTCATTTCGTCTACATTAGCAAACCGGCGCCTTGTCTCTACAAAGCCATCTTCTCCACAAATATTGTGATGATTGAAGTGCATGTCTGAAATTACGTATGTTTTCATTCTAGCAACCCTCCCAATTCAAAGTTATCGAAACACTCTGCATTGTATACATTTTGAATGGCATTCCGATAGAACTCTACAGTCTCCAGACTAACTGGGGTGAAGTTGTGTACGTCTACCCCTACGTTAAGAGCATTACGTTTTACTTTTTGCTTTTCATGAATATGTCCGAATAAGCCAAAGTACCCATCTTTGATTTTATCTTCTGAATAACTCATATGGGAAGGCTCATGGACAAGAACTAATTTTTGGTCTACAAGAGTGACAACTTCTCCTTTTCGAACAAATTCAAAATATTTTTCTTGTTCCGGAGTAATAAATCCACCTTTACCATCCCGTTCATAGTTACCAAATAATAAATGAATTTTACCTTTAAGCTGTTTAGCTACTTCGAAGTTACCGAAATCTCCTAAATGGTAAACAGTGTCTTCTTCATCTACAACATCGTTCCACCGTTCTATCATAGCTAAATCAGCATGTTCTACATTATCAAAATACATACCTCGCATAGAATATTTAAAAGTACGCTCTTGCCCAAAGTGTGTATCAGACGTGAACCAAATCTTACTCATTTACATCATCTCCAAACGTTCATAACATTTTTTAATTACCAAGGCATCCCACATTGCATTATGTTTTACACCCTCCATTGTTTCACCATTACCAAGAAGGAACGCAAACTCTTCACGAGAAATATCAGGGTCAACGCCTTTAACCTTAAATAACGTACAGATGTCAAAGGGAACATAGTACACGTTACTGGGTATAGAGAGCGCATCCCCAAATAAATGATTAAATAGAACCCAGTCATATGAAAGACAATCTGACCACACTTCTACAGAATTAAACTGCGCTAGCCATTCCTGTAGTTTTTGTGCAATATATGCTGTGTCTCCATAGTACTGATTTTCTTCTTCTCGTAGGTTTTCTTCCCCTACTAAATTATCAAGCACATGCGCCTGTAACCATTCGTCTACTTGTGTTTCATCGTAATCGTTTAACTCTGCATAAAATGATACACCATTTTCAGCTATAATTCCAATACTAATTAGTGTAGTGTCTTTATGCAATCCTGTAAACTCTGTGTCAAAAAAGATTTTCATGTCTTACTCCTCTATGCAATTTAATTATGATTATGTTGTGACTATTAATAGAACTAGCAATTGAAGGTAATGAACTGTTTGGTCAATTGTTAATTGTGTTTTGGGGTCTGGTACTATCGAAGGAAACCATGTACTTTGTGCTTTGAAATAGTCCATTACAAAGTGTGGTAACCATAGAACAAGTAAAATGTGTACTAATGTAATAGACAAACCAATTAGGTAGCCTGTCATAGCAATTGTAAAAGTCCAAATAGTTGCATGAATAAATAACACATACAAGTCTTTTGTTTTTTCTCTTGCAATATATTCACTTTGTAGTGCGTAATCTCCTACAGCATGTGCTCCTACTAACATAACAAACATAGTAATATATGGTGTCATTATATTCTACCACCCTCATCTAATAGTTTCTCTAACGGAATGAACTCTGTTGTCCGTCTAAGAACAACATCTCCCGATTCCTCAATTGTATCAAGCCAACGTTTACTACCATCACTCATTCGAAACAGTCTTAAAGGGTATCCCATTTCATCATATTGTATGATGTTTGTTCTTTCGTATACGTAAGGCTCTGGCTTCTTTTTTATAAAGTTAAACCAGTCCATTCCTGTTCCTCCCTGCAATCGTTATAACCTTCTCGGTAAGCTTTAAGCCAAGTTTCAAGTTCAACCATATTTGATGAAACCATGATTCTAGCTAATACTTTGCTAACTGGTATTTTAACCTCTGATGTTACTTCTGGTTCAGATGTTACTTCTGGTTCAAACGCTCTGTAGACTAATTTATTATACCATTCCTGATCCCACGGTTGGTCTAATTCATCTGTTAGATAACTCACGCAACCAATGTGTTCGACAGGGTAGTATTTACCTTTTACAAACAATGTATGACTTCCCTGCACAAATGTCTTTTTACACAGCAGGTTCTTGTGTTCCTTTAGTTTAATCAATTGCTATTCCTCCCTTTTGTTGGTCTTGTTCCGTTTCCTTGTACTTTTGTTCCCCTATACTTAATAGCACAGTCAGCGTGCTGTAGTCTCCAATAGCCATTCTTTCTTTCAAAATGACCTCGACCTTTCTCTACAAAGGTACCACACCGATAACAGTAACCCGGATACTTGTTGCGCATAACAGAATCTCCTTTACACAAGTTCTAACGAAATACTTAGTATACCAGAATACTTATCTTTTACAGCTTCTTCTACTTGATTAACTGCTTCATCCAGTGAAATAGTTGTATTCGTATCCTCGGAATAAGTCTTAGCTAAAATCCGTATTGCATGAACTTGGGAGACCTCTTTTAGTTCAACAGAGGTATTGTCTTCGTCATCCACATAGGCTTGCTCTTTGTATATCTCTAAAGCTTTGCTAGGACTATAAGCTGATATAAGAGCAAAATAAGGACTAGTTACTTCATAGAACTTAATTCCTGTTAAGTTAAAGAAAGGTGTTACGTAGTCCATTACGCCTTTTTTCATACGTAGTTCATTTGAATGTTTTAAACTATCATAGTGTTCTTTTTCTACTACAACAACCTCGACTACTTTACCTTTTTCTACTTCATTTGGTGTACGTAGTCTATCTTTAGCTCCAAGATAACTACACATTAGGGCATCCCGTACCATTGTTCCAGAAGCACTGTTGTATCCTGTTTTATAAAAACCGTCTTCTCTTACTGCAACATACAACTTTAATGGTTCACTCATCTTAATTTTCCTCCTCTAAATTCTCACTCTTAGCTAGTAACCGAAAATTAGTATAAAAATAATCTAAAGTTTCGTCACCGATAGCCCCATCGTCTTCATCAGTGTAAAATTCATCTTTTATTCCGTTAACTAAAAGCACCCCGTCATCGTCTACGCCTTCAACAAAGTATACCTTTGCTTCGTGTTTACCTTTACGGATAACTAAGTCCCCAATATTCACTTCCCATTTAGATACTGGCTCTACCTCATCTGGGAATTTAATTATTGTAAAGTGCGTTTTGTACTCTGGGAAGCCATCGTCTAATGGGGTACCGCAATAAGGCGCTTCCCTAATAGGAGACTCCCACCAAAGAACATCTCCCATGTCTTCATGCCACTTATCCGCTCGGTATGCTATAACCTTCTGATAGTTGTCCTGATACTCTTTTAGCGAACGAATAGCATTTTGTAAGTAAACTTCTTCGACATCCCGACTTTTATTACCAATCAAAACTCGTTCAATTTCATCAATTGCATGTTCAATGTGATTCATTATTATTCCTCCTTTAAATCCCCAAATTTTCTGTCTAATTCAACACCAAATTCAAATTCATCAGCTTTCTTCGATAATTTACACATATCTTCATAATTTTTCTTGAAGTTCTTATGAATAATCAATGTGTCCATGTCTACCTCCACCAGTTAGGTTCTTTAATAACTTGCCACGCTCTTTTTAGTTGTTCTTCATTGAAATGTCCAAAATGACAGTCCTCTTTAGGAATACCAAGCTTACAGGCTAACACACTGTACAGCTCCCCTCTACTTATCTGTCTAGATTTCCATACAGGGTCGAATAAACTGTGACATAATTTTTTCCATCGTTTCATAGGTGGTGTAGCTAAGATACCTAGTGGTTCTTTTGGTCTGTTCTTGTGAGTCCCTACACTAGCACCACAACCTGTACAGTAATAACATTTACCATTACCGTAAACTTTCCCGTATAATATTTCATTACTTGTCCAAATAACTTTAGCTCCACAGTAAGGACAGTTATCCGGTACTAAAACCTTACTCATGATTTCCTCACCTCTCATGTATACAGTATACCTCTATGGTATCAGTAAGTCAACACTTTTTTTACAAAAAAAAGAACAGCATTTCTGCTGTCCTAAAAATCACACCAATCATCTTTATCATAAGAATCATCTGTGTAGTGTTCTTTACCTTTAATGTTCTTAACATTAACATGCTCATCTTCCTCTGGTTGCTCTTCTTTATTTTTCTTGACAAAGTAGTAACCAATAGAGAAAGCTATACCCCCAAGCAACAGTATAATAAGAGCGATAAAGAATTTAGCAATGAAGAATCCCATTACTTATCAGTGTCCACGATTGCTTGTCCGTCACCTACGATTGTAGTAACCCAACCGTGTTCCTTACGTCCTTGTGCTTCTTCGTAACGAACTAGTTCATCCGTAACAGATTCTGCAATTTTCTTGTTAGCTTCTGCTTGTGCATTAGCTTTGTCTTTAATAGCTTGGGCTTCTGCTTGGGCTTTCAAAGTAACTTTTGTAGCCTCAGTTTCTGCTTGTGTTTTTTGAGTTTTAGCATCTAACTCAGCTTTTTTAGCTTCTTGTCCTGAACGGATGATTGCATCAATTGATTTTTGTGTTTCTGGGTCAACGTCAGGTACACCTACCGTTACGTTTTCAACTAAGAAACCTTTACCTTCAACTGAATCAGAGAAACGAGCTAGCACTTCTCCCTCAACCTCAGAAGACTTACCTGAAAGAACATCTAGCAAGCTGTACTTAGAGTAAACTTCACGAGCAGTCTTTTGTAGACGAGATTTCAACCAACCTTTTTCAATATCCTCAGATGTTACGTTACCGAACTCTTTGTACATTTTAGTTGCTTGTTTAGGGTCTACTTTGTAGTCATACTTAATGTTAACTACAGTTTTCTTACCGTCAGATGTAGAAACCGCAACATCTTTAGCTTGGATAGTTTGTAAACGGATTGGGTATTGTGTTACTTTGTCAATACCTACCCATTTAACACCGGGCTGTAATGCTTCGGATTTAACACCACCGTTAGGTGAGAAACGTACACCTACATAACCGTTGTCGATTCGTTCGAAGAAACGGAACGCACCGATTGTACCTCCAATCAATAAAATAACTGCAACCACTCCGGTTACGACTAGGCGTTTAAACGTCTTCTCGCTCATAAAAAATAATTCCTCCAATATTTAGTTTTTTATGTGTAAGTTTTCCCCTTACAAATAATAGTATACCTTACACTTTATAACAAGTCAACAACTTTTTTTATTTTCTTGTAGAAAATAATTTAATGGGTGTATGGTCTTCTCCTTCAAGATATTTACCATCTTCCCACAAGACCACTGAGCTTTTCTCTAGGCTTCTCTGTACATCAATGATACGTTGATTCCATGAACCACGGAAAACAAGGTTAGGGTTGAATTTATCCTGCTCAAAACGCCCATCTACGAGTACATCTACGTAAGATAATAGTTCAAGCTTATCTTCCCAGTTTTCAGCGTTAGAATCTGTAAGCTCTTCAAATGTGTAACCTGACCATGACCATATTGTTTTACCTGTTAGCTCCGATTTAATACGTTTAGCTAAAGGCAATAGGACTTGTGTATTTAAGAAAGGTTCTCCGCCTAACAAAGTAATACCATCACAATAATCTTGTGAAATATCTTTAAGGATTTGGTCTTCTACTTCTTGGGTATAGTCTTTTCCCCAACTAAAGTTTTGTGCCTTTTTATTGTAACATCCTAAACAATTAAAAGGGCAACCGGAGACGTAGATACTTCCACGTACCCCGATACCGTCTACCATTACAGGAAACTTGTAATCAGCATATTTACCCTTAGACAATCTTTCTGCTGTCCATGTCATTGGGTCTTTACTCATCTGTATTTCCTTCTTTCTTAACATGTAAGCCTTCGTCATACCCTGATTGGGTAAACTTAGCTTGGCAAATTGCACACTTATAGGCTTTGTACCCTAGATTATTATACGGAACCACTTGGTCTTCCCCGTCTTCATCTTGGTGGGTACACGCTTTTTGTAGCGCATTTAATATTTCGTTTCGTTGCTTGATTAATCGTTCTTTCTTTGCAAGATGTCTACGCTCTTCATGTAGAATTGCAGACTCTGCAATAGCTAAAAGATTTTGTAAAGAGGAAGCTGTATTCATTAAATTGCCACCTCGTAATTAAATCTTCCGTTATGTTTGTAGCCTTCAACCTTAAGTTCAGACAGAGGACACTCAAAAAAGTTAGTCATATCAGCTTCTTCCCAAGGTAATACTAGCTTAGGTTCTGCGTTTAAAACTTCCTCTGTCATAGGAGCAGTTACTTGTTCGACAGCTCGTTCCATATGCCGGTCGTAGATATGTGCATTGTCGATATTCCAGAACATTGTACCCAACTCTAAACCAGATACCTTAGCCATAACTACCTGTAAAGCATGGTACTGTAGTACATTGAATGGGAGTCCTAAGCAACAATCTGAACTACGCTGTTTAACATGTAGGTTTAACTTACCATTTTGTACAGTCCAATGCGTAGCCCATACACAAGGCTCTAAAGCCATGTCATCTAAGTCTTCGACATCCCATAAAGTAGTCATAATTCTTCGTGAACTTGGGTTGTTTTTAAGCTGTGCAATAACTGCCTCTACCTGATTCAGCTTTATATAAGGTTGGTAACTACCTAAATTGTAACCATCCAGTGGTACAAACTTTGTAATTGGGCAATCTTCTAACCGATTTTTAGCTAACGTAATCCCATCGCCTGATGCAACAAATCGTTCTTTATTACGTAACTGCCAACCATAAGCTTTTCCAATTGTTCCGTCCTCTTGCACCCACTCGTTCCAAATAGTAACTCCTCGTTCCTGTAACCACTTGACATCGTTAGACATTGCTTGCCAAATCCATTCTAACTCTGTAAACGCCCACTTAGAGCCTACAAACTTACTCTTAAGAATTGGCAGTCCCATGTCTGGTGTAATTTCAAAGCTTACACCTTCAATTGCATATGCAGGAGCAGGTTCCCCATCTTCATAGTGTGCTCGTACTTCATCGGGGTTTTGCAAAATACCCTTTTCTTTGATAGCTAACACAAGGTCAGCGTAAATATTATCAAAACTCATGTATATTCTCCTTCTCTATGTTCGTCTAACTATATTGATAGCATCTGTGTACCCTTTTCTGCGTACCCAATCTGTGTAGCTATTGTGCTCTTCTTGCGCAATTGCTTTTAAAGAACCATACCACTTCTTGACTTCTTCCCGTTTTTTACGTTTGAATACTAATGGTTTGTTTTTGTCTATGACGTCAATAATCTTGTTTACCCCGCCAGTATTACCTATAAGCATTAATCGTGAAATAGTAGGTTTTGGAGGAAATAACTTTTTGCATCCCTTACACAGCTCCTCCGGCTCTTTTTTCCTATTTAGCACACTCAAATCTGGTAGGGTTCTACCACAACGTATGCACTCAGTTCCATAATTAAGTTCATAGTAGTTTACACCCTTACGAGGTGACTTTGGTGTAAGCCTCAATTTAGTTTGAGTTATTTTAACTCTTTTCCTTAGTACTATTTTGTTTTTCTTAACCTTAACACCAACTGGGTCATTACCATCAAAATTAAAAGAAAAACTAATTGTTCCAGAGGGGCTAATTACCGGAGTAACTACATTGCGTTCTTCTCGGTCTGCTAACACCCGAACATCTGTTATACGTTTACGTCTTTTCTTTGTGAATAAACGTCCTCGTGTGTAGTCTATACCTTGCATATTACAAACCTAGCCATGAACGCACTTTACTGAAAGGAGGTTTCTTTTCAGGTTCCTTGTACTCAGAATTTGTACGTTTTAATTTATCATTGTAATTATCTGCAAGTGTTAGCAGTTCATCAGGGTTCACTGTTTCACAATAAAAAGCAATCTCTTCCCCAGTTAGCTCTCTATTTTCTTCAATCAATTTATCAAGAGTCAAATCACAATACTCGTCTTCCCAGTCAGCTAAGAAATACATACGCTCCATGACATAATCTGATGTTTCATCTAAGAATACACCAAATAAAATTGGGTCTTTGTCTCTACTATCTTTTGCTACTTGTTGACCTACTTCATCTGTATAGTCTGTAAACATGACAACCAGACGGTCAAATTTATCTTGTACACGTTCAATTACAGGAACAACCTCATCCGGTATTTCACGAGGAAAATCTTTAAGGTCAGCTAGTTTAACTGTGCGATTTTCTACGTTTTCAATAAAATTCTCAACGTCTTCTGAGTATACAAAGGTTGTAATACCCATATCACGAATTTCTTTTTCTAGTTGAATCGTTCGAATGTGATGACGTAGCAATGATATTTGTCGGTCTTGCTTCGTTTTAATTGCTTTCTCTAGCATACGTAGTGCATTTGCGTAATAACGGTCTAGGTCAGCATCTTGGTTTTCTTTTTTACTTTGTTTCACCCGTTCGAAAAATTCTGTTGGTGAAAGTTCCTCTACTGATTTAGTTGTTAAGTTTTCGGTCATGATATTTCCTCCTAAAAAAATATTCCTTACAGTAAGTAATATATCATCTGTAAGGAATAAAGTCAACACTGTATTAGAAAATTGTTGTAAACATGTTGCTATGGTCTAGGGCTAATGTTGCATCTCCTGTAATTCTACCATCACGATACAAGATAATTGTAGTATCATCAGTAGAAAGGTCTACTTTTGCTTCGTGAGAAGTAGCAACAAACCATACATAATCACTATCTGTTTCATCTGTTTTACGTTCAGCATCTTGTTTCATTTGAGCAACGTAAAACTGAGCTACATTATGTCCTGATGGGTCTCTAGAAGGTTCTCCGAAGATGGTTGATGCACTAATTGATTCTTCTTGACCATCTAAACCAAGCTCCTCTAAAACACTGTGTGCAGTCATTTCAGGTGTATCCGTAGCTCCCAAGAAAGCATTAGGTATTTCGTATACCCCTTCTTGAACTCGGTGTAGCAACACCATACCTCCTGTTTCGGGACGGTATCTTAATGGTAATAACGTAATGTTAAATCCTACTTTTTCAATCATGTTAATTCCTCCATTTATTCAATAACTTTTTGTTTATTTAATTTGCCACTTTCCATTAGCTAGTGGAATATTGTCCATAAATGCTTTCATATTATTTCTCCTCCTTTGTTTTTGCCCAAGAAATTATAACTACTCTTACCGGTTCCCCATTGATGTAACTATGCGTTTTAGCATTTACTGTAAAACCTCTTTCTGCCAAAACCTCTGACAGAACTTGCTCCTGACTATAAAACATCTTCCACGCTAACGCATTTCTATTTGAAGCTAAAATTAATTCTCTACTGTGTGGGGCTTGTTCTTTGATTAAACGCAAGATATGATTAAGCTCTTTTATATAATTTTCTTCTGTATACAGCTTTCTAGCACTTTCAGCATTAAACTGCTCTAGTTCTTTTTCATTCATTTTACTTCCTCCTTTTAGGTATTTTTTACTATAATTAACTATACCAAACTTTATAGTATAGTCAACAATTTTTCATGAAATTTTTCAACGAATAAAAAAGGTATACCCCTCTTTGTTACAAGAAGAAGTATACCTTACGAGTGTCATTAAGTCAACACTATCTTACAAATTAATTGTAAGATTTTTTAATTTCTTTGATTTTACCAATTTGTACTCCAGTAAAACTAATACCTGTAGATGTCTCTACATAAGGTAAAGATGTCACAGATTTGTTAACTAGGTACTCTCTGGCTGTTGGGTCTTCATCAATGTTTCGTTCTTCAAAGAGAATTTTCTCCCCTTCAAGCATACGTTTCACGAATGTACACTGACCACAACCATTTTTTGAGTAGACTGTTACTTTAGGCATGAGGAGCCTCCTTTTTAAACCATTTAGAGTTTGTAAATGCTAATACATCATTTGCTAGATATAACATGTAAGTTAGCATTAGTACATAAACCGCATGTCCATGTAAAGCTGTTTGAATCCATAGAGCTACTGACATTAGACCTTGGAAAGTCCAGAAGTAATATTGTGCTCTAAAGCCTTTCACACACAGTACAGCTCCAACTAAACCAATCATTGCACTTGTTGCATCTAAGAAAGCCTGCGGTGAGTGTAAAACAACCGTATCTAATAAGTATAAAGCAACCCAGAAAACAACAATAAGACCTAATGTTTTAAGCATGTGTACAGGTTGCATTTTACGAGGTTTCAAACCCTCATTCCATTGTTTAGAGAAGATGATAGGAATATCTAACAAAACAATATAAGCAGTTTGCATAATAATATCACTGTAGTTACCTGTTACAGTTGCTACACCGATTAATAAAATAGCAGAAATAAATCCTAAAATACCATTAATTGATTTACCCATTGTAATTGTTACAGTACATGTAAATCCAATAATTCCTGCAATTGTAGCAGTAAACCCTGTCATTGTTAACCCTTGACCTTGTAGCATAGGTAGAATAATACCGGTGAATACTTGGACTGCAATTCCGACAAACCATAATACACGAGCTGATTTGTTCCAACCAGTTAAACCATCTTTATAATATTCGTAAGTGAATAATTTTTCAATATTTTCTTTGTTATCTTTCCAAAACTTTTTTAACTTGTCCATTTGTTATTTTTCCTCCATTAAATAGCTTTCTCTAGTGTGTATAAGTCTTGATTGTCAGTAAACTTGCTTAATTCATGGAAAGGTAGTTTACCCTCTAATCTATTGTATAGCTTCAATGCAACTTGTGTAGCGTGGTCTTTACACCAAGGTAAGCCATTTAACTCACATAAACATTTAACCGTATCTACAGTAGATAGTGCCCCGACTTCACACAACTTACTCAAAATAATTGTTAACAAGTAAACACGGTCTCCTTTATCATTCACAAAGTCTTTATCTGTTACATCTAAAACAATTTTAGGGAATCCCATGTCTTTTTGTAACCAATTTTGATAGTTCTCATGATGGCGTTTAAAGTATTCGTATAATTCAGTACCCTCTTCTACTTTCTCAAACTCACGGGCACGTGCATTGATTCGTTTGATTTCTTCTTCAAAAGAACAATTTAATACAATCATTAAATCGGGAGTCTTTTTAGGTAATGGTTCTAATTCTTTTAACATACGATTAAGCAATCGGTGATAAACTCCCTGTTCCATTTCTGTAACATGACCCTCTTGTACTAGTTGGTCTAAGAAGATACTGTCTTCAAAAATAGAACGGTCTAAAATTCCATTATCTACACTCATAGCTTCTTGAATCATTTCGAATCGTTTAGACAGCATGTCTATTTGAAAAAGCAGTCCATACTTTGCTTTATCTTGGTAGAACAATTCAAGCATTGGATTTTCCTCTACAGGTTCATAAACTGCTTTTGTATTTAAAAGATTTGCTAATATTTCTGTCATTGATGATTTACCTACACCAATAACTCCGGCTAATGTAATTATCATAACCATCTCCTCTAACTTTTTCTTATTTTTGACAATATTAAGAGCCTGACTAGCAGGCTCTAATAAACCTTACATATGTTTCACACGTGCATCTATTTCTTTCTTACGACCACTAACGTTAGGGCGTGCTAGTGGTTGTCCGAGGTAACCACATTGACGGCGGATTACATCCGCTTTAGCCGGGTCATGATTCCCACATTTAGGACATTCGTAGCTGTTAACTGTCGGAATAAATTCGCCCTCAAAACCACACTCAAAGCATTTGTCTACTGGTGAGTTAACACCAAAATATCCTACTTTGTCGTAACTGTAGTTCCACAGTGATTCCATAGCATCTAAGTTGTTTATTAGGCTAGGTGCTTCAACGTAGCTGATGAATCCACCAGATGACAGTGGTTGGAACTCACCCTCAAAGTCCATTTTTTCAAATGGGGTAGGCTTTAATTCTTCACTGTAATGGAATGAGTTAACGTAAAAACCTTTATCGGTAACACGGTGAATTTCTCCAAACTTTTCAGTATCTAGCCGACAGAATCTATCTGTTAAACTTTCTGAAGGTGTGCCATAAACACTAAACCAGACATCGTATTCATTTGACCATTCTAGTGCTTTATCCTTCATGTGTTGCATAACTTCTTTTAGGAACTCTTTTGCTACGGGGTCTACATAGTGGTCTGTTTGCCAATCTTCACCAAACAGTAGTACTCCGACTTCATAAAGCCCAATATACCCAATAGAGGCAGTAGCACGTTTGTTTTTAACTAGTGGTTCAATAGACTCCCCGTCATTCAACCAACCACCTGTTGCACCGTATTTATAGAGGATAGGTGCATTTTCTGGTTTCGTTTCTAACACTCGGTTAATTCTAAATACTAGCGCATCTCGAATTACACCTAAACGTTCATCTAAAAGCTCCATGAATACTTTCTTATCTCCACCCGACTCAATTGCGATACGGGGTAAGTTAAGAGTTACTACTCCCATGTTTTGTCTGCCTGCGTGAACTTCTTCCCCTGTTTTAGGGTCAACATACTGTTGTAAAAATGAGCGACATCCCATTGAGGCTTTAAAACTTCCTGTAATTTCCACTATTTTATCATAGTTGAGGACATCTGGGTATACTCGCTTAGCCGCACACTTCAATGCTAATCGTTTAATATCATAGTTAGGGTCTGTTGGATAAAAGTTAACACCCTTTCTATGAGTAAATAAAATCTTAGGAAAAATAGCGGTTCTACCATCTCCAAGACCTGCCATTCGCACCTTAAGAGTAGCTCTTTGAATTTCACGTTCCCAACGACCTGTTCCCAATCCAAGACCTACCGTCACAAAAGGGGTCTGCCCGTTGCTTGAAAACAGAGTGTTTACTTCATGCTCCAATGCCTGAAAAGCATCATAGACATCTTTTTGCGTTTTTTCTGTTGCGTATACTTCTTTGTTAGGGATATCGTACTTGTCTGCATCCGCTAAATGCTTCTTATAATTCATTTCAGCGTAGGGTGCGAGTACTTCATCCATTCTATCAAATGAGCAACCCCCGTACTGTTGACTTGCGACATTAGCTAATATCTGGCTCACTTGTGCTGTTGCTGTTTGAATAGACCGTGGGGACTTTATTTCTGCATTACCCATGACAAAGCCATGTTCTAACATACCTTTAAAGTCAATCAGCATACAGTTACTCATTGTAGTATAAGGTGAGTAATCTAAATCCAACAGGTACATAAGTTTACCTGCCTGACTATATCATACACTTTAGCGTTATCTAAAGTGCCTACGCACTTCCCCACTAGGAGTTTCACCTAATAGGTACTCTACTCACTTACTCCCCTATGTCCTCTCGACAAAGGTTCTGTTTTCGATAGTCGATTAACCTTCACAACCTATATATGTTATACCTAATTTCTTACAACGTTCAGGCATTAAGCCTCTTTTTAAACTGCGCTTCATTGAGCTTAGTGTACTAAGGGGGATTCCTAGAAGAGTGGACAACTCTGTTATGGTATATAAGCTACCTTGATACATTAAATCAATTTTTGTGTTTGGATTTTTTCGTCCAACGCATAGTTGTCTTTCTTTCCTAGTACTTGATATCTTTTCTGAGACACGTTTTTGAAATTCTTCATTCTTACATCGCTCTCTGTTTGATTTGCTGACGTTGTTTAAACCTGTTTTTCGAGCATGGAGATTATTTTCTTGTATTGTTACCCACTCTAAATTTGAAATGCTATTGTTACGTTTGTTTCCGTCTATATGATTAACGAAATTTTTACCTTTGATTTTTGGAATGAAGTGAATTGCAATTAGCTTATGCTCAAACCAATGCTCAGACTTTCCGTTATTATATAGTCTGTAATAAAAGTAACCGTGGCTGTCGATTAAGCGTTTTAGGAATATGTTCCTTTTTAGCGAGAATACGTCTCCATTCTCATAAACAATATAGTTATACATTTGTTGTTGTCTCATGTTATCACAGCCTTTCTAGTGAATAACATAGAGGTTGTGCTTGGCACAGGATTGTCTTTCTAAGATTTCCCTGTTAGCATAGTCTCTAGTACTCATTTCCTAGTACTCCTTTACGTAGACTATACACCCTAGATTTCTAGGTTCACGTAGTTTTTCAATCTATGTTACCATAGAAAGCCACAATTACTTATGGAAATGGATATCCCCTTTTAAATGGGCGTTAGCTACATGTTTCGGTAGCATATTCAATCCCTCAGCCTTTGCTACTGTACCTGCTGTTAAATCTCGTTGCGTGGAAAATGTACGAGAGTCTTTATTTGCATTTTCATTAACAATTGTCTTATCTCGTTCTTGTAATTTTTTCAAGCGTACGTTAATGTTTGTTTCCTGCTCCCGTTCAGCATCACGTAAAGAACGAAACTCAATATAGTTTCTAGCTACGTTTTTAGCAAAAGATTTCATTAATTCCTGCTCTACAATACTTTGGAGTTTTGCAATATCGACACGTCCTGTATCGCTGTAATGCTTCACTACAAAGCGTTTAACACGTTCAGCTATAATCTCTCCTAAATCTGTTTTAGCGCCCGTAGCATCCTTCTCAGCTCGTCCTACGGCACGTACAATCCTTCCTTCATTAAACTTGACAGTTCTTCCGTCTCGTTTAACTACAAAAATCTGTTTTGTCTTAACATCTACATCTTGTGTTGCTTGCACTTAAACTCCGCCTTTCTTACAATATCTAGTATATTTAGTATAGCATAACAATACTTACATTACAAGATGTAATTGTTAACAAAAAATAAAAGACTACAAACTAAGTTGTAGTCTTTTTCAACAAATATTACAAATTGATTAATTTTTTCTCAGATTAGCTCCCCTAAGAAGTCCTCTCCGTTATCTGGTTTCTTGTGTTTGTACTCATCTGTCTTAAACATTAAGTACTTGTTACCAGTCTCAACTTGTAGTCTTTCAAAAGCTCTACGGTACTCTTCGGCACTAGATGTCGCATCAAGTAAGAACTTTGCATTCAGTACAGCTAGAAGCCCTAGTAGTTCTTCTCGACTACCTGACATTTGCACCTTGACTGTACCATCCTCAGTTGTATAAGCTCCGATTTTATTCTTAATTGCCACAGTTACACCTCTTAATCTTTTAATTTAATTTTAGGCATAGCTTCAAGAAGTTTATTATTGAACTTTCCAGAAATAACAGCTTCCCCAAGTTCATTCGTTACCACGGAAATCCAGTAAGGAGACTTCGGTTTCAAACGATTATTGTTAACATCTAAAAATGCTCGGAACAATCGAGGGAAAGAAGTCACCCCTACTAGTTTACTAGCAAGGTCATGTGCAATAACTTTCTTAGTGAAACGCTCTGCATTAAATGAGTCTAGCGTATATAACAAGAAATAAACTCCCTGCAACTGTGTGTTTGACCTAAAATCTGTTGAATCAATAAACTTTTGATATGACTGAGCAAACTTGACATATTCTTTATAGTTACGAAAACGGAACGCACCATCACGTACAACATCTGTTTTTCTTCCTGCTGTACTACTATAGCCTAACGCAGTAGCAATAGTAGAGGACACCCGTAATGCCGGATACGTGGACATCAAGTTCAATAGTTGTTTATAACTTTGGTATCCTGATTCGGCATACTTATGGATGTAGTCTTCGACCTTCCATGATTTACTTGTACTATTCAATTCTGCAACGTCAATGTCACTGTCATCGAACGTATAAGTAATGGGTAACCCAAGTTCACGAGCTACAGCTAAACGGTGTTGTCCGTCAATAACTTCCATCTTTCGATTTACTTTAATCTCAGTAAGAACCCCACGTTTCGCAATTGAGTCTTGTAAAGCCTTAGAAATTTTAACTGGTCTATTTCCTTTTAGTTGTTTGAATTTAGACAAGTCTGCTGTTTCATAGACCTGTTTTACTGCTTTATCTTGCTTCTTTTCTTTAGACACCTGTCATCTCTCCCTTAATTATTTTTTATATTGAATGCTTTGACTTACCTCAGTGATTTTCTTAACCTTTTTAAATACATTAGGATAACATTTTTCTAGGGTATTTCGGTCTACACCAATGCGTTCATAGGCGCTAATAAGTTTGAATGTTCCGTATTGAGATTCAACTTTTGTTTTCTTAAGTTGAATCATTTGTTCAAGAATTTCTTTTCTAAGTTCATCTCTTTGCTCGTTTAAAGAATCAAGCAATTCCTGAACACGTTTGTATTCCTTAAAGTTGCGCTCTAATTCTTTTTCTTTTACTTCTGTAGTTGTTAGTCTCATGACCATCTCTCCCTTTCTTTACTATACTCAAAGTATATCATTACATATTATAAAAGTCAACACCTATCTTACAAAAAATTGCCAAAAAATATTTGGCAATCAGTTTTTGTCATCAGGTTCTAATAGCTTGTCCGCAGGCATATCAAAAATCCGAGCTAATTTAGCTTGATTATTTGCTCTGGGTTTTTTGATTCCGTGCTCCCAATAGGATACAGTTGACCAGTGTACACCTAGTTTTTTAGCTACAGAACGCAAGGATTCATGCTTTTCTTCACGAACACGTTTCAGCACCAAGGGCTTTGGCTTGCTTTCCACGATTCTCCCCTCCATTCTATATGTAACTACAGCCCTAGGAAATCCTAGGGCAAACAGATTATTTAAGTGCTTCTTTTACAAAGTCGTATTCTGGTTTATTTAACACAGACAACATCATTTCTTCTGGGGAAGTAATTTCTCCGCCCAACACTTGTGTTAAGATGTTTGTGGAGAACCCAGATACTAACGCAACATCACCTTCGTCAAACCGCTTCATTTTCTGTATGTCCAACAGTTGTTTCTTCTTTTAGGTTGTCTAGAAATGGTATCTGACATTTCTCCTTTGTATGGTAATGTTTTGTCTAACATAACTATAACATGTAATATTATGTAAGTCAACACCTTTTATAAATAAAAAACCCATTCAATTAAGAATGAGTTTCAAATAACCGACAGTTAAACATTCGGTTTAGCGGCCACCGTTTAACTTGTCATTATAATAGCATAAGCTATTTAAACTGTCAAGTATTAATTTAAATATATTGAAACTTATTTAAAAGCTCCAATATATTTAACAGTACCTTTGCATTTACGTGCAAAAGCTTCTAGCTCTTTACGAGCACCTAAACGGTCTGGTTGAGAAGACTGTACTGTAACTTCTTTTGGCACAGTAATTTCACGAGTTTTCTTAACTGTCTTTCCGTTTTTTAACTTTTGTTCGTACTCTTCTGTACGAGTAGAAGTTGTTGAAATAATTCCATAAAATTTAGACATGTTATGTGACCTCCGGTCATTTTATTTTAATGGGGAGTGATGGAGTTGCACCACCCGAGCTTTCGCAACTGATTTACAGTCAGCCCCGCTACTACTTACGGTATAACTCCCCGTATAAGTATGTATATATTATAACACAAACTTACATACTGTCAACAACTATTTGTAAGTTTTTTTAATTTATCCATTCGGGACAGTGTGCTTTAACCATTCAGCCACCCGCAGGGGCAACCCGCAAGACGGGAATCGAACCCGTATAACACTGTCCTATTGGATAGATTAGCCTACGGAGATATACTTACTTAAACGGAATATAAATTGTTTGACCAATTCTAATTTTATTAGGGTCTTTAATACTTCTATTCTGACCATGTAACCAAATTAGTCTCCATAACCAAGGCTTGCCATAATATTTTCTAGCAATAGAATACAATGTGTCACCTTTTTTAACTGTGTATTTCATAACAATTACCCCCTAATTTATAAATATGGCTATATATAGGATACTCCTGTAAACAATTCAATTGCTTCAATTTCAGTATGGAAGTTTTCCCATTCTAAACATTCATAGAAATCTTGTAAGATATGCTTGTCTTTCCTGTAAACAGTCTCACCTTTATGGGCTTTCTCACAGATTTCTCTAACAGCATCCACATTATATTTACCACCAGTTTTATACTGTTCTAAACCAGAATCTAGTAAAACTCGTTGTACTTCTTCACTCTTATCTCCTGCTTTCCAAGAATCAAAAGCTTTTTCAAACAATGTGTCCTCCATGTTTTCACCTTCTACTTCCATGATTGATTTAATAAATCTTTGCCACTTAGAAGGCTCCTTGTGTTTACCTTTACGAAAACTCATGATTAGCCTCCATTATCTTTAATGAACCGAGGAGGCGGGACTCGAACCCCCAAACGCTTTTACACGTCTACTTATGATACTCCCCGAAAAAGAAACTGATTGACTAGTACTGTTAGTTGACTAGCCAACCGGAACTACTTAAACCGAACTCTTTAAACAGCTTTAGTAGTTATTATTTAGGTTTTTAGATAAACAACTTACCAAAACCAAACTAGATTTAATGCTAGTCGTTTACTAATAATAGGTGATTTTCTATGTCTAACCGATTTAAACTTACGTACATTCCCTTTATATGGTGTAAAGTCAATCTTACAAGGTTCAACATAATTAAATTTACGGTTAGCTCGTTTAATTACTGCTTGCTTTTGTTTAGAAGCTTCAATTTCTTTTTCAAATGCTTCTTTTTCAATGTTACTAGCTATGGTTGCTAAATGTTCAGTCATAAAGCTCATGTCCATCTCTCCTTACATGTTCTATGGAAGGCATGGGATTCGAACCCACACATGCTGTTACACATCTACTTGGTTTCCAACCAAGCCTCTTTACCGTTTGAGTAACCTTCCGTCTCGGGAGCAGGCGGGTTTGTGTCAAGTACACAATACCTAATCTTCTGTGCATATTGTTCCCTAGGCTTTATGCACACCCTACTATCTGCATACTAACAGACCTGCCAATTTTCTAACACTTTTTCTAATGCTTCGTACGGACACATTACTGTCCTACCGTGAACACCATGTATTCTCAAAATAATATAATGTTCATTTATCTCAGAGGTAACAAAGTATGTCTTGTCCTTCACTAAACCTAAACTTCCGTTTAAACCAATGAATTTTAAATACATCATGTTACCCCCTAACTATGTATAACCCATGAAGCATCATGGGGGGACTGTAGTATGCCCAACCTGCGGGGATGCTCCGCTCTGAATCCGTAGAAATCAGCCACAATTCGATATTTATTTAGTGAAAAAATTAGTTAAGATTCGACTGCTTGACAAAGGCAGTCTATGTCACTGGCAAGGATTTGCACCTTGCAGTTGGGAACGAGCCGTCGCCTATCTATCCCTCAAATAAGCTCCAAATACCCTACGTTTTTAGTATTGGCTACTTATACGTCTACCTATTCCGCCACAGTGACTATGGAACTGACGGGAATTTAATCTGTGATCTTCGCCGTGACAGGGCGATGTGATAACCACTACACTAAGGAACCAATAAAATAAAGTTGTCTTTGTGTAACTTCTACCTTACGTACTTAGACGGACACGGGTGACATTTAACGGAACTTACCTATTCTTAGATTAGGAGATTGTTAGTCTTTTACCCTAATCATTCAATCCACTATCGTAATGATATGATTGACCTCGCACTTTATTTTATATGTGTAATACCTCCACCCAGACTTGAACTGAGAAGTTCACATCATATACCAATTCCGCCATACCCACATAATCACTTTGTGAACTAGATTATTTATGATTTCCCACTTCTGAAAAAATACCACTTTATATATCAACATTTTTCTTATGAATGGGGTGAACTACTCACCACTTAGCTAAACCTAGCGGTTTCTTACGCTTGAAGTGGGAGCTTCTTGGGAATAGAGCATACTTGATAGTTTATTTTTTTACTAACAGCGGTGTCTCTTATTTACCAAGCTATCCCCGTAGTTCCTACGGTTATTGTTTTTATCTAAACTAGTGATTGTATTCGTAGACCTTCGTTCAGAATGTTTATACTAGCGTTGATGTCTCGGTCATGTCGGGTATGGCAAATAGGACAAGTCCATTCTCGAATTTCGAGAGATTTCTTGCCATCTTTATGTCCACATTCTGAACAAATTTGACTTGATGGAAACCATTTATCTACTTTAATGATTTTTCGTCCATACCAGTCAGCCTTGTATTGTAATTTAGTTACAAAACTAGACCAAGACACATCAGAAATACTTTTTGCTAATTTATGATTACGCAACATACCTTTTGTGTTTAAGTCTTCAATACAGATAATATCGTGGTTTTTGATAATTTCTGTACTCAACTTATTCAGAAAATCAGTACGTTGATTCACTACTTTTTCGTGTAAACGAGCGACTTTACGTTTTTGTTTTTGGTAGTTTTTAGCTTCAGAAAGGTTTACGCCTTTCTTTTTAGCTACCAAAGCTCGTCTAGACAACTTACGTTGTTCACGTTTCAATTTCTTTTCCATTTTGGACGTGAATTTATTATTATCAATTTTTTGTCCGTCAGAAAGAATCGCAAAGTCCATAATACCTAAGTCAATACCAATTGTAGAATTAGTTTTAGGTAATTCTATAATTTCTTCTTTACACAATAAGGAAATATAATATTTACCACTTGAATGACGTGATATTGTAGCTGACTTAATGATTCCTTTAGGCTGTCTATGAAGTTTGATTCTAACTAGTGACTTCAACTTAGGAATTTTGATAAATTTATTATCAATCAAAGCAATTGTTCCATTTTGATTATTAGTCGTATAACTTTGAACTGGATTCTTCTTACTTTTGAATCGAGGAAATCCAACGGATTTATCTCGAAAGAAATTCTTATATGCTTTATCTAAATTAAGTTGGGCATTGGCTAGAGCAAGACTGTCCACTTCTTTCAAAAACGGAAAATCATTTTTATATTTCGCAGGTGTTGGAAAACTCATTTTTTTAGAGGGGTCATTCTTCGTTTCTTCATAAGTTTTCATTCGGTCATCAAGCATTAGATTGTAGACCTTACGGACACAACCAAAAGATTTGGCAAAGAATATTTCTTGTTCTTCTGTTGGATAGATTCTGAATTTGTATGCTTTTAGTCGTTCCATAAGGCTCACCTGCTTTCTATTTATGATTGTTCCCTTGATTCTGAATATATTTCTTTATGACGCCGATGGGTGCACCGCCGGTTGTCAAAAGACAAAAATTTTTAGACCAGAACATTTCTTTCCACAGAACACTGCCTTACCATTAGGCTACAGTCACCATCATGTGTTCCTTACAAGAATTACTATACAGCATCTTGTAAGGAAAGTCAACACTTACATATAAATTTATTTAAAAAAGTTTTGACGAATCTAATTGAGAGAAACTTTCTGGTAGAGAACCTAGCTCTTCCATATACTCTTGGTCAATCTCGTAAACAGTTAACTCCGTTACTTCGTTTTCAATAGTAAGTTTCATTGCATCTGGTGTTTGTATACTGTGTCCTTCTACTTGAAGCTTATCATCAAGATAAATGCCTTCCCAGTCTCCTGCAACTACATAATCTGCTTTCAAGATATTACCTACTTTCTTCTCAATTTATGATAAAAATTATTATCCTTGTAATCTTCCTCGTGAGCATAAAATTTTTTCATATCATACGTCCAACAAGTTTCTTCTACTCGTTTATGATGTGTCAATGTTACTTCGTCATCAAAACGACCTTGATTTAATTTATGCCTGTAATTTCTGTTAACCATTCTTTTTATGTCTCGAACAGTTGAATCCTTCATACAAACATAACGGTAATAGGGTTTTCTGTAACTTCTACTCATTGTAAGTCCTCCTTAATAGATACTTACAATTTAGACAATACTTTCTTCACAGGAACCACTCCTTATTATTGTGTGCTAAACCTGCTGTCTCAACTCTATAAAAGTAGATAACCAACCTTCTGAATAAACGGAGGACAATGCTAATTCTGGGTCAAGTGTTTTAGCTAGGAAATAAATATCAGTTCCATATAGTTCTTCAAGAATATCATATAGTTCTTCCGTAATACAACAAGTTTTTTCGGATGTATCAAAAAATAAACAAGGTGTTTTTTCCTGCACACCGTTAACACATTTAAATACTACAGTACTCTTCATTTCATAAAAGATAACAGGTGTATCAAGGCTTAGTTCATGTGGAACATAATCTGTATTTAGTCCTCGTTGACCAACACATTTATAACTTTCTGTTTCTGATACAGATAGTCCGTCTCTAATAAAAAATGTCCATAGCAGAGGCGCTAAACTGTCCTCTCCGTGTAACACTTTATATGTCATAATTGCCCCTCCATTCATATATAAAAGCTACCTCCCGAAAAACGTTTCTTCACAAAAGTGTAAGACGTAAACTAACGACAGGTCATAGTTTTCCAATTAAGGCAAATACCTGTGAGAGGATTTGAACCTCTGACACCCGCATTTTATACGGAAGGCAGGATTCGAACCTGCGATATTGGAAGGTTTATTCATGAATTATTAACTTCCCCGTGTCTTCCACGGTGCGTATGCCTCACGCCACTCCCGTATGTTAACCGACAGCAGAGGAATCGAACCTCTATCACTAGATTCGTAGTCTAGCATCCTAGCCAATTGGACGAACTGCCGTTCTAGGTTAGTAATTACGCAGGAAGCAAGCTGTCTTGCTTTATTTATCTTGTAAGTGCCCTCTTACAAAACACCCGTGGCACCATAATGTACTAACCGATGTCCCCACAGGGATTTGAACCCCGAACCCCTCGATTAAAAGTCGAGTGCTCTAGCCGATTGAGCTATGGAGACAGTTGTGTTTTTCAAGATAACCCTCTCGAAAAACCGTTACTAATAGAAAAACTAAGGGTCTCGACTGACAGATTTGAACTGCCTGCTCCTCCTAAGAGGCGTGTTACCAAAGCCATACACCAACTCTTCGAGAATATCCCCTACAGGATTCGAACCTGTGACCCCCTGATTAAGAATCAGGTGCTACCACCAACTGAGCTAAGGAGATAAGATTACCAATAGCTAGTTAAGCCTTACGGAATCGAACCGCCATGAGGTTATGAAGCTCACATAGACCACTAGACACAAAACTAGCTTATTGATAAAATTCTATATAGATAACTGTATGCAATGTTCACGCTAACTAACTAGATAACCAATTAATCAACCAAAACATAAATTTGTGAGTTTCCGCTCACAATGCTGATACTAGGACTCGAACCTAGAAGTATACACATTACAAGTGTGTCCCGTTACCAATTACGGAATATCAGCTTGTTTCAATGGAGAGGGGCGGAATGACTTTAATCTTGTAAACACGTCACATTCTTCAACAATTACCAGTAGAGTGCTACATACCAGTAATTCATTCCTGTGAAGGATAATACACTATAACTATCACCGCTGTCCAAAAATACACGCCGTGAAGGATTCGAACCCCCGTCTTCCGGGTTGGAGCCGGAAATGATAGCCACTACACCAACAGCGCAAGATTCGGAGGGGAGGGACTAGCAACCCTCCGAAAAATGTAAGATAATGAGAGATAGAAATTAAATCATGCCACTATTAAAAGTGGAATAGGTAATTAAGGATTCGAACCTTACAAGCCCTTACTGCTTACCTTGTAAACTTATAGTATCATGTGTTGTACAGAAAGTCAACACTTTCTATAAAAATAATAAAGAGAAAATTCTCTCCTTTATGTAAAATAAAAATACCACTCTTAGAATGATTTAATCTGTAAAAAACACATCGCATAAACGAGATGCAGTTATAGCTCTATCAAGCAACCTACACCGATTCCGTCGATTACTACCGACATCGCCTTGCTCGTGTACTTTGAGCGCCCATTTCCAACCCTCGGTTGCTAATGTTTCTCTCCTAACCTACACCTGAGAGTGGCACACGTCTGTGCTAGTATTTTATGCCTATTAACTGATTCACAGACACACTGCTTAATTCAGCCAACCAATCGGCATCCGATAAGATTGATTGTTTCCGTAGGTTCTTTAAGTCACTGGAGTGGTACTGCCCCACTCACGCCTATTAAAGTGTTAACTTAATAGATAAAAACTACTCATAACAGGTTTACTACCATAGCATTTTCTACTTCCGCCACAGTGACATGTTTAAAAACTCAAAACTTAATAGATTAAGGGCTTTTCTTCCTGCTTCATATACACTCACTGCATTCGGTCACATACTCAGAGAGGCTGAACCATCGGGAGCTACCCGATAGCTTCTCTCTGCCTTTAATGTATGGTCTAGCACGGTGGCTAACAACGTTCACCTAAACATTCAGCTATTAAAAGTATTAATTAACATATATCCTTATGTCTTCTGTAATATTTTCATCCAACGCTGACTTAAGCTACTTGTACCAAGGTCTCTTGTTAAACCTGTATTTCTACAGTTCTCGTCAAAGGGAGTCTTTTGAGTTTTCCAAGGTCTGCCAAGCTTCTCACACTTCCACCTAACTTGGATTCTTTTCCACAGGAACGTCTATTGTATCCCCCAAGAGTCTTGTACCTTACAATCCATGTATACTCCACATAACGCTTAACTGATATTAGCTTTTACTAATAGTTACTCCTATGTTACCATAAGACCTACCTGCAACCAAAAGCACTATCGCACCTTCGGTTACATCCAGATTCACGCCACGTTATCCTAGCAAGCTGTTCAAACTTTCTGCACTAGGTTCAAAATCTATTAAGTTTTCAATTTTTAACCACTAACTTGTGGTGTAATACTAATATAGCATAACATTACAAAGTTGTAAACACCTTTTTGTAAGTTTTTTTATTTTTTTTTGATGGAAGATATTCTGTAATTGCACTCTGATGTTGTCATTGTTTGCAATATCTTTGGCTGATACCAAATTAAACACTTCTTAACCATTCGAGTAACCTTCCAAAAGCAAAAAGGGAACCCCTGTAATTAAACAGGGGTAAGAGAGATGTCTCTAAAAGCCTACAACCATTATAACATAGAAACATAGTTTGTACAGCCGTAACTGTACAACTGTCAGGACAGGGTTCGAACCTGTATCACAATTTCCGAAGAATTGTGTCTTACCTGTTAGACGACCTAACAAAAAGGTGGAACCTCCCTAAATTTGGGGAAGAGGGAGGTTATCATGCTATTAACAAACACGAATCTGCTAACCAAGTAATCTTGACTAGCAACTCACCTAGCAGGACTTGAACCTACAAGAACTGGTTGCTTTCTACATCAGCCATAATATCGTTTCAACATAACCTCCAATTCATAATCTTCAGCCATCGAATAACGTTGACCATTTTCTGGTGGGTCAAGTCTTAATGTTTTTTCTGCTCCACACTCTTCAACGGGAACTAGATAACATTTATCTTGATAATATGTTGCGAAGAAATCAATTTCTTCTTTGGTATATCGGTGATGAAGTATTGCTCCATTTTGTCGATTGCTACTTCTCATTGAGAAATTGAAACCATTCCCTCTTCTTGCTAATTTTGAAGTTTTTACTTGAATTCTAACAAGATTTCCTTTTATATCAGCAACAAAATCATATCTTTCACAATCTCCATAGGGGGTTAAAACGTTGTATCCTTGTTCTAAAAAGGCAAGCATACATTTTATTTCTGTTATATTTCCAATCTGTTTTGAGTTTAGCATAAAAGTTAAACAATATTACAGGTCAGAAAAAACAGCCAGTCATGATACCGTTTCATCATAGGTGAATTTTAGTTCTATCAACATTATAACACAAAAGCTGATAGAACTAGCAACTTTTTTACAAACTTAACAACTTTTTTCTTAACTACTGATTCAGCAACTTACTCAATAGTTAAAGACTTAAAGAAAGAGGAAGTAATTGAGGTATGTCAATCACTAACTAAAGTATACAACATTTTTATCATCCTGACAACAACTAAATACAAAAAGTTCAAAAAAGATTATAAATAGTTAAATTATCAGAATATTCAAATTAATGTCCTATTTTAAATTTTTGACCTCCTTATATACTTAATACTATATATTAAATCTATATATCTAAATTATATAAATATTAGACTATATATTATTAATATATATAAGACTTGCAAAAAATTAAAATAGGACATTTTTCTGACAATTCACTTTTAGATAAAAAGAAAGAGAGCAAAATGCCCTCTTACCGTGTTTCAAAGTATTCCTTGATTGTATACTCTCTAGCTTCTTTAGCTTCCTCAGTTTCATCTTTAGGAGCTAAATACAAGTCAGTAATTGTAGTAGGTACCTCTACCATCTTGTAGTCAATAAAAGTAGCTTGACGTAGATTTAAATATCGAATACCTGTTGTTCTATCAGTACCTGTATGAACAGGCAAGAAAGTTAATTCTTTACCTCTGACAGAGCCATTAGCTTGTGTTAGTGCATCAACTACAGTTCCGCCCATATAGCGTGGAAATAGGTAAACCTTGTCAGTACCTACTGTAATTTCTGCGACCTTTTCGTGTGTTGGATAGTTCACTTATAATTTCTCCTTTCAGAATATGCTATAATTACAGTATAAGTATAACATATTCTATGGTTTAAAAATGCTGAACACGTAAGTCACAACCGCACCGAGAACAATCATGAAGATGTTTTCCACGATGTCCCTTTTATGGTCAAACTCTTTGTCGTTTACACCTTCGAGAGCATCAATGGTTTCTTCCAGTTTTGTAATCTGGTACGTAAGATGTGAATATTTCTCTTCATGAACAGCTAACCTTTTATCAAGACTGTTAACGATGTCCTTCAATTCACTAACTGCATTATTCAGTTCTGTGTTGTCCTGTTTAATGCCCTTCTCAGTTAGTTCTCCATGCTGGAGCTTGTCTTCCAATCGTTGCAGTCTTAATACTAGGTCACCTATTTGGTAATCGTTCATTTGTGCTCCCCCTCTCGGTTGTATAGCTCAATCTCCCGGTCAGTTAGAAAACCACATGTAACCGCCTATGCCCAGAATACATCCGACAAGGTAAATAATTGGAGTATACAGCCCAATGAAGAGCATAACCACGCTACCAACACTAAGTCCGTATAATATCAAAAGATACTTATACGATGCCAAAGGACTTAAATCTGCTTGCAGTTTTTTGTACTGTATAGCTCGGGTGACATAGTAGGATGCTGAGTAAACGAACAACTGTAGTAATAACATAGCAATAAATGCTAGTCGGTACATTCTATCGCCTCTCTTCTTTCCTAGAGCTATCTTTAATATAGTACACCAAAGCCTTTATAATCAGGTGTGCTAGATTAAATATGTAGGCTAAAAATATAAACGGAAGAGTGAGAAAAAGTGAAGGTACGGAAAAAATTATTATACAAATCAATTTTTATCACCATCTTTGTTATCATCATGATTTGTGCAAGTAAGCTGATTGCAGATATGCTAGGCTTAGAACAACACTTTACAGCAACAATGCTTGTAGGGGGTTCTTTGTGGGCTTGGATAGCTAGTATTATCTTTGATTCTTATGAGCAGAGGAAAAAGAAAGATAATCTACAGCAACAGCTTCATGAAGCACTGCGTGATTTAAAAGAGATAAAAGCGTTAATCAAAAAATAATTAATAAGGGGTGGAGGATATGTCCCTTACAAGAGAAGAAATAAAGCAAAAAAGGCAGTATATTTTTAGCAAAGCTCAAAAGACAACAAATATACGAAAAGGGGATAAACGCATAGCAAGTGCTACACGGATGTGTGCAGTATGTGGAAGACCGTTGTCTAGACTTGTTCTTACTAATGGTTCTGCAATAGTTACTACAGCACATGTAAGCTGTAAGATGTCAGATTTAGTACGATTGAACATGTGCGAAGACATACGGTCTTGCTATGCGTATACAAGTAAAAAGGGGGAGGAATAGCCACATGAGTATGGCAGACCGTATTAAAGAAAATGCTGAACAAAAGAAAATGGAACGTACATCCGAACAACGATTACGTGACACATTTAATAACGCTTCTCTCACGTTAATTAACCAGTTCATGGCTAAAGTTATGGCAGGTTCAATAGATATAGATGACGTTGGGGATTTAACCCGTCTATTCCAAATCTACATGCAAATTAATAATATCAATGCAGGAATGCAAGAGGGAACTGGTCAATTACCTGCTCTTAGTGCTACGCAAAAAGATATTATTGCAGACAAGGTAAGCACTGAAAAGGCTACCATAGACGGAGAGGAGGAGGAAGTTGTTTCGTTGGAGGAATTAGCTAAATTATCGGATGAAGAAATTGATAAGATGCTATTGGATAAGGAAATCCAAATGAACAAAGAAAACGAAGCAACGTTTTAATGACAAATAAAGCACAACATATTGCTAAAATGGCAAAAGAAATGTATGGGACGGACAAAATAACAACTGCACAGCTTGCCTACATCACAGACATGTTAACCCCGTCCACATATTTACTAAGAAACCACTCCGTTCGTAATCATCCGATTACATTTATGATTTCCGGACGTGACCAACAAAAAGCCCAAGCGCATAGACCTTGGCAAGTAAAAATTATTAATGACCAACACCGAACTAAAGCTGTAATCAAAAGTAGACAGCTTGGGTTAAGATTAGCCCCTTTATAAAGCGATTTGTAAAGAAAACTCTGTTAAACGGGCATAGCTGAATAACCAATAAGCTGATAAGAGAACCTAAGTCCCGAAAGGGATAGAGGTAATCCCGTGCTAAATTGCACTGTAAGTGCATAAATGCCTAACGACTAAATTTCTAGGTAGCTAACCAAATGGGGTTAGTGAGAACTAGATAAAAAAATATATTTTCTTATGATGTCAACTGACAAAACTTAATGTGTGCTATATTACATATAGAAAGCACTAAGGAGTTGCATCACGAATGAGAAGAAAAACAAATGAAGAATTTTTAGCTGACTTGTATAAGGTATACGGGGATGAATACACTCCACTAGAACCTTATATAAAGTCAAACGTCCCAATCAAGGTTAGACATAATACTTGTGGAAACATATACACCACAACACCCAACAGGCTTTCTAAGAGTCGTTGTCCCCAATGTTTTGGTAACAATGCTACTAGAAAAGACACAAAGACTTTTAGTAAAGAAGTGTTTGCACTAGTTGGCGATGAATACACTGTAGTTGGTAAATATGTAAACAGAGCTACACCTATCGATATTATTCACAACAAATGTGGAACCTTATGTAAAATATCAGCAGGTAACTTTCTATGTGGTACTAGATGTGCGAAATGCGCTAAGGATTCATTAAGGTTAACCAAAGAAGAAGCTGAACGAAAAATGCAAGAGACAATAGGTACTGACTTTAAAATTATTGGTGAGTACACTAATATGCAAACTAAGGTAGCTATACTACATGAAATGTGTGGTAACATATCATATACTCGACTATCAGATGTTATTTACAAAGGTGTTTCTTGCAAGTACTGCAACATGCCTAACGGAGAGAAACTTGTTAAATCTGTGTTAACTCAACTCGGACTATCTTTTGAAATGCAAAAAACATTTGATGACTTAAAGAATATAAACAAGCTATCTTATGATTTTTATGTTCCGAGTAAGAAACTGCTTATCGAATACCAAGGAGAACAACACTTCAAGTGTAAGAACTTCGGAGGTATGTCAAAAGAAAAAGCCCAGATTAAGTTTGAGTTACAGCAAATTAATGATGAGTTAAAAAGAGAGTACGCTAAAGCTAAAGGTTTTAATCTAATTGAAGTTCCATATACGGTTAAAACTCTATCAGATGTTAAAAAATTCTTAGAAGAAAATATAAAGTAAAGCAGAGCAACCTAAACCAAAAATTAGGTTGATGATATAGTCTAGTCCCCTAATAAATATCGGGAAACCGAGGGTATAACGTAAGTGAAATGGGTGTAGGAACCATGCTACACTTTGCAGATACACATAGTTACGATGCAGTTAAGTGTTTGTATACCTTCCCAACAAATGAACAAATGACTAAATTTGTACAAACACGTCTTGACCCAGTATTACAACGTGGTTACTACAGTACGATTATTGACCCAGAAGTAGACTCATTAAAGGCTAAGAAGATTCGTAATAGCTTTTTATACTTCCGTTCAAGTTCTAAACCGGGAGCTGTAGAAGGGGTCGATATTGATTACCTATCTATGGACGAGTACGACCGTGTTCCTGCATTAGCCGAAGCTTCTGCATTGGAATCTATGTCATCTTCTCCATATAAGATTGTTACTCGTTGGAGCACCCCTAAACTAATTGGGGCTTAGGTCAGTAATGACCTTTGAAAAATTCTGTTAAACGGGCAAAGCTGAAAGTACACAAAAATAACCAACCTTACTCATTTGTAAGGAGGAATAAGCTGATAAGAGAGCCTAAGTCCTTAAAGGATAGAGGTAATCCCGTGCTAAATCAAGCGTAAGCTTGTAAATGCCTAACGACTAAACTTAGGTGCAGTAAACACTAGTTTGCTAAGCCTATAAAAGTTGATTTACCAGTTTAGCCTAACTGCCCCCAACTACGGTATGTATGCTATATTATACATTGTAGGAGGTAGGAAATGGCTAAAAAAATTACTAATGAAGATATTGACAAAAGGATATATGACCTTGTAGGAGCCGAGTACAAAAGAGTTTCAGATTATGTGCGAGGTAACCAAAAAGTTACGTTTTACCATGCAGAATGTGGAGAAACATTTGAGACAACCACTAACCACTTTATCTACGATAACCGTAGATGTCATTGCAAAATAAATACTACTGACCCGAAAGACTTTGCAGAACGGTTTAAGCAAGTAGCGGGTATAGAGTACACACAGATTACTCCGTATATACGGAGCTTTAAAAAAATTAAAATTTTGCATCATACTTGTGGAACTACATTCGAAATGACACCGAAAGACTTTTTAAGAGGTCGTAGATGTCCAAACTGTTATGGAACGAAACGTAAAAGTACAGAACAGTTTAGTCAGGAAGTAACTGAGCTGTCAAATGGTGAATACAAGCTTGTATCTCAGTACAAAAATAATCATACAAAAGTAGAGGTTACTCATATAGCTTGTGGGTTTACCTATGCTGTTACACCTAAAGATTTTCTTAGAGGTAACCGTTGTCCCCGTTGTAAACAATCCAAAGGAGAGCAACTTGTTACTAAAATATTAGACAATCATAAAATTCCTTACGAGTTACAAAAAGGATACGAAGATTTAAAGAACAATGGCTCTTACCTAAGATTCGACTTCTATATCCCCGATTGCAACTTGTTAATCGAATATGATGGTGTGCAACATTTTAAACCTGTGGCTTACTTTGGTGGAGATAAAAAATTAGCATCTCAACAAAGACGAGACAAGCAAAAAACAGAGTACGCAGAGGAAAATCACATTAACCTACTACGTGTGAATTATTTGATGACTGAGAAATCTATTGAGCAACATATTGTTAACAAGGTAAATCAATGTAAAGCAGAAGCCCTATCAGATAGGGTATGATATAGTCTAGTCCGACTACCTAAGGTAGTGTTAAAGTATAGCGAAAGCTACGGTACATTCGAGCGCACCAGATGTGGGCATCCATGCTTTGTTTGAACAGTCTGACCAATACTGGTATCTACACAAATGTGATAAGTGTAATCATTATAACCAAATGAACTATGAAGACTATGTACCAGAGGCACCAGTGGAACGTAGAGGGAACATCCTTTGTGTAAACCCTAAAGGGGTAGACCCAATTGCTAAAACAGTTGTGGATGGCTCTTTCCAATTCGTTTGTCAAAAATGTGGAGAACCATTAGACCGTTGGTACAATGGTATATGGGTTCCTAAATATCCAGACCGTACTAAAAATGGTTTAGGTATTAGAGGATACATGATTTCTCAAATGAACGCTGTTTGGGTATCTGCTGACCAATTAAAAACAAAAGAATTAACATCACTATCAAAACAAGCGTTCTATAACTATACATTGGGTGAGTAACGCCCCTTCAATTGGTAACAATTGTCGAAAACTCTGTTAAACGGGCATAGGAAAATAACCAATATCCTGATAAGAGACCCTAAATCCTAAAATAGGACAGTGGGAATCCCGTGCTAAATTGCACTGTAAGTGCATAAATGCCTAACGACTAAATTTCTAGGTAAGCTACTAAATGGAGTAGCCAAGAACTAGATAAAAATGTCCTATTTTAAATAGGACATGTAAAGCAGAGAACCCTTAACCTAAACTAAGGGTTATGATATAGTCTAGTCCGACTGCTAAGAGCAGTAACAAAATACTACGAAAGTAGCGGTAATTCGTATCCATATGCTGACCAGAAACTTACTGTTAATGCTAGTGACGTAGAACGTAATAGACGTGGAGACCTCCCAGAATCTCCTAGAGACCGTGGAGATTACAAGTTTATCTCTGTAGGTATTGACTGGGGAAACAGACACTGGGTGTCCATTCATGGCGTTAGAACGAATGGTCAAGTAGATTTAATTAAATTGTTCTCTGTAGGTAAAGCTAACCCGTTAAACCCTGATGCAATTGATACAGATATTCAGTCAATTCGATTACAATTAGCACCATATGAACCTGATATTATCGTTGCTGATGTTGGTGACTCTGGTGATAAAGTTGCTAAACTGATTCAGATTTATGGTAAAGACCGTGTATTTGGTTGTGTATATCCATCTACACCTAAATCTACAGGTAACTTAGTGCCTAGTTGGAATGTTCAAGGTAACAAGGTATCTGCTGATAAGCTAATGCAGAATAAACGATACATCTCAAACATGAAAGATGGAGTTATTGGTTTCTACCATAAAATGGATAGTGAACTAATGCTTTACATTGAACACTGGGGAAATGTAGTAATTCGTGATGAAGAGGATGAAAAATCTCCTACAGGATTCCGACAAACTATTGGACGTAAAGGTGATGACCACTATTCACAAGCTAGTGTTTATTCCATGTTAGGTTATGAACATTTGATGAACGTATTTACAGGGGCAGATGACTACGGGTTTAACTCTGATTGGATTTCTACTCAATTGAACCCTACACCTCCTGATATTTTTACTCAATTTACTTAAAAAAGCAAAATGTCCTATTTTAATTTTTCTACGTCCTTATATATTAATACTATATATCTATATACCTATATCTAGTTATTAAGTATATATAGTATAATATATTATATAAGGGAGACAAAAATTTAAAATAGGACATTTTTATCAAATTAGCTATTGATTGACAAAAAATAATATGCTATTATACTACTTGTCAATAATAGCACTAGTTATTTTTCTTGTCATAACAATAAAGGAGACGTTTACATGAATGACAATCAAGAATACCAAGCTCTTGTTGATAATCTTCTTAGTTCTGTTCCAGAGATTAAACCTGTAGAAGCTACAGTTAGTAAGTCCTTTTTAGAAGGTATGCTAGGTAAGAAGTTAAACTATGGGTACGTTATATCAGAAAATGAAAAATTATCAAAAGACTATTCACATATTGTGAAGGCTTATGGTTTTAACTCCTTTTATGACCTATACTGCTATGCTGATAGTTGTGATTCACTAAATGACTATTTAATTAAAGGTGGTCAAAAAGATTTATCAAAGTTGAAGCCAGTTAAAAGACGAGTAATGAGAAATGGTAAAATGATGACGACTACTATCTACGAAGACAGTTCCGGAGAAGATGATGATAATAAAAACCCATTAGATAAGGACACTCAAACAGAGGAAAATGTTGAGCCAAGAAATGCTAGAGATTTAAGCAAAACAATTATTGGAGATGACCATAATGGTATAGACCCAAAACAAATTGCTAAACTTAAAACTGAGGCAGGTAGTTTAAATGGGGCATTTTCAACTGATTGTTCTTCATACTTAGTTCTTCAAGGAGAAACCGGAGAACTTGGTGGTGTGGCAGGTTATCGTAAAGAGGGTAGCTATTTATACTTAGCTTTCTATCAATCAGACGACCTTACAAGTGGAGTGGCTTATGTAGCATTTACACAACTATTGTTACGTGCTCGTAAACTTGGCTTAGGTGCTAAGATTGATGCTACTGATGACCCGTTAGCACTAGAATTATTTAAAGAATACGGACTTAAAAAAAGTGGTAGTTGTTATATAATTTCCAAGAGTTCCCTATTGGAAGCGCTTGGGGAGCCATGATTTCAACTTTTGAGTTATTTTTAATTTTAGCCTTCTCAACAACTGTGTTTATATGCTATAATCTTTTTGTAGCTCAAACAGTCAAGACAATTTTTGATTTGAGAAAAAAGGCACAAGTTGTGCTAACTGAAAGAGCAACTGAGCTAACGAAGAAGTTAACAAACATACTGAAAGGGGATGTACAGGAGTTGCCAGAGAAAGAAAACGTAATTATTAACGAACAAACACTCTCTGACTTGCTAGTCGAAAAAGCAAGCGATGCCGACTACAAATTGTTCATTGAGAAACTGACAGAGATTGTAAAGGATTTATATTCAAATTATCAATTTCTTCGTCAAGACCCACAACCCGATGATTTCATGTCAGGTTATTTTTTAGGGTTCCAAGTTTTTAGAGAGGAATACCCTGTCGAATATGAGTATTTATTCCGATTAGCTATTGACCGTGGGTTAGACGATATTAAAATCAATAAACTCTTTGTCGAAGCTTTACAAAACGGAGAGGTACTACCACTAGGGGATGCCATTGTAGACCCTAACTTATCCGGATGCAGTTCTATCCTTCAAGCACAAGAAGTACGTGTAAACATTGTATTCGCACCTAAAGCATACATGGAGCGTAAAGAAGAGCTGATTGAAGAAAAAACTGCTGAAATGGAAAAGCAGAAGAAAGAGCAACAAGAACTAGCAATCCAAAAAGACAACGTGGTTAAATCTGCACGTCTTGCTGAGGCTGTCATTAACGAATTAGTGGATGAAGTCGCAGAAAAACACGAACTACAAGAACTCGTTAAACAAATTAAAGAAAGCATGAGGTATTTCTAAATGGCAAACCCTACAACCAAAGTAACATTAAACCAAGCATTAATCAAAGAATTGCGTGCACTTCAAGGAAAAAGAGAGTCCTTGATTGCAAGCAATCTACATGTACCAGAACCCCAGTCAGTTATGATTCCAATTCCTAATGTTTTAGTAACAGATGGTGACAAAGAGGTACTAAAATTTATTAAAAATATCGGTTTAATTAGAGCTGATAAATCTTTTGGGTTAGATGTGGCAATTGAAGCAGGAGAAAAAGTAACCCTTACAGATGGACGTTATTCCACTATCTTGGAATGTATTTTCTATTACACAGGGGAGACAAAAATTGATGAAATTGAGCAATTCTTAGAACAACATTAATATTTCCTGATTAAAAAAGAGTCTTTTTTACTTGTGCTATATTAACATTGCACAAGGAAAGAGAACTCTTTTTTTGTGACTTTTTTTACAGGAGGTTGCAAGATGGCAGGCGAAGTATTTAGTAATTTAATTACAAGCGTTAACCCTAAACTGATGAACTCTGGTAGTCGTAACGGTATTGCTATTGACCGCATTGTTCTACATCACAACGCAACAACAAACAAGGATGTTGCTATGAACACATGGGTAGCGGGTGGTAGTGCAGGTACATCTGCTCACTATGAGGTTACTCCAACAGAGATTATCGGTTGCGTAGGTGAACAATATGCAGCGTGGCACGCAGGAGGAACTGGTGGTGCAGATATTCCTAAGATGTCTAACCCTAACCAACGCTCAATCGGTATCGAAAACTTAAATTCAAGTGGTGCTCCTAACTGGTCAATTGACCCTCGTACGGTTACAAACTGTGCTCGATTAGTAGCAGATATTTGTAAACGTTACGGTATCCCATGTGACCGCCAACATGTCTTAGGTCATAACGAAGTGACTTCAACAGCATGTCCCGGAGGTATGAACGTAGACGAAGTTGTACGCCAAGCAAAACAATTTATGGCAGGTGGAAATAACAGCGCACCTAAGCCTAGTCAAACAAACGGTCGTCAAGCATTCTTTGATATTGTGAATGTAAACTCTGGTGCATTTAACGTACAAGGATGGTTCATTCCTAGCAAGTCTACAAAAGGGCAATCTATCTGGTTGTACTTTATGGATAAAGCTACAAACAAAGAAATTGGGCGTTTCCAAGGTAAACGTGTAGTTCGTGAAGACGTTAAAAAAGTATACCCATCTAACCCTAACGGGGCAGAAGTTGGTTTTACTGTTAATGGCTTAACTCCACAAAATCTTATGGGTAAAGAGTATTACTTCTTGTTACGTTATAACAACGATAGCAAAGAAGAGCTTTACGTAAAAGATAAAGTCTTTAAAGCCCCTGCATTAATTAACCGTGGTTGTTTAGACGTAATCAGAGGTGACAAAGGTCAGGTAACACTACACGGATGGCACTTATCTTCTAAACGTAGAGATACTGACAAACATTTCTTATTCATTATGGATAAGAAAACAAATAAAGAAATCGTACGTTTTGATGTTACAAAATCTTCATTCAAGGCTTCTCCTGATATTCAAAAACTATATGACGGAACGATTGCGCAACGAGGAAACTGTAGATTTGCTTTTGCTCATGCACTAGATGCTAAATCTCCTGCACGTGGTAAAGACATCTATATCCTAAGTCGTTACTGCTCCGACCCATTAGGGAATACAGGAATTTCTGACCAGTTACAACTTGGTGGAACTAACAAATTGTAACAGTACAATGACCTACCTTCGGGTGGGTCTTTTTTATTACTGTAATAATATGTAATAGAACTGTAATGATTTAGGACTACCTTTGTAATATTAATTTGCTATATTAGTTCCTGTAAGCAACACATAAAACTAAAACAACCCAAAGGAGAACGACAACTTGAAGAAAACGACAATTGCAACATTAGGACTTTTAGGACTAGGACTATCATTAGGATTGGGAGCTAAAGCTCACGCAGACGAAATCCAAGAAAATGGACAAACTTACTGGCAAGTAGAATCCGGAGATACATTATCAACTATTGGTAATCGTTACGGAATTGATTTTAACCTAATTCACCAAGCAAACTCAGACAAAGTTTCAGATGCTAACTTGATTTATGTTGGAGACAAACTATTATTACCATTAAACGGTGAAGTTCAAGCTCCTGTAGCTCAACCAGTGCAAGAAGCACCAGTTGTAGAACAAACACCAGTTGTAGAACAAGCGCCTGTAGTAGAAGAAACACCTGTAGTAGAAGAAACACCTGTAGTTGAACAGGCACCAGTTGTTCAAGAACCAGTAGAACAAGCTCCTGCCGTTACATCTAACTCAGCAAAAGAATGGATTGCACAAAAAGAATCTAGCGGTTCTTACTCAGCTACTAACGGACGTTACATTGGACGTTACCAACTAGATTCATCTTACTTAAACGGTGACTACTCACCAGAAAACCAAGAACGTGTAGCAGATGCTTATGTTGCAGGACGTTATGGTTCATGGGAAAATGCACAAGCTTTCTGGTTAGCTAACGGTTGGTACTAAAATAATAAATACTAATAGATTAAAAAAAGACTCTCTTTTTAGGGGGTCTTTTTCTTATGCTATATTATAACTGTAACTTAAAAACAAACAGGAAGTGATAGCTATGAGTAACATTAACATGGAAACCGCAATTGCGAACATGTACGCTCTGAAAGCACGAGGTATTACTTACTCAATGAACTACTCCCGAACAGGTGCAGATGGCACAGGGGATTGCTCTGGTACTGTCTATGATTCTTTACGTAAGGCAGGGGCTAGTGATGCAGGTTGGGTACTTAATACAGATAGTATGCACAGTTGGCTAGAAAAAAATGGTTTTAAACTGATTGCACAAAATCAGGAATGGTCAGCTAAACGTGGAGACATTGTTATCTTTGGTAAAAAAGGTGCAAGTGGCGGTTCCGCAGGTCACGTGGTTATCTTCATTAGTAGTACACAGATTATTCACTGTACATGGAAATCAGCAACGGCTAACGGTGTTTACGTAGATAACGAAGCAACTACTTGTCCATATAGCATGGGTTGGTATGTGTATCGTTTAAACGGTGGAAGCACTCCTTCAAAACCAAACACTAAAAAAGTAAAAGTACTTAAACACGCTACCAACTGGTCTCCATCAAGTAAAGGTTCTAAGATGGCAAGCTTTGTCAAAGGCGGTACATTTGACGTTAAACAACAACGACCAATTTCTTATTCTTACTCTAATCAAGAATACTTGATTGTAAATAAAGGAACAGTACTTGGATGGGTTCTTTCCCAAGACATTGAAGGTGGATATGGTTCAGATAGAGTTGGGGGAAGCAAACCTAAACTACCTGCCGGATTTACGAAGGAAGAAGCTACGTTTATTAATGGTAATGCTCCTATTACTACCCGTAAGAACAAACCAAGCTTATCTTCTCCAACAGCTACACCATTGTATCCGGGACAATCTGTGAGATACCTTGGTTGGAAGTCTGCTGAGGGATACATCTGGATTTATGCAAACGATGGACGTTACATCCCTATACGACCTGTAGGTAAGAAAGCATGGGGTACATTTAAGTAACATGACTTAAGAGGGCTATTTAGCCCTCTTTTTTGTGCTATATTAAATTAGTAGACAGTGATGAAAAATGGTTACAGGGCTACCTGTGGTATACTTAAACTAGTACAAATGCTTGGGGGGTAAGAATACGTGGCATACTTACAGGACGATACATGGCAAGCAGTAAAACAGTTAGCTAAACAAAACGGTTTTGTAGGAGACTGGATTCTAATTATTCACCTCTACTATGAAAACGGTGGAAACAATGTACAAGTTCATACTGCTATAGATAATAAAAATTACCGCATACTACGAATCTTAGATAACAAACAGGTTTTATTAGTTGATAGAGAAGGAAATGTTGCTGTAGAGGACTATGAAGTAGTCAATGACAGTCAGAAAGGCTTCTTTTATAGTGATATGCACAAAGTCGAACTAACACTTCCGGAAGGTTGTAGCTTCAACGGTAAACAAAGAATAAAAATTTATATATGAGGTAGGTGTAATCAAGTTGCCAAAATGGTTAGATAAAGTGTTGGGTGTAGAAGAAGATACTGACATCGTTAAAAGCGAAGAAGTCTACCAAACCTTGCTTAAAGAAATTCAAGCACAGCCGTTAACAGAAACGGTAGAGAAAGGTATGAATGGTAAACCGGTAGCATACATGCAACCTATAATTGGTGACATGTCAGTAAACCCCGGATTTAAGACAAAACCTTCTATTAGAAATTCTCAGGATTTACACAAAATGTTGAAGAAGTTTGGTAATAATATCATTCTTAATTCAATTATTAATACACGGTCAAATCAGGTATCTATGTATTGTAAACCTGCAAGAAACTCTGAGACAGGTGTAGGTTACGAGGTTCGGCTGAAAGATATTGAACAAGAGCCATCCACACATGACATTGCAAATATTAAAAGAATTGAAAGCTTTTTAGAAAATACCGCAGTATTCAAAGACCAAAATAGGGATAATTTTACTGCTTTTTGTAAGAAGATGGTACGTGCAACTTATATGTATGACCAAGTTAACTTTGAGAAGGTATTCGATAAAGATGGTAACTTTATCAAATTTGATACCGTAGACCCCACAACAATCTTCTTAGCTACTAACGGTAAAGGAAAGATTATTGAAAAGGGAGAACGATTTGTACAAGTACTAGACAATCGAATCGTAGCCAAATTTAATGAACGTGAAATGGCTTTTGCTGTTCGTAACCCACGTGCTGATATTGAAGTAGGTCAGTACGGTTATCCAGAACTAGAGATTGCCTTGAAGCAGTTTATTGCACATGAAAACACCGAGACGTTTAATGACCGATTTTTCTCTCACGGAGGAACAACACGTGGTATCTTACACGTTAAAGCAGGACAACAACAAAGTCAGCAAGCACTAGACATTTTCCGTAGAGAATGGAGAAGTTCCTTATCAGGTATTAATGGTTCATGGCAAATCCCAGTAGTATCCGCAGAAGACGTTAAGTTCGTTAACATGACACCATCTGCTAATGATATGCAATTTGAAAAATGGTTGAACTATTTAATCAATGTAATTTCTGCGTTGTATGGGATTGACCCTGCTGAAATTAACTTCCCGAATAATGGAGGAGCAACTGGTTCTAAAGGTGGTTCTTTAAACGAGGGTAACTCAAAAGAGAAAATGCAAGCTTCCCAAAATAAAGGGTTACAACCATTATTACGCTTTATTGAAGATACTGTAAATACTTTTATTATTGCTGAGTTTGGAGACAAGTATCAATTCCAATTTAGGGGCGGAGACTTAAGTGCTCAATTAGACAAGATTAAGATTCTTGAAGCAGAAGTTAAAGTATTTAAAACAGTTAACGAAGCACGTGCTGAAAAAGGGTTGGAGCCAATTAAAGGTGGAGACGTAATCTTAGACGGTGTTCTAATTCAATCTATCGGTCAGTTAATGCAACAAGAACAATTTAACTATCAAAAACAACAGGATAAGCTTAACAGGCTCTTAGAGCTTTCTGGTGGCGAAGCAGATGATTCTAATGGAATTAGCTTCCAAGACAAACAACAGGGCTTAGATGGCACCTCAGCTAGCGTAAATGGCAAAGGAGAGTCATCTGTTGGTAAAGATGGACAAATTAAAGGTAAGGGCATAACTAACACCAATTCTGCTAAACAAGGTATGAAAGGTGACAAACCTAACGACTGGCAAAAATAAATAGAGGGGTAACACCCTCTATTTACAATTGTCCAACTGTTTAGTGGTAGTTCTGCTATATTAAAAACAGATGTAAGTTTAGGTGGTGAATGAACAAGAATGCAAGAAAAGTATAATATTTTCGTTCCCATTGACGTAGCAGGTTCTGTAGAGAAATCTGAACAGGCAAACGATGGTGAATGGTACGTACAGGGTTACGCTACAACGCCTGACCTTGACTTGCAAGGAGACATTATTTTACCACAGGGAATTGACATTTCTTACTTTGTTACTAAAGGATGGGTAAACTACGAACATAAACAAGATGCAGAATACATTATTGGTGTACCAACTGACAACTGTTATGTAGACCTTAATAAAGGGTTGTTCGTGGAAGCTAAACTTATGAAAGAAAGCAAGTATGCTCAATCAATGTGGCAGTTAGCTAATACCATTCAAAAATCAGGAATCTCACGTCAGTTAGGTTTCTCAATTGAAGGGGCAGTTACAAGTCGAAATGCAAGAGACAACCGTATTATTGAGGGTGTGGCTATCAGAAACGTAGCATTAACTACACATCCTGCTAACCCACAAGCTACGTGGGAAACACTTGTTAAGTCTTGGACAACAGGGTATGGAATTACTCCTGAGACACAGACAGATGCAGGAGCATTACGTAGAGAGATGTTTAAAGAAGACATCACAAATCTAACGTATGCAGTGAAGACAGTAGCTAAGTTGTATGGTAAAAAACCTGAAGATAAAGAGTTTATATTACGTGAAGTTGCTAAGAGTTTCGACCAAGAAACCTCTGAACCAGAGTTAAGTGCATTTATGTTACAATTAACTAGAGGGGTTTCCTTACAGGAAGCTAACAACTTCATTGAAAGTAGAAAGGAGCTAAAATAGTGTCTAAAACAATTAATGACATTATCGAAGATTTCGATTCAAAAGTGAATGTACAGGAAGTATCTAAATCTATTGAAGATGAAAATGTAGAGCCTGTACAGGAAGAACAAATTGAAACACCAGAAGCTGTTGAAGAAGGTGTAGAAAATGCCAAGCCGGAAGAACAGCCTGTTGAAGCTGAGGAAGTTAAAGAGGATGTTGAACCAGAATCCGAACCTACTGAATCAGATGAAAAACCAGAAACAGAATCCGAAGTCGCAGAAGAAGCTACTGAACCAGAAGTGGAAAAAGTAGAAAAATCTGATAAAGAATCCGATAAAGAAGATGAGGAAAAAAAATCTTCTGATGATGAGGACGACAAAGAGGATAAAAAGGATAAGAAAGATAAAAAAGCTGACAAAGAAGATAAAGATGAAAAAGATGAAGACAAAGAAGATGTTAAAAAATCTGATGAGTCCGAAGACGTAGAAAAAGTTGAAAAATCTGCTATTTCCTCCCAAGATATTCTTGGTGGATTTGAAGCAGTATTCAAAAACATGGCAGGTCTTGTTGATGTCCAAAAATCTTTAACAGATACTATTGCAGAATTAAAATCTGAAATCGTAAGCTTACGTGAAGCTAGAGAAGCAATTTATATTGAACCTGAGGAAGTTAATAAATCTATTCTTTTAGATAAAACTAGTGAAGTAACTGTAGAAGGTAAAGCAGTAGGATTTGTTTCTAAATCTGTAGATGTGGAAGCAGATGTAACTTCTGAACAAGAAGACGTTGTTGAAGTAGTAGTAGAGGGTGCCGAACAAGAAGAAGCTCCGGCTAAATCTGATGAAGAACAACTGTTTGACAGTGTTCGTGGAATCCGTGACGACTTAATGAGCACGTATACTCGTGTTGCAAGTAGCGGACAAGCTCCTCGTGGTGAGTTAGAGGAAATTCGTCAATTATGGGGACGTATTAAATCCCAAGACGAACTAGCTCGTGCACAAGCATTCATTGATAAATACAAATAAATTTACTAAAAGGTAAATTTTTTTAAGGTGTACTGCTATATTATAGTCAGAACCAATGAGAGACCTGACATTTCCCCCCTGAACCTCCACAGGGTCAGGTCTCATCTTTGAGAGGAATAAAAATGAAAGGTGATTTATATATAATGCCAGAAGACAAAAAACAAGAAGCTAAATTAAATCCCGTTCAGGAACAAGTAATCAAAGGATTTACAACTGGTTATGGTATTACTCCTGACACGCAAACTGATGCAGCGGCTTTAAGACGAGAATTTCTAGATGACCAAATTACTATGCTTACATGGGCAGAAGGAGACTTGTCATTCTATCGTGACATCACAAAACGCCCTGCTACATCTACAGTAGCTAAATATGACGTATACTTAGCACACGGTAAAGTAGGACATACACGTTTCGTTCGTGAAATCGGTGTAGCTCCAATTTCTGACCCAAGCTTACGTCAAAAAACTGTTAACATGAAATACGTTTCTGATACTAAGAACATGAGTATCGCATCTGGTTTAGTTAACAACATCGAAGACCCAATGCAAATCTTAACAGACGATGCTATCTCTGTTGTTGCTAAAACAATTGAATGGGCTTCTTTCTATGGAGATGCTGACTTATCTGAAAACCCAGAACGTGACTCCGGTCTAGAATTTGACGGTTTAGTTAAATTAATTGACAAACATAACGTTATTGATGCTAAAGGTGAAAGCTTAACAGAAGCATTACTTAACCAAGCTTCCGTATTAATCGGTAAAGGTTATGGTACTCCAACTGATGCTTACATGCCAATCGGTGTACAAGCTGACTTCGTGAACCAACAACTTGACAAACAAGTTCAAGTTATCCGTGACAACGGTCAAAATGTAACAATGGGATTCAACGTTCAAGGGTTCAACTCTGCACGTGGATTCATTAAATTACATGGTTCAACAGTAATGGAATTAGAACAAATCTTGGATGAATACCAAATGGTTAGTCCTAATGCTCCACAAAAAGCTACTGTTAAAGCAACTGTAGAAACTGCTAAGAAAGGTACATTCCGTCCAGAAGACATTGCTACTCCTGCTGAGTATAAAGTAGTTGTAGTATCTGACGATGCAGAATCTGCTCCATCTGACGTAGCTACTGCTACAATTGCTAATGCTACTGACGGTGTTAAATTAGAAATCACTATCAACAGCATGTACCAAGCTCGTCCTCAATACGTAGCTATCTACCGTAAAGGACATCAAACAGGATTGTTCTACCAAATCGCACGTGTACCTGCAAGTAAAGCAGAAAACAACGTAATCACTTTCTACGATTTGAACCAACAAATCCCTGAAACTGCTGACGTATTCGTAGGTGAATTGACTCCATCTGTAGTTCACTTGTTCGAATTACTACCAATGATGCGTTTACCATTAGCTCAAATGAACGCTTCTGTAACATTCGCAGTTCTATGGTATGGTGCTTTAGCTCTTCGTGCACCTAAGAAATGGGCACGAATCAAGAACGTTAAATACATTCCATCTGGAAACGTAATTAACGAACGCTAATCTTAGTTCAACTAAGAAAAATTGAATAGAAAACGGAATAGGGAACGGTCTAACTGTTCCCTATTTTTATTATAACGAGTTAAATGGAGGAATACAAATGTTAAAATCTACAGTATTACAAAATAAAAAAGTGGCAACATCTTTTGGAGAAGCTGAATTTAACCATTTAGGAGAAAGTCATAACTTGCCAGAGGAACATCAAAAAGTTTTAGCTGAAAAGGTACCTTATTTGACACACATTCCTGATAAGAAAGAAAAGCCTAAAGAGGAAAAAGAAGTAAAAGAAGAAAAACCAAAAGCTAAAAAAGCACCTGCTAAAGCTAAAACAGCCAAAAAAGATAAAGAGTAGGAGGTAATCATATGTACCCAGATTACGGTTATGATGATGGTGGAAACCAAGATGTATACCAACCATATGCACATGGTAACCCAAAACATATTGACATTGCAGACCTAGATAAGATTACTCCTGCTGATTACGGTTGGACTCCTGACACGTTAAAGGCTTATATGTTTGGGGTATCTGTAGTTAACCCTGAAACAGGTGAACCATTAGGAGATACATTCTATGAGCATGTAATTGATACAGCAATTGCTAAAGCTGAAAAGAAACTGGATATTGCGATTTTACCTCGTTTAATTCAAGGAGAACATCACGATTTCCACCAATCGGATTTTAACTCTTACTTATACACGCATGTATTTAAACGACCATTAATTCAAGCTGAAAAACTACAATTAGAAATTAACGGACGAGGAATTTACCGTTACCCTGCAAACTGGTGGAAAGTATATACCCTAGCGGGGCATATCCAAATGTACCCAACAGCAATGATGCAAACAGGTACACAATTTGCCTATGATTTTGCATTCTCTGGCTACCCACAATTAGCAGGTATGCCACCTTCATCTGGTCAAGTAGATGCTCCACAAATGATTCATATTGACTACGTAGCAGGTATGTTACCTCGTAAGAATCGTGGATACAACGCTGAGTGGGAGTGTCCTGCTGATTTAGAGCAATTAGTAATCAAATATGCTATTAAGGAAATCTTCCAACAATGGGGACGTTTGATTATTGGTGCCGGTATTGCAGGAAAATCCTTGTCAATTGATGGTGTAACTGAAAGTATACAAACAACACAGTCTGCTATGTATGGTGGTGCATCTGCCGACATTAAACAGATTGACGAAGATATTGATAGACTAGAACGTGACCTAGCTTCCTACTTCGGAATGAACCTAGGAATTATTTAAGGAGGGATGACTCATGGCTAATGAACCAACACGTTTCAGCAGTTCAGGTTCTACAGGTAACCCTAAGCAATATATGAATGTAAGTAGACTAGAGTTTGAAACAAAAGGTATGGATACCTTTGTAATGAACCGTGGTATAAACATTCTGTGGGAACGAGCTTGGCTTTGTACATGCCGAAATCCGATGACTCTTGCTCCTGACTCTAATTGCCCTATTTGTAGGGGAAGAGGTATTGCCTATCAACCTGCTGTTAAGGATATAATGATTATCCAAAGTCAAGAAAAAGGTGTATCAAACCAAGATTTGGGGTTGTTCGATTCTGGTACAGCTATTGGTACAACTCCAATTGACTCTAAAATTACTTTCCGAGACAGAGTTACTGTCCCAGATGTGGAAATATACCAAAGTTTCATTTTTAATGTAAATAGTCGTAGATTAGAGACAGGTATGTTTTTAAGTTATGATGTTAAACGGCTAGAGGATGTGTATGGTGACAAAGGGCAAGTCCTTGTGGAGGGTAAAGACTTTACGATGGACTATAGCACGAATACTTTTTACCCTAAACAACATTTGCTAAACACGAACATCTCTATCAACATGGCAGTAACATTACGTTATCTGGTTATTGATTTACTCAAAGAAAGTCGTTACCAGTACACGAAATTTGGCGTAAAAGAACCACTGTTTGAGAACCTTCCTAGAAAGCTCCTATTGAAGCGTGAGGACATCTTTGTTGATAGTGAACCTTTTGTATTAGAAGTAGACACGAAGTCTCGTCTAGAGGCACTAGAGAAGGAAAAAGAAGTAACAGAATCTAAGATGGTAGACCCTAAACGTACAGGTTCAAGTGCGGGAGGATTCTTTGGAGGTAAACTAAATGGCTAAGAAGGGACAACGACCTGCACTGTTCACCAGTCCGAAAGAAATGTTAGGTAATCTGACACGAGCAATGGTAGACGAGATTCTATCTGATGCACAAGACCAAGCATTACGTGCAGGTGCTGATGTCCAAAGAATGCCTAATTACTTACAGGTAACAGAATCAAGAATGGCTAAGAGTGGTGTAATTGATTTAAAACCGTTCTTCGCTCGTTCTAGTAAGAAGAAATACAATAAAAAAGGTGAATGGTACTTATATATTCCTATTCAAATTAAGACAAGAAAGATGTCTAGAAGATTGTATGACGATTTAAGGTCTTTTCCTACAAATGGTCGTCCTGTAACAGTTAAGATGGACTATCTTTATGATAGAAGAAAACAAAGTCCCGCTGTACAAAGTATCAACTATAGCCCTAAGTCCAAAAATGTTACAATTATACCAAGAGAGTGGGGAGAAGGTACACGGAATACATATGTTACATTCCGTACAGTAAATGCCAATTCTCCGGCTAACAGTTGGATAATCAATCGTAGTAAAGTGAACTCGGACGATATGAGTAAAACAATGTTAGCTAACATTGACAGGTTAATGAAGTGGAAATTGAAGAATTTAGGAGGGTAAAAGATGATACCAAGTTTAGACACTTACTTGTATAAAGAATTTGAAGAAAGACTGAGAATTATCTTAGAAGAGTGCTATATTATAGACGAAGCTTTGAAGGAGATAGATTCCCAAGCTTTAGAGACATTTAAAAACACTTACTGTTCAATTGACGGTAAGGCTCCAAAGAAAGAAATCGAAATGTCGTATTCTTTCCCACAGGAGAAGCAGAACTTTAATGCTCGTTATGTGATTACACTAGGTGGGAGTGATGAGGAGAATAAGTCAATGGGTGGTATACAGGGAGGCTATACTTACCGAGAAGGTGATATAGTTAATGAAGCTGTTCAACTTGTCCGTAATGGAAAAGATTTAATTATGAACACAACAAAGCCTGTAGCTGATTTTTTGAATAGCCCAGATATTAGTTTTTCAGAAAGCGACCATTTCAGAATTGAAAACAACAAGCCTGTATTTGATTATTCCGGTAATGAACATTTAGAAGGTAAATCTTTTAATATTGTTTATACTGTGAAAGAGTCTGATGAGGATGTAGCAGGTGTTTACAAAGGGTACCAATCCTCCGATACCGTAAACATTGTCGGAATTAGTACAAATATGGACACTGCCCGCTGTCTAGATGCCATCGCAAGATTAATTCTTATTACGATGCGTGACAGCTTAGATGAGAAAACAGGATACATGCTACAGACATTACACTTTGGAGACATGCAACCTGTAATTGAATCAGGTGAGACAGTAGTATTTGGTAGACCTTGTACAATCGGGTATAAAGTGACTAATTCTATTAGTTTTGATTTAAACCGACAAATACGAGAAATTATTACCAAAAGGAGGATGAAAGCCTAATGGCAAAAGAAACAACAGAGACTAAACAAGAGAGTCCAAAGGAACAACCTAAAAAGGTTCCAAAGCCTAAAGGGTACGTTCACGTAGATACATTTTTGGGCTATGCACAAGTACTTTACGGATTGAGTAAGTATCAAGTAGCAGGCTTCAAAGCATTCATGACAGGGAGAGAGTATCAGCACGATGATGCCGACTTTGTTCCATTTTTGGAAAAGTATATAGGAAAGGAAGTTAAATAATAAATGGCTGTAGAACAATTCCCAAGAAAAAAAGTGTCCCGTCCACATACTGAAATTACTGTAGATACTTCTGGTATCGGTGGTGCATCTAACAGTTCTGAAAAAACATTAATGTTAGTAGGTTCTGCTAAAGGTGGTAAACCTAATACAGTTTATCGTTTCCGTAACTACCAACAAGCTAAAGCTACATTACGTAGTGGTGAGCTATTGGATGCTATTGAATTAGCATGGAACGCTTCTGATGTGAACACTGCATCCGCAGGTGACATTTTAGCATTGCGTGTAGAAAATGCTACTAACGCAAAAATCAAAAAAGGTGGTTTAACCATCGCATCTACTATTTATGGTTTAGATGCAAACGAAATGCAAGTTGCTTTGGAAGACAATAGTTTAACACATACTAAACGTCTAACAATCGCATTTGCAAAAGATGGATACAACAAAGTATTCGATAACCTAGGTAAAATCTTCTCTATCAAGTATACAGGAGAACAAGCACAAGCTTCCTTCTCTATTACAGAAGATAGTATTACTAAGAAGGCAAATAAACTTATTCTAAGTGCAGGTGCTGAGGCTGAGTCCCAAACTCCTGTAATGGAATATAGCTTAGGACAAGGTATTTACTCTGATACAAACGTATTAGTAAGTGCAATTAACAGTCTACCTGACTGGGAAGCTAAATTATTCCCTATCGGAGATAAAAATGTACCTACTGAAACATTTGATAAAGTAGACAAAGCTGATGTTAAAACAGGTGAGAAATATGTTGAAGCTCTAGGTGGAGACATTGCTAAACAATTGGAATACAATGACTATGTAACAGTAGAAATTGACCGTGCAACTCCAATCCAAACCTTTGCGTTAACTAATCTTTCTGGTGGTACAGATGGAACAGTTCCAGAATCTTGGGCTGACAAATTCCCTCTACTAGCTAATGAAGGTGGTTACTACTTAGTACCATTGACAGACAAACAAGCTGTCCATTCAGAAGCTTTAGCATTCGTTAAAGACCGTACAGACAATGGAGACCCTATGCGTATCGTTGTTGGTGGTGGAACGAATGAAACAGTTGAAGAAAGCATTGCACGTGCTACAAACTTACGTGACCCAAGAGCTTCTGTAGTAGGATTCTCTGGAACTCGTAAAATGGATGATGGACGTTTGCTTAAATTACCGGGCTACATGATGGCTTCACAAATTGCAGGTATTGCAAGTGGGCTTGAAATCGGTGAAGCAATTACGTTTAAACACTTCACAGTAACAAGTGTAGACCGTATCTACGAAAGTGGTCAGTTAGACATGCTTAATGAAAGTGGTGTTATCGCTGTTGAGTATGTACGTAACCGTTCCTTAACTGCATTCCGTATCGTTCAAGACGTTACAACTTACAACGATAAAACAGACCCAGTTAAGAACGAAATGTCTGTAGGTGAAGCAAACGACTTCCTAGTATCTGAATTGAAGATTGAACTAGATAACAACTTCATTGGAACTAAAGTTGTAGATACAAGCGCAAGCTTGATTAAAAACTTCATCCAATCATTCCTAGATAAGAAAAAACGTGCTCGTGAAATCCAAGATTACACACCAGAAGAAGTACAAGTTGTTCTTGAAGGGGATGTAGCATCTATCAGCTTGACTGTAATGCCAATCCGTAGCTTGAACAAGATTACTGTACAACTAGTGTACAAACAACAAATCTTGACAGCATAACAGGTCGGGGGCTTTTAGCCCCCTATACCTTACTAAAAATAATCTAAAATAGGAGTGAAACATAGATGGCTAGCGTTGGAAATCAAACAGTCCACACAGGTAACACAGTTTACTTGATGATTGGTAACAAAATTATCGGACGTGCACAATCTGCATCTGGTGAACGTCAATATGGTACACAAGGTGTATACGAAATTGGTAGTATCATGCCACAAGAACACGTATACTTGAAATATGAAGGTACAATCAACCTTGAACGTATGCGTATGAAGAAAGAAGACTTAGCAAGCTTAGGTATTACTGCTCTAGGTGAAGATATTCTTCAACGTGATATTATCGACATCGTAATGATGGATAACTTAACTAAAGAAATCGTGGTGGCATATCGTGGGTGCTCAGCTGTATCATACAGTGAAAGTTTCACAGCTAATGAAATCACTAGTGAGTCAACTCAGTTCACCTACTTAACTTCGGCGAAGGTTAAATAGCTTTAAATCAACGTTTCTAGGGTTTTTCCTAGAAACGTTTTTTTATGTCTTAGAATCGTTTTTCTGTGAAACATTCCAATTTTTTAACGATTTTTCCTAAATACGAAATTTTTAAAACTTTAGTATTGACATTTATTTAACTAAGTGATATGATATAGGTACAAACTAGTTAAAGAGGTGTTAATATGAAAGCCGTGGATACTACCGCTCTATTCAACTTATACAGAAAGTGGGGTTTTGAACCCTTAGGTACTTATGTAGACAAGGCTACTCCAATACTCTGCCAAGTAACCTTTGGACGTTACGAGGGCTATTTAGCAGAAATTGAACCTATCTACATTCGACAAAGAGAACGGATAGGAGCTCGTAAAGAAATAAAAATGAACAAGCTCATGCCTAGTGAAAGAAAGAGATTTATGGACGTTGAGTCTACTAAACGGGGTTATACTATTGTGGAGTATCCAGAAGATTATCTACCTACTAAACGTATGCGACTTAAAAATCCAGAAGGTAAGTTAACAAATACACCTGCATGGAATGGATTGTACGGGAAGTGGATTAAATACTTTGATAATCAGTCTAGGAGAACAGCTATTGCCTCAGAATCCTATGTAGAAAGATATGCTCGGTGGGAAGGAAAATATGATACTACGATACTAGACGAGTACACAGGCACCCACAACCGAGTTAAATTTAAGTTTAACTCAGGCAAATATGAAGGTTTAATAGGAGAAATAGAAAATGCAGGTATACGGGATATGCGTGAACCTACCTTACGTTCATTAACCTCGGAGTCTGTAATCAAGTATTATCAGCGGTTGTGTAGTAAATTTGGCTTTGAGTTTATAGGAGTAGTCAAAAACAGTAGACACCGAAGTAAAGCCGTATTATCCTGTAGGAAGCTAACTGGTAACTACCAAGGGTACCTATGTGAAGTTCCAGTAAGTTCTTTCTTACATGCAATAGAACATAACGACAAGTTGGACAGTTTGCGAATAGTTACTCAAGAAGAGCAAATTCGGCTAACTGCTGACCTTGTTAATGAACGAGGGTTTAAGTGGGAATCACTAGACCACTTGGACTCACACACTCGGTTGGAACTCACATGTCCCGAAGGACACCAATTCACTACTTTTTGGTACAGACTGTTCCAAGGACATGGTTGGTGCCCTACTTGCAAGGCTAGTGGAGGAGAACAACTATTACAAACATATTTAAACAAGGTAGGGGTTTCTTATGTAAGAGAGCACCGTATTTACACAGATATTCGGAAGTTCCCACTTGCTTTTGATTTTTATTTGCCGGAGTACAGATTAGCTATCGAATATAATGGTATACAACATTATGAGCCCATTGAACATTTCGGAGGGGATAAAGTATTTGAGGCAATCAAGCAGTCAGACGAAGCAAAACGAGCTTATTGTAAAAGCAACGGAGTTACCTTATTAGAGCTACCATATACTCTTTCAAATGAAGAAGTCATTCAACAAGTTCAAGAAGCTTTAGAGCAAAATAAGAAATAAACAGGGTCTATTTTTTTTAATTTTGGTATTGACAATATGCACATGTATCTATATAATTAGTATTGTAGTTGGTATACATTTTCGAACTTAATCTTTCTTATCTTTATCTTACACATGACCTAGCAGGAGTGCTAGGTCTATTTTTTTTGCTTTCATAGAGGCAACTAACTAGTGTGCTATAATAAGTATAGAATGCTATATTAACTTATGAAAGACATAGGAGGAATAAGTAATGACTGAAAAAGAAAACAAGGTTGATTTCCCTCAGCTTAACATGACTCGTGAACAGCTTATCGAAAAGATTAACCGTGGGGAAAATCTAACAGACGAAGAAATTAATTTACTTAAATATCATAATGCAGAAGCAGAACATAAAGAACTTAACCGAATTATTCCGGGAGTTAACAATGTGTTCTCAAAACACTATGATTTTAAAGAATTTGGATTGGAATTTGATATTAAAATCAAAGCCCCTAACGTTGTACAACAAGGTAAAATTCAAGCAATGCGTGAGGCTTACCTAGAAGGCATGGGTATGGCAGTAAGTAACTTTATCTTCCAATGCTATCACACGTTAGCTACTATACGTGTTTGTGGTGTAGAGGTTCCAAAAGAGCTAGAAAGAGATGAAGACATTTATAACATCTATATCCTAAACGTAATCGGAAAGGACTTTGCGGAGTGGTTAAACTCCTTTCGATTCTAATTTAGAAAGTTTAGGGGGTATAAAAACCCTTGTTAGAAACAACTATAGCCGTAACATGTGGGCTATTATGAAGAAGTTTAATGTGTTACCTAGTGACCCTGCATGGCAAAATCTGACACATGAACAAATAGAATGGATTCTGTATAACATGGAAAGAGATGTTGAGGAAGAACAACGTAGAGCTAAAGGTCTTGCTCTTGAAGGTGAATACGAAGACTTAGATGCTTCTTGGTATGAAGTGCCTCATGAAGAGTTTAACCCTATACGTGAAGGTCATGACGAAGCCGAGATTGCTCGTAAGCTTAATGAAATCACTACAGAAGAAGACATGGCTAAACTTAAAGCTCGTTGGGAAGCTAGTCAGGAAGTCGATGCAATCCGTGCCGAAGGTGGTACAACGATTGAGGAAGACACAATCAATGAACTTATTGCTAACAATGTACAGAAAGCTATTGAAGAAGCTAAACGTATTGAGAAACATGGTGGTAATAAGTGGGGAGATAAAACCCCAATTGAATTAGAGGAAGAGCGTAAGAATTTAGAGTTTAAATCTCAACTTAAGCAAGATGATATTCAAGATGCAATTGCTCTATTCAATGGTGAGAAAGAAATTGAACCAACATCATTAGATGATGATTTCGTAATATAGGAGGGTAGGGTAAAACCCTACCTTTTCTTTGTAAAGGAAGTGTGGAAATATGGCTAACAACTATCGGTTTTATGTTGATGCAATGACTGGGGATGCCATTGCAAAATTAGAAGAAGTTAACAAGTTGATGGATAAAATTGACTCTAAAAGTGCAAAGGGTACCCAGAAGTTTTTCCATACAACTCAACGGGAAATAGATGAAGCAGTAGCCGATATGCAACGTCTTATCCAAATGAAAAAGGAACTAGATAGAAACTTTGAAAAACAAAGTTCTATGGCAGAAGCTACAGGTAGCATGACAGACTTTAAACGTGCACGTGCAAACCTAGAACAGTTACAAAGTGAGTTCCAAAAAACACAAAATGAGTTCCAAAAGTTAGCAAGTATGAAGGCTAACCCGAACTTTACGAATAAAACAGCTTTAAAAGAACAAAGAGCATATAGAGAAGAACTAACCGAGCAAGAAAAGGCTCTCCAAGCAATCAAGAAAGCTCAACAAGAGTTAAACCGTGTAAACTCTCGTGTAAACCATAGAGCACACCAAGCTACCTCCACAGGTAGAATGACCCACAATCAATCTGAAAGTATGAAGAAGGATTTAGGTGGTGTTGGTCTATATTCAGATACACAACGAGAAAACAAGGAACGACAAGCTCAATTAAGAGAACAATACCGTAGACGACAAGAAGAACTATCGCAAGTACGTTCTGACACAAACTTAGATAGACAGGTTCGTAAGAACAGAGAGACATCTATCTTAGAGGAAATCAAAGGTATTGAACAAGAGATTGAAGCTCGTAAGAAATTTAATCAGACCTTGAATGATACTATTGAGAATTTAAAAGCTAAAACAGACCAGTTAAACAATAGTAATGTCAAAGTAGAGGCGGATAGGAACTCCACTGCGGGCGTTATAGCTTCTCGTGCGCCATCTATAGCTATTGCAGGTATAGGCTCTGCTATGGCGGCAATAGGGGGCTTATACGCTAAAGGAGCTACTGCTAATGCAGGTATGCGTGATTCGACTATCTCTTTAGGGCAACGTACTGGAAATGGAGACTTCCGTGCTATCCGTAAAGAAGCTCAAACGATGGGTATTGAGAAGCAACTTGGATATAAAGGGGCTGATATGCTTCAATTCCAAGAAGATGCGTTAAGTAATATCGGATTTACCAACAAAGAAGACTTAACATCCAATACTAGAGCTTTAGCAGAAGGTTCACGTGCAGTTCCTGTTGATTCTGAAACCTTAAGTGGATTCATGAACGACCAAATGCGTAGAGGCGCTGTGAGCGGTAAAGACCAAATTAAAGCGATTCAAGAAGGTTTCTTAGGAGCTATCCAAAAATCTGGTATGGTAGGTCGTGAAAAAGAGCAGTTAAATGCTTTGAAAACATTAAGTGACCAATCGTTTAGTGGACGTAACGGTAGTAATGAGGAACTTAAACAACAAATGGCTATGCTTACATTGTTGAACAAAACTGGTTCTCGTGCCGTCCAAGGTGAACAGGGTGCCGAGTTAATGACTAGCTTATCAGCAGGTATCCAAAACAGTATCTGGAATAACAAAGCCTCCCTACTTTTGGGTAAAGGTACAAAATACCAAGGTGGCGAGGGTATGTACGCTTTAAAAGGTAAAGTTGAAGAAGGAGCTACTGCGGAAAATGTAGGAGCTATTATTGGAAGCGTGCAACAATCCGGAGGTAGCGAAGATTACCAAAAATTTGTATTTGGTTCTGCTCTTCATGATTTGTTTGGGACTAATGCAAAAAATGACCAGATAGATGCTATGTGGGAAGCCTTCGCAAATGGTAATCTAAATGAAGAAAATATCAATAAGATTATGAATGAAAGCCAGTCTACTGGTAAGGACAAGTACAAGAAGAATGCAGATGACTATGCTAACTCTAAAGAGGGTATGGCTAACCGTTCCGAAGCAGTAACTGAGAAACAAGCTTCCGGTATTAATGATTATGGTGATGCTCTACGAGGAATTAACTCTAAACTAGGAGGAATCCCACCGGGTATGTATGCTCTAGGCGCAGGTATGGGTGCCTTAGCAACTGCCTTAATGACCTCTGGTGGTATGTCTTTATTCTCTGGTAAAATAAGACAAAAAATAGGTACGTTGTTCTCAACAGAGAACACACCAACTAAAGCGGTCGAGCCAACTAGTGCGGGTGGAAACTTTTTTAAGACAGCAAAAGAAGCTTTTAAAACAGGGAAATCCGAAGGTGGGTTAGTAAAAGGAATAACAGATGCAGGAACTGCTGTGAGGGATGCAGGAAAGGCAAATATTGTAACAGATGCAGGAAAATCTACAGGTAAATTTAGCAAATTTTTAGGAAAAGCTGCAATGCCTATAGCTTTAGCAACTTCTGCTTTAGATATAGCTACATCCGATGATAAGGTTCGTGCTGTAGGTGAAAATGCAGGGGGACTTGCTGGGGGACTTGCCGGAGGTAGTATAGGTGCGACAATAGGTACAATGATATTACCCGGTGTAGGTACATTAATTGGTGGTGGTATAGGCTCAATTGCAGGTAGTTTATTAGGGGATAAGGCAGGTGGTAGTTTAGTAGATGGCGTTCGTAAGTTCTTTGGTGGAGAGGAAGCTTATGCAGACGAAGTAGATACAGGTACTTCCGCAGGTGGACAAAAAACGCTTAAGGGACAAGAGAACAAATCTGGTAAACAGGAAGAACGAGACATGGCAAACAAACATGTCCTTTCTGAAAAAACACGTGCTGAAAATAATGCTGAGGAAGCAACCAACTTGTCTATTTACTCAAAATTACTTGACAGAGCACAACGAATCCTAAACCAAGCTAGAAATCAAAACGGCATCTTTGGTAACTCAAAGGATGATAAAGGTTCTAGTGATAGTAGTGATAGTGGTGGTATCGGTGACGACCCTGCAAGTAAAGATTTTGGTGGAGACTGGGAAAAAGCCATCCGTCAAGCTTCTAAGCAACTGGGGGTAGACGTTACTGACCAAGATGTGGACACAATACTTAAACTGATTCAAGCAGAGTCTGGTGGTGATGAAAAGGCTATTCAACAAATCATTGATGAGAATAACTTCAACGGCTCTGGTGGTGCTAAAGGACTTCTACAATATATCCAATCTACATTCGATGCTTACAAAGTAAACGGACACGATAACATCATGAGTGGTTATGACCAACTACTAGCGTTCTTTAACAATAGTAACTGGCAAAAAGACCTAGGCTCATGGAATAATCGTTACCAAAATGGTAGTACGGGCTGGGGTCCAACGGGTAGTAAGACTCACGCAATGGGTGGACATATCACTTCTCCGGAACATGCCTTACTTGGTGAGGTACCGGGACAAGATGAATATGTTATTAACCCGCACCAACCTACAGCTCCTAGACTGTTAGCAGAAGCTACTCGTAAAACTGCACAGAAATTCCGTTTGTTTGGTAATGGTTCTGGGGATAACTGGTCTTCTCGTGTAGGTGGAATTAGCCTATCAGGTTCCGGTAATTCAGCACAGGCACCAACATTAAACAATACGAACGAAGTTAAAGTTAGCGTAACCGTACAAGGTGGCGGAACTTCTGAAAGTATGGCTAATGAAATCGGCAATAAAACAGCAGGTAAGATTATGCAATCAGTCGATGATGCAATGAGTTTCTTTACAAAAGAAATGAAACGAGTTTAAGAAAACTAGGGGGACTCGTTCCCCCTTTATTTATTGAAGGAGGTAAACTATGGCGGTAGAATTACGTTATCCTAGATTTAACCTAGCGTTTTATACAGAAAAAGACGAATACCATATTACGTATGATGCACAAACTGGAGAATCTAATACTTCTGTAGTGAACAAAGATAATGATTCAGAAGTTTCTAATAACTTTATGATAGAATCCGTTATCAGTTTAACAACAAAAAATGCAATGGAAGACGATAGTGCGGTCTTTTCTTTTGTTCTAGCCGGAGATGTATACTGGGACAGAATTTTAAAAGCTAACGATGCAGTTGTACTACGACTTTATCCTGATATAACCAGTGACCTACCTGTTAACCCAGTCTTACTAGTCGGGTTAATTTCAGAAGTACGACTTGAAGGAGACTATGGGGAGAACTCTAAGATGTATCGTATCACAGGTCAATCCTTTGCTAAGGCTTTAATGCAGTTTGACTTAGGTGTTATCCAAGAAGTAAGTGTTGTATTAACTGATATTGGTTGGTTACCTGACGATGCCCAAGAGGGGGTTAAGATGACAGGTAGAAGTGCCAGTCAGTTAGCAGAAGGAATGATGAACCGTTTCTTACAGTATATGAAATTTGACTTTAACGGAGAAGGCTTAGAGCGCTTTTTAGAATGGGAATTAGACAGTTGGACAGAAGCAGAGCGGTTGATAGATAATACCCCATATATTAACTATGAGGGTTCTTTAAAACAATTATTAGATGACATTACAGCTAAACCATTCAATGAACTGTTCTTTGATGCTACACCGGGAAATAAATGTCGAATGATTATGCGTAGAACCCCTTTTGACAAAGAAGATTGGGAAAATTTAACTACGTATACTGTAACATCTAAAGAAGTTATTTCTGAGTCAGTAGCAACAAATGATACAGAAGCCTATTCTATCTTTAACATTTCTATAAATAATCTTTATGGTACAGACTCTATGATGCTTGGTTCTAAACCACAGGTATTTCCTGCTTTAGTTAACAAGTATGGCTATAAAAAGCTGGAAGTTGATAACAAATATTTACAAGGTGCAATTGTAGATAGTGGTGACGATGCAGATAGTGCTGATACAACTACAGATGGGAATACAGAAACTAACGAAGATACTGCAACGGAAAGACGTGCAACTAGAGACAAAGATACGAATGAATCTAGTGCGTTTGATACGACTTATGGTACAGTAATGAATTATTTACGTGGTTACCCACTAGACATCTTAAGAGTGAAACGTGGTAATGTTCGAGCTAAAATACTTCAAGTAGACAGACGTATCACAGGAACAATGGCAGACAAAATAATTGACCAGTACATCATGACACAGAGCTTGACAAAAGAGCAGTTCACGGATATAACTGGTATCAACGAAAAGAATGCTAGCAAAGGTAACGGCAAAGAAAAACCTACCTATAAAAAAATTGTAAAATTCTTAGAAGATTACAAGGATGAAGCGGATAATAAAGAAACTACTACTATTAAGAATGAGCTTATGAACAAGTTCAACTTAACAGATAACCAAGCTACATCTATTGCTAGTGAATTTGTAGGTCAAAAAAGTTTACGTAAAACTAGATACGACGAAATCATTAAAAATAACCCAAGTGATAGTACAACAGTTTCTGGTTCTGATACAAAATACGTAAAAGAGTTTACAAAACGGTTGGCTAACTGGTACTGCGAAAATCCTAACTTCTATAGTGGAGATATTGTAGTTAAGGGTAGCCCAGACTATCGTTTAGGTGGAAGACTATTCGTAGTAGACGAACAGAATAACGAATTGTGGGAATATTACATTGAATCCGTAGAGCAAACTTTCTCCTACACACAAGGTTACACGACAACTTTAGGAGTTACTCGTGGTCTTAAAAATGGTGGTAAAGACCGTTTCACCCATCTTTGGGGCAAGTCAGAAGACTTCTCAGGAGGTATGTTAGGTGAAAAGACTTTAGAAGCTTTACTAGAAGAGCAAGATAAGAAAAATAATGAGAACAATAGTAGTTCTGGTTCTAGTGGTGGTTCAAGTGGTAGCACAAACCCATCGAATATTCCGGGAGGTACAGTAGCTATGAAAGCTGTAAACTGGGGACGTTCTCACTCTAAAACAGAATCTTCCTTTAGGTCTGCATATGACTGGGGAGGCGGACGTACAGGTAGAGACCCATTTGAAAGCTCTCCTATTGCCACTGACTGTTCTTCATTTGTATGGTGGTGTTTCAAACATGCAGGTGTAGAATTGAATGGTGGAGCAACTGGGATGACCACATGGAGTATTATTGCGGATACGAAACTTGAAACAATAGCCACTCGTGGGCAAAAGAACTCTGCTATCTTTGATAAGATGAAAGCAGGAGATATTATCTGGTTCCTCAATTGCGAGCATATGGGAATTTACTGCGGTGAAGGGAAAATGGTTGCATGTAATGGTTCAGGTAATATGAATGAAAGTCCTACAGCAGGTATCATTGTGTCAGACATGACAAGTGGATACTGGTGGGACGCATTCGATGGAGACGTAAAAAGATACAACTAACCTCGTTAATAGCGAGGTTTTTTTACTGTAAAAAACAAAACTAGTATGTGTGCTATAATATTAAGTAGAGACACATACAAGAGAAAGGATGGTATCAACTTGGCAGGAGGACGTAGATTTCAGGCAGGGTTAGGTTCCGAACATAAAAGATTATACAAAGAAGGACAACAAATTAATACTTTGTTGCTAGCCCAAGTTATCCAAGTTAATTATAAATATAATACAGTTGATTTATTAGCATTACAGCATAAAGAAGTTTTTCAAAACTCATATGCCAATGAAGGTAGATTCTCTGCTCGTTTACCAATGGAGTTTGGTGGACGAAACCTTGCAGGACAACCATATGGTCAGGTAAACCCCATTGCCGTTGGTACTGTTGTCCTAGTAGGTTTTATTAATTCTGATAAAGATATGCCGATTGTTATTAGTGTATACAATAACAACGATGTAAATAAACAGTTATCTCGTACACGTTTTGCTAATGCAGACCCTACAGACATGACCTTAGCAGGGGAAATGTACCAAAAATTTAGTTTGTATCCATCATTGACTTACGATAGCATTGATGGAGATGGTAACCGAATAGTTACGTTCTCGGGTAAATCATTTATTGCATTCGATACAAAAGACATGCGAAACTCTCCAATGACTGATGCTAGCTACGGTTCTCGTTATGAAGACCTAGGAACATCTTATTACAATGACGGGGAACTAATTGAGCCGATGAAAGGTCGAGCACCTAATGTGTTATTCAAACACCAAGGTATTCTTGACGATGATAATAAACCTGATACACATAACTTCATGATTCACATTAACCCAGATGGAACATACCGTACATCTATGATGGATACGGAACAAGACTGGCGGACAATGTTTGAAATGACACCAGAAGGTAAAATACGTTTACGTAGACAGGGAGATACTGTACGCTTAAACGATGGTTTTGAGATTGGTGAGCTAGGTATTAATGAAGAAGGTATCGTTTACCTACGTAATGGGGATATGGACTTAGAAGTTCGTGAAGACGGTATCTATTCCCAAGGTAAACTAATTACAGAAAGTATCAATCTTGATGATATTTATGAAAAGTTAGCTAATGTTACTTTTGAAATTAATAAGACAAATGAGTCCTTGCAAATTTTAGCTGATAAATCAGAATTACAAGACGGTAAAATTGTAAATCTAGAAACAGAAATTACAATTGTAGCCGGTAAAGTAGAGTCTAAAGTAAGTGCAACAGAAGTACAAGACATGATTGACAGTTCTATCGTAGACATGGAAGAGGCTATTAAACAAGCCAAAGAAGATGCAGATAGAGCAAATCAAATTATTTCTGATATGGCTAGTGATAACCGTTTGACTCCTAGTGAGAAGCTAGACTTACTAAAAGAGTGGGACATTGTTAAAAATGAATACCCAACTTATTTAGCACAAGCTGAATTATACGAAGTAGACAGCACGACATATACTGCTAAGTACAAAGCTTTAGAAACATTTGTTACTCCTTTATTGGAAGACATGGAAGCTACTAGTGTAGTAGACGGCTCTATTATGCGTAAAACATTTAGCGCATACTACACAGAACGAATCAGCTTACTTAACGCAATTACTAAAGGATTGAAAGATGGTCTAGAAGAAGCGATGAAGAAAGCTTCTCAGGCTTCTGTAGATGCGACACAAGCTTTAGCAGACTCTGCACAGGCACAAATTGATGCAAACAATGCAAAACAGTTGATTGCAGATATTGCTAGTGACGGTAAGCTGACTGCTTCTGAAAAGTACCAGTTGAAAAAAGAGTGGGACGTTATTGTTAAGGAGTACCCTACAACAATTGCCCAAGCAACAAAGTATAAAGTAAATACTGATAACTATACAGCTAAGTACAAGGCGCTAGAAACATTTGTTACTCCTTTGTTTGCGAACATGAATGAAACAAGTGTTATTAACGGGGAGCAACTACGGACAGTATTCTCTGATTACTATGCTGTGAAGATTACCTTATTGAAAAGTATTACAGATATTGCTCGTGATGAACTGACTGATTATGGTAACCGTATTACTGTAGCAGAAACAAAAATCACACAAACATCCGAAGCTATCACGTTAATGGCTTCCCGAGTGGAAACTGTTGAAAATGATGTTAAAACAAACACAGCGCAATTGAAAGTACAAGCAGACCTAATTAGTCAGAAAGTAACTGCTAGTGAAGTAAAAGATGTTATTGATAATGCAATTGATAACATGTCTATTGGTGGTTCTAACTTGTTTGTAATCAAAACTCAAACAGCAGGACTATTGAATGAAAATAATGGTACTGTAGGAACAGCCGTAGATAAATCTGTAGTATCTAACTATATCAAGGTAACAGCAAAAATGCCTTATGTAGCTTCTTTATATAGAAACACAGGGACAAACAGTATTATCATTGCATGGTATGACACAAGCAAAACGTTTATCTCTGGTCAAGCTGTAGCTGATTCTGGTGATTTCCATAAAACTTATGTTGCACCAGAAAACGCAGTATATGCTCGTTTAAGCTATAAGAAATCTGATACTGTTAAAATGAAATTTGAAGTAGGTACGAAGCCAACTGATTATAGCCCGTCATGGGATGATATTAAAGGTGACCAGACTGCTTTAGAAGAGTACATTAAACAGGTAGAGGAACAAGCTAAACAAGCACAACAAGAAGCAGAAAACGCTAAGAACGAAGCAGAAAACGCAAATAGTGTGATTGCTGATATGTCTAACGATAATATGTTAACAGCAAATGAGAAACAACAAATTTTACTTCAATGGGAAGAAATTAAAACGGAATATCCAATTAATTTAGACCAAGCAAATAAATTTAACGTTTCCACTACACAATACACCACAGCGTATAATGCTCTAAAATCCTATTTAGACCCATTATTAGCAGATATAACAAAAACTTCTGTAATTATTGGCTCTACTATGCGCAGTACGTTTAATACGTACTACGACCGTAGAACAACATTGCTTAACCGTGTAGCTGAACTAGCTAAACAAGTAGCTGACCAAGCTAAGAACACAGCAGACAAAGTAGACGATGACTTAAACAACATCGGTGGATACAACTATATTGGGTTCTCTTCCGGAGACCATATGTACCCTCGTTTAATGATTAAGAACGTTGGTTACTACTATGTACCTTCTACAACAAGCACGGAATTTGTAGGTGACATGGTTTGTTTAAAACCGAAAACAGCAACAGTTACAAGCGTTCAGTATGACGTTGGTAATGCCAATGCTAGTGTAGCTGATGTTGGGCTTGCTAACTATCGAATGAAAGAAGTTAAAACAGGTCAATGGTTGACTGCTTCTGCGAATTTAAAAGTTGTAGGAACAGGTACTGCGTATCTAACGATTTTTACACTTGAAAATGGTTCATGGAAAGCTTCATATAGTGACAGAGTTAGCGCAAGTCAAGGAGTAACTCGTGTAGTAGCTCAAAGACAGGTAACAGATGCAACCAGAGGTATTTTAGTTCGAGTTGATGGTAGTAGCATAACCGAAGTTCATTTTGGAAATATGCAATTAGAAGTTGGTATTCGCTCTACCCCTTGGAAGAAATCAGACATTGACATTCAAGAAGACATCAATAATGTTGCTGATGACATTAAAGATTATATTGGTGCTCGTTCTGATAACCTAATTACAAATGGTTTTGGTGAACTAGGGAACAATACGAACATTGGTGGTATCTTTGATGGTGCTGATAGAATTGTAGGTAAAGGTTCCTTCCGTCAAGAAGAAGCAAATAAATCACTGCTACTTAGTGAACCTATTGTTATTGATAATAAAAAAGTCTATAACTTTGACTATTACATGCACACATTAAAAGGTGTAGGTCGAAGTTATGCAATGATTTGTCCTTATGACGTAGACGGTGTTCGTATTACTTACCCTTCTCTCGGGGGACGAAACTACAACTCTACTACCCCTGTTAAATTTACAAAACTGGTAAAACCGCTTAAAGTCGGGGATACAGAGGTTTTTGTAGAAGATGTTAGTCTATGGAACGGACAGGCACCGCAAGACTACCAACGTAGTATTATCATGTGGGGTTATAAAAACTCGTTCGGCTATACTTATCCCGATGGAACGTATAGTCAGCTAATACAGATGAGGACATATGATATTGGTGCAGTTGACACCACAGCTAACAAGATTACGTTAAACAAGCCATGGGCAGTTGCAAACCCAAATAGTTCAGATGGGATTTTCCCAGTAGGGCATACACTTAGCCCAACTTCTGACGGCTCCACATATTTGTATTTGAATGGTCACGTAAATATACAAGTACCTACTACGTACACCAAGTACAGCCATTTGATTAGTGGCTCTTCTGAGTTTGCTAATACAACGATTATCCCAGTAGAAACAGGTTTTATTCAACTTGGATTCTTGTTGAACCGTGATACAACAGGTGAAAAATCTTGGCTAAATGGTTTACGTCTACGTGATTATACAGATACGTACAAGTTAAACGATGACGTTAGAGAAACACAAGAAAACGTGGACAAAGCCCAACAAGATGCTAATAAAGCTAACCAGTCAATTGCTGACCTATCTAATGATAATCTAGTTACTCCTAACGAGAAACTAGATTTGAAAAAAGAGTGGGAAATTATTGTTGCTGAAAAACCTATTAACGACACTCAAGCTGATAAATTCGGGGTAAGCAAAGTAGCTTATGGTACTGCCTATACAGCTTTAGATACGTATCTAAAACCTATCTTAGCAAGCACAACAACAAACTCTGCGATTGTTGGGCAAACTATGCGGGATACGTTTAAAGCATATTACACAGCTCGTACAGACCTTTTAAATGCTGTTGCTACAAAAGCGAAAGACCTAGCCGATACAGCGCAGTCTGGGGTAGAACAAGTTAAAGCAAAGGCTGAGAAGGCACAAGCTGATGCTACTAAAGCTCAACAAGATGCAAGTAAAGCTCAACAAGATGCTACTAAAGCAAATCAGGCTATTACAGACCTATCTAATGATAATCTAGTTACTCCTAATGAGAAACTAGATTTGAAAAAAGAGTGGGAAATCATTGTTGCCGAGAAATCTAAGAATGATGCTCAAGCAGATAAATTTGGTGTAAGTAAAACGGACTACGGTACGAAGTACACAGCTTTAAGTAACTACATTACACCTATCTTGACTGATTTAACAACTAATTCTGCTATTGTAGGTCAGACTATGAGAGATACGTTCAGAGCATACTACACTGCAAGAACGAATCTACTAAACTCAATTAGTGTAAAAGCTAAGGAACTAGCAGATAAAGCCCAAACAGATGCTAACAATGCACAGAATAGTGCAAATAACGCACAAAGTTCAGCTAACCAAGCTCAAACGGATGCTACAAATGCACAAAACAGTGCAAACAAAGCTCAAGCAGATGCTACTAAGGCTAACCAATCAATTGCGGACTTGTCCAATGATAATCTAGTTACTCCGAATGAGAAATTAGACTTGAAAAAAGAATGGGAAATTATTGTTGCTGAAAAGCCAAAGAACGATGCTCAGGCAGATAAATTTGGTGTAAGTAAAACCACCTATGGTACTGCATATAATGCACTGAACACCTATCTAACTCCAATACTGGCAAATTTAACAACAAATTCTGCGATTGTTGGACAGACGATGAGGGATACGTTTAAGACATACTACTCTGCTCGTACTGATTTATTAAATGCTATTGCATCTAAAGCTAAAGATTTAGCTGATAACGCACAAAACACAGCGGATAACATAGCTGTCGGTACTCGTAACCTTTTAATCGGGACACAGGACTTTTCCAAAGGTAGATACCCGGGGAATACGCATATTACAATTACAGATGAAAAACTGTTTGGAAATGCAGTAATGAAAAATGACTTTACTGCAGGTACAGGATACTCAGACATGTATCAACTGACTACCTCAATTATTCCAACAGGTACTCAGTATACGTTATCGTTCTATGCAAAAGCAGATATAGACAAAACAAAAATGTCTTGCTACTTCTACAACCCAAACACTACGGTAAATAGTGTAAACAGTCAAGGAGGTAGGGTTACCTCTGGTGATGGACGTACTGTATTCGTTTTAAGTACAGAATGGACTAAATACTGGGTAACTTGGACACAGACACAAGCAGACAAGCCTAAGTCAGTAATTATTGGTCGTAAGACTGGTGGGGAAGAACCTAACTCTGCTTTCTATATGTCTTCTCCAATGCTAGTAGAGGGTAACAAACCACAAACGTGGATGAAAGCCCCAGAAGACATCGAAACGGCTATAAACGGTAAAGAAGGTGCTTGGGTTTACTCACCAACAGCACCAACAAATCCGGCTATTGGTTTAGTCTGGGTGGATTCTTCTAAGACTCCAAACCAACCAAAACGTTGGGTAGGAGGAGAAACTGGATGGGTTGCTCTAACCCCAGAAGAAGTAAAAGACTTGCCTTGGGGTGAAGACGGTTCTAGCCTTGCTGACTGGGTGGCACAAGCAGAACAAAAGATTTCTTCTGATGCAATCATTAATACTGTATTAGGTTCTGAGGACTTTACAGGTATCTTTGATAAGAAGGCTAACACAGAAGACTTGAACAACCTTGCTTCTTACGATGACTTAGATGCTATGCAAGCTGAGTATGAACGGTTACTAAAAGAAGGTATTGCAGGAATTGACTTCTCACCATATGTAACTAATACGGAGTTAGAACAGTTGAAAGATAGCTTTACTTTCTCTGTTCAACAAGCCGGTGGGGTTAATATGTTGAAGAACTCTCTAGGATTCTCTGGGACTGATTTCTGGCAAGCTTCTTCTGGTATAGATACTACTCAGAATGACCAATTAGCTAAACTAGGTTTTGGTTCTGGATTTATGATAAATCGAGTGCAAAATGCTACACTAAGCCAAGCAATCGAACTACCAGAAGCAAAACAAGGATTGCAATATGCTTTGTCTTTCTATATGAACGTAGCTACCTTTGGAGACACTACAGGTTTACAATGTGGGGCACGTATTTATGAAGAAGGTGTGTTGAAATACACAGTAGGAGTAACAGATGCTACACAAGGCATTCCAAGTGACTATCACTTGTATAAACTTGTATTTGAACCGGAATCCCCAAATACTATCGTTGAGTTGTTTGTTACAAATGGGGCACAAGCAACTGTAATCATATCAGGGGTTATGTACAACATTGGTAACATTGCGTTGAAATGGCAACCGTACCCAAGTGAAATCTATAATACGAACGTTAAGATTGATATTAACGGTATTACTGTTAAGAATAATCAGACAGATGGTTATACAATGATTACTCCGCAAGAGTTTTCAGGTTACGCAAGGGTTAATGGAGAAATGGAACGTATTTTCACACTTAATGGTCAGGTAACCGAAGTTAAGATGTTGAAGGCGGAAAAACGTATTACTATGGAACCTATTTCCGTGTTTGCGATGAACTCCAAGGAAACCAACACGATTGGTTGGGCGTTCGTAGCTTCCGGGGATGTTAGTCATACTATGGTGTCTAACACATAACAAATAGAGGGGAGCCTTTCCTGTAAGGCTCTCTTTTGTTGTGTTGTGCTATAATTATATTATGAGAAACAAAATAATGAGGTGAAAAAATGGCTATAAGCGGTAGCAAGTATACAGCTTTTGCAAGACATAGACTTGTATTAGAATGGAGAGCTTCTCAAAATATTGCAGGTAACTATTCTGATGTAAGTATTTGGTTGTATTTGCAATCTATGGATGCCTATGGTGCAATATCTGCCTCCGCTGTAGGTCAAGCGCAGGTAACAGCTAATGGGCTAAGACAAACAGAAAATGCGACCTCTCAATTGAACGCATACCAGAAAAAATTATTATTAGCTAAAGTTTGGCGTGTCAACCATGATGCAGATGGTAACAAATCATTTACTATTACCGGTAGCTACTTTGTAAACGTAACATTTGCAGGAGTTTATTATGGAACAGTTACTATACCTGCATTTGCGGTTTATTTAGATAGAATCCCACGTAAGAGTTCTTTGAATCCTGTTCCAGATTTGAATATTCCAAACAAACTAAGCGTAAGTATTACTCGACAAAGTTCTAGTTTTACTCACAATTTAAGTGTATGGGTCGCAAATAGAACTAACCCAACATTAACAAATGACTCCCATTGGGTTTGGTTAAACGATATAACAAATGTAGGAACAAGTGGTACGTTTACTTTTAGTGTAGCAAACTTTACTGAAATGTTCAAGAGGATGGGTACAAACACCGAATGGGTAGGTAAGGTGAAGCTCTGGACGAATGGTTTGAATGAGTCTGAGCCAAGCCAACAACGAACCTTCCGAATAAAACCTCCAATGAATGCGCAAGCTTCCGGTGGTAACTTAAAAGTTAAAGTAGGAGAAAAAATTACAGTTAACCTAAGTAATTTTCAATCTGATGCTAACTTTAACTATACTGGTGTATTTGACTATCGAGGAGTATCCATACCAGTAGCAACAAATGTACATGCTAATTCTATGACTCTTACATTAACCCAAGCAAACGTGGATTCTATCTTGAAAGAGTCTCCGGATGATGCAGGAACATGGGGGCAAGTACGAGTAACCAGTTACTACAATGGGGTACAATATCGAACTCCTTGGACGGGACAGCATATTGTTTGTACAATTCCAAAAGAGGACTATTTACCTGTTATAAACGGAACACCAACCTACGCTGACTTAAGTACCGAAGCTACAAATGTTACAGGTAGTAACCAAGTAGCTCTGCAAAGCAAGTCAAATATTCGAGTAACTATTCCGGCTAATTTTGCTACAGGTCAGGGATACGCAACGATTAAAACCGTTCAAGCCTCGTTAGGCGGTGCTACTAAGACAGCAAACTACAGTGCTTCTGGATTTAATATTGATATTGGGGCACCAAATGAAGGAACAGCTTCTTCATTAGTTGTTACTGTTTTAGACGGTCGAGGATTTAGTACATCTTGGACAAAAACAGTTCAAGTATACCCATATAGCAATCCTGATGTGAACTATACAGTTGCACGTAGAAACAACTTTGAAGTAGACACAGAGTTAACAGTTTCAAGTAGTTGGGCACCCGTTACTATTAGTGGGGTAAATAAAAATGCAATTACTGCTGTAACTTATGCAACAAAACGAGCAGGGACTGATACTTGGGGTTCAGAAACACCCGTTAATTTTAGCACTGATGGAACAAAAGTTATTGTTCCTACCACTGTCATTAAGGTACCTAACGAATACAGTTGGAATTTCCGATTAACCATTAAAGATAAGTTTGGAAGTTTCACGAAAGAAGCAAATATTCCTGCCGGAAAACCTATCATGTTTATTGATGCTGTTCGTGAATCTGTAGGTTTTGGTAACTTAACAGGTACAGGAGAAAGTCGTAACCTTAATGGTGTAATTGAAATTGAGCCAGAAAGGTATCATGATTCAGGCAAAACAGGTATTCAGATGAACAACAGTGATATATCTGGGTTAAATGGAATATTTTTCTCTAATGATGTAATGGATAACCATGGAGAAGGCTTACACTTTATTAAATCAGGTAAGACTGTTAATTCTAATAACTTGGATGACTATGATTATATGTATATGAGAGACGGTTCCCTTTATATTAACAATGACAAAGTTCCACTTTTTACTATGAATCCGGAAAATTCTGGATTTAAAGAGAATCGTCTTTGGTCTGGGGCTTGGTATATAGGGAATACACAAAAAATAGCCATATCAAAAAGTATTTATGCTTGTCCTAATGGTTGGGCACTGTTCTTTTCAAAATATATGAACGGAGTAGCTTCTGATGCTGACTCTGTATGTGTTTTAATTCATAAAGCTACACTGCAATCAACCGGAGACCAATATAAACGCGTACTTGTTTCAACATACGCCAATACAATAGCAGTTAAAGTTTTCCATATTCAAGACCATGGGACAATAATTGCAGGTGTCAGCGAAAACAATAGTGCAGGAGAAAATGCTAAAACAGTACTAAGGGCGGTGTATGAGTGGTGACAGATGAGTTAGAGTATAAAGAAATCGTACTAATTTTAGACAAAGATAACTACGTGGAGCAGTGGGGAGAGAACTTAAACGGTGAAGGAAGTCTAATTTCCGTAACTCTCCCTGCTAGCCACCCCTTCTTTGCAAATAGCTGTGCTTCTTATAGATTCATAGATGGAGAACTTGTTTTTGTTCCCGACAGGCAAATTAAATTTGCTAGAGAAGATAAAAAGGAGCTACTAGCTCTTGAATGCAAACAAAAAATACTCGAAGGATTCTTATATGAACATGAAAAAATCATGTATCGTGTATCCTATTCAGTAAACAAACAGTCATTGTTTGAGCAAACTGAACAGCTTTTTAAAATGAAGAGTATCACAAGTGTTGATTGGGAGTTTATAAAAGATGGTCAAGTACAAATTATAGCGCTTGACAAATTAGCATTTATGACCTTATACACATATGCTACTTTAGTAAAAAAAGAGAAAATTGATAAGTTAAACTGTAAGCTGTATCCGTTAGTAGACGAGAAAGAGACTATAGAAGAAATAGCAACTATAACTTGGGACTCTATTCCTGATGAACCGTTACCAGAAAAACCTGTAATTGATTTAGATGGAGACGGAGAAATCAGCCAAGAAGAGTTTGATGCACTGGCTAAAGAAAACAAAGAGTTAAAACAAAAAGTAGAATTAAATGAGTTAGCTCTAATGGATGCAATCAATATGCTGTCAAGCATGATTACAGGTTAACTTTAAAGGAGGTGATAACTGTGTATCCACACCTATCAATGCTATATGCAACGTATGTCATGAAAGACCCTACAGTATGGACAATGGACAAAGTTCCTGCTATGATTCGAGAAGATGTACAAAGAATTGTAGACGAAATGACAAAAAAAGAACAAGCACCCGAGTAGTCTTTCTAACACTGGGGGTTTCCATTGGCTTAGTCGCAGGACTAGCTATTGGGTTCTTCCTATAATGCTCGGGGAGAGGAAGAGGGTGGCTTAGGCTGTCCTCTTTTTTCTTAGTTAATTGTACTATATTAATGGACGAAAGGACGTGATAAGTGTGGGACAATCAGATGGAATGGGTGGAACATTAAAAAGAATTGCTATTCAAGTTGGGGACGACCCAAACACAGGTTGGTATAGATTTCAAGTTAACCCAACTCAATATAAATACAGCAAACCACACCGTGTAACAATTTTTAAAACAAAGTCTAACATTATCACTGAGGACTTTGGTAGAGATATTGAAACCATTCAATTCTCTGGTACAACTGGATTTAGAAAAGACTCTAGAGGAATGAACGGTGCTGATAGATTAAGAGAACTATCTAATTTGATAGATGATTATGCAAATCAAGGTGGTAATGGTAACCGTCCAAAAGTAGAAATGAAGTTCTATAATTTTACTGATGACCAGTATTTCGTGGTTCATTTAGCCCCAGAAGGTCTCACTATAGAACGTTCTGCGGAACAGCCATTACTATTTACTTATACATTAAGTTTAGTTGTATTAAGAAAAGCGGGAGAGCCTGCTGAACGTGACCAAGTAAACCCAGAAATCGGAAATAAAAATCCAAGTGTAGGAGACAAGGATAAAGACACAAGAAGTGGTGTAATTAGAACACCTGCACAGTTACTACATGAACAGTATAAAAATTCTGTGTTGCCAAATATAGCAGTAAATCCTAGTGGTACATCTGGTGCCTATAACTACGGTTTAGTTGAACTAAAAAGATTAATTGGTTACGGAGGTGGTCAATAATGGCAACTGTATATCAATCTGCGGACTTGCTAAGATTCTTTCGTTACTTAAACGTAAACGTGCAAGGAGATGTTGTTAGTAATGTCATAGACGACCAACCTAACTTTATTTCTAGATTTTACACACCACACACAAGAGTGAATAAAATATCTAGTACCTTATTGGATATTGTGAAAGACAATAACATTAGTGAAACAAATAAAGAGTTATCCAAGGATTCACTAACCTATAAGTTTTTGAAGAGTGGACTACGATTAACAGCTCCTGACATTTACCAGTTAGCTCAAATCGTAGTACTTGAATCTTTTGCTTTAATTTATGCAATTGAAGAAAAACCCGAGATGTTCAAAATGATTAACGAATCAGATGTGAAACAAACAAGAGAAAACGTAAAATATCTTGTGGACTACTTAGGGGAGAAAAAAGACTATACTGATATTGTAATGGATTTACACTCTATGGATATTGCCCTTGGTTATATTCAAGAACAGATTCCATTAATTCAAGGAGGGTTACCAGTAAATGGCACGATATAAGAAACATACAATCGTTTATGGAGAAACCATGCAATCCATTGCTCAAATGGAGACAGGTTCTGTAAATGACTGGATAAAGATTGCTGAGTATAACTCCTTGGTTTATCCATACATAGTAGATACTATGCAGGAGAAGATGGCTAATATCGAACACCTAGCAACACCGGGAGACACCTTAGTGATTCCTGTAGAAGCTAATCTGTTAGACACGGATATTAACCATTTAAACCAACGAGACATGGACTTCTTGCTTAGCCTCTCTTTAGGGAGAGATTTGGACATGATAAGTGAGACAGAATACTATGAGAACCATGGTACAAGTGATGAGGTGTTCTCATTGACCCATAACGGGCACGGAGACCTTAAGACGGCTAGTGGAGCAGATAATATAAGGCAAGCAACTATCTCCCGTCTAATGACCGCTAAGGGGTCTTTAATGCTACATCCAGAATATGGTAGCAACCTACACCTACTTTTTGGCAAAACAACTATTGAACAAATGAAATTGATTAGCTTAGAAGTATGTGAAACTGTGTTAAAAGACACTCGGGTAGCTGAGTGTGTACTAGTTAGTCATTATATCGAAGAAGACCACTATGTAGGAAACTACCGAGCAACCATACAATCAACAAAAGACCAATTTGAGTTTGTGGTGCAAAATGATAGTGTGGGCGCAATTGTTATAGAATAGAAAGGAGTATCCCTGTGAGACTAAAGAAGATTTCAGAAATTTTAGGTAGACTAATTGACGTAACCATGATTAATACTCATGAGTTAAACGACTTCTCTGTAGGGTCTACAATCCGTTCCATTTACGAAGCTGTATCAATGGAACTTGAACAATATTACATCTTAGGAAGAGAAAATATTTTATGGGGTATCGAACAGGGGGTACTCAATGCTTTTGATTTTAGAAAACGTGAAGCTAAACGGGCTTATGGTATGGTTACCCTAGAATTTCATACCGTAACACAAACCCCTGTTTATGTGCCGACAGGTACAACCTTTGACTCTAGCTTGTCTGGTGCACCTAGTAACTTGACATTTCAAACCATGCAAGACTACGTGATTCCTGCCGGAGTTGTTACAGCAAAGGTAGAAGTTTACTGTACGACAGTAGGTTCGAAAGGTAACATTGCCAAAGGAAGAATAAATCGTGTTATTAACAACATCTCTAACCTGAAAAAAGTGTATAATGAATATGACATACTTACTGGTACAGATGAAGAAAGTGTTGAATCTGTGAAGAAAAGGTTCCATGCTTTTGTTGAGTCCCGTGGTAGAGCTACAATTAAAGCTTTAGATTACGGTACACGACAAGTAGAAGAAGTATCCGGTGTGTATATCAAAGAGGAAGTTGGTTATGTACGTATTTATGCTCATGACTTGAACGGAGACTTAAAAGATGAAACACTAGCTAAAATCAAAACAGCTATTGAAGATTATCGACCTGCGGGAATTAAATTAGATGTGTTCCCTGTAGTCAAACTTACAGTACCAATTGATGTAACAATCACAATTAGTAATAAAAACAGAATTAACACTGCACTAGAAGAACGAATTGAACTAACTATCAGAAACTATCTAAATAGTCGTACAGTATCCCAAACATTAGTGAAAGCTGACTTGTTACAGGCTATCATGAATATTGATGATAACTTAATATATGACTGCGTAATTAATAACTTGGATGGTAACTTAGATATTAGAGACGAGGAAATCATTCGTGCAGGAGACGTAACAATAGAATTAATCTAGGAGGTAAAATTGTGAGTAATTTTTTCAGAAACATACACCCACTCTTGCGAAGAAATAAACGTCCGGAGAAGTACGATGACACGAATTTCGCTGTGTTAAATGCGTTGAATTATGAATTAACACAGGCAGAGCAAGAAACCATTGCTAGTAAAATACAATCCTCCTTAGAGTCTGCTACAGATACGTACCTAGACACTTGGGGAGATTGGTTCGGGGTGTACCGTAAGGACGGTTGGGACGATGAGTACTATCGTGCACGTATCATACGGGAACTACTTCTTAAGCGTGGTACAATTCCTGCTATCATTGATGCACTAGTAGATTTTCTTAATGATAATGATGCAGTTGTTCAAATCTACGAACCATGGAGAAACATCTTCTATACAAATAAATCTAAATTAAACGGTGATGACCACTTAATGGGTTATTACTATCGTTTTGCAATTATTGACATTTCAATTGACAGACCGTTTCCTCCTGAAATCGTAGAGATTATCAAGGCTTTCAAACCTGCGGGTGTTTTATTCTATCTAAGACTAGATACAAGCTTAGCTAAGAATAAAACAACTGTAGAAAGTCCTTATGTATACTTAGACGTAACAAATAAAACAGAATTAGAGTTCCTTAACGGTTTGTATTATGACCTACGAGGTAACATTAACTTGTCTGACCAACGAACACAAGTTGTGGGGAATAACATCTTCCACACAAATAACTCTAAGCTAAACGGAGAAGACGTGCTTGCAGGGGCGTTTAACCATGGACGAGGCTATATTCACTTAGCAAGTACCACATTGCTTGATTACACACCAAAAGCTACTGATTCTATGAGTAACTTAAAAACAACTCTAGGTGAAGCAGGCTCTGATATGTACAATCAAACAAAAGAAAAAGATGGAAGAACAGCTTCTATTCAAGTACCTGCAACAAAAAATGTACACACCCTATACTCAAATAGCACCGACTTCGGTAACTATGATTATAGTGGAAATCCTAACTTAGCACCTAACCTAGATTTTAGCAAGTTTAGTGGTAATGGAATAACAATGACAGAGCCATTAGCTTGTTTCAAAGACCATGGAACTTATTTAGAACTGGATAGTAGTGAACCATCAGTCACTAACACAAGTAGAAACATATACGTACCTAATTGCCCTCCTTGGATTCCGGGAAATACCTATGTCATGACTGTACCAATGATGGTAAGTGATGACTTTGATGATTTTAGAACAGCCTTTGTTTGTAAACTGAAAGATGGTACTGCTTTAAAAACACTAAATCCACCTAGAGAGGGAATTGGAACATGGCAAAATGTAACAGGAGTTTTTACTGTTCCTAAAGATTTGAATGTTGATACAACTTACCTTCAAATTTGGCAACCAAAAGAGGGTAAAGGTAAACTGTATATTGGCTATAACATAAAGATTGAGAGAGTGTCGTCTGTTAATCAACCCGCTACACCATATCAACCTAATTTACTTAATGCACCTTACTACTTAGGAAAGACTGCGTTGAATGATAATCTGATTGAGTCAAAAAGCTACAGTAACTCTAATTATCTAATTGGGGCGTTTCCTATTAAGAAGTCAATAAAGAATGGGGAAAAAGTAACCTTTACATTAAAAGGAACAAAACCTAATACGAAACAATTTGGTTTATACATTCAAACAGCAAACGGAGCAAGTACCGAGTTTCAAGGTCATCTTGTTGCTGTTGAAGGTTTACCTAATACGTGGTCATGGACAGGTAATCTAAAAATTATGCAGACAACCACCGATACTGCAAAAGTAGTAATCTATCAGTTACCTCCCGCAGGGCAGGTACCTAATGGTTCTGCAACAATCGAATGGGCTAAACTTGAAAAAGGAGATACGAGAACTCCTAACATTGATTCCTACGACTACGTAGGCTCTCTGATAGAAGATACAGAAACACCTACATTAGACCCGACTAAGTATACATGGACGGTAAATGGAGATGTAACAAACAAAAAGGCATATATGGTATTTGATATTAAAACATTTATCGAAGAAAATTATGCTACAGAATTTGAAAAACTTGTTGCTGACCTAGGTGAAGACCAAGCGTTGAATACTGTGTTTGAAAACTTTAATATCTCTACAGCACTTAAGGCTTTAGTAAGTCCAAGTTCACCAATTAATTTCTCGGTTGAACTATATGACTTTTCTACGAGTGCATGGCACAAGTTAAACACGGATAGCTTAGACTTACGTATGCGTACATTCAACTTAGTAGCAAACCGTATCACAGACTATCTAAATGATTACAAGCTATTATTTGTTCGTTACGTGTTTGATAACGAAACAGATAAAGATGTAACAGTTGAACTAGACATGCTAAATGTACTATTCAAGTATCGTTTAGGTGACGGATATAGTTTAGGGCTACAAAGTACTGTAGAATGTTTAAGTGAAATTCCATTAAAGGGTATTACCCTTTCTAGTGATAGTGTTGAAGTTGCTACTGGTGAGACAGCAAAAGTTACTCCAACTTTAGTACCTGCTAGCGCAACTAACACAACCTTAGAGTGGGAAATAACAGACACTAAGATTGCTACTGTAGATACTTCTGGCAATATTACAGGAGTAGCTATTGGGGAAACCACATTAACCGTGTACGGTGAAGACAGAACCATTAGTGCTACTTGCAGTGTGTCTGTAAAAGCTAGACACACCCTATACTCAAACAGCACCGACTTCGGTGAGTATGATTATAGCGGAAACCCTAATGTAGCTGTAACCGATGCAGATACGTTCAAATCAGGAGCTGGTGGAACGCTTACCTATAATAACGGAGAGTATACTGTTTTGATGGATGGGACAGCTAGATTAAGTAAGTATAATACCGATGGTAAAAACAGTGTATACTTAGAAGATAAAGCAACCTATACAATTTCTTGTGAAATGTATGTTGGTTCTGACTATACCGGTAATGTTGCCCATATATTTGCTAACTATGCGTATCTTGATGGGGGTTATATTCTACTGCAAACAACAAGACTCCCTGCGAATGCTCCTAGAGATACTTGGATAATAGTAAAAGGAACATCTACTATGAATTATCAAGGGAGAGTACCTAAAGTATTATACTTTACTTGGCAAACAGATGTTACTGATGTTAACCCTACTGGTACACTTAAAATGCGAAATATGAAAATTGAGCGTGGAGAAATTAATACTCCTTACCAACCTAATTTACTTAATGCACCTTACTACTTAGGGAAAACTGCATTGAATGAAAACTTAATTGAATCAAAAAGCTACAGTAACTCTAATTATCTAATTGGGGCGTTTCCTATTAAGAAGTCAATAAAGAATGGGGAAAAAGTAACCTTTACATTAAAAGGAACAAAACCCAATATGAAACAATTTGGTTTCTACATTCAAACAGCAAACGGAACAAGTACTGAATTTCAAGGACATCTTGTTGCCGTTGAAGGTTTACCTAATACGTGGTCATGGACAGGTAATCTAAAAATTATGCAGACAACCACCGATACTGCAAAAGTAGTAATCTATCAGTTACCTCCTACAGAACAGGTAGCTGATGGCTCTGCAACGATTGAATGGGCTAAGCTTGAAAAAGGAGATACAAGAACTCCTAACATTGATTCCTATACTTACCACGGTACAATTTTAACTACATCCGAAGAACCACCAAAAGACCCTAATGTGTACACATGGTCTAGTATCTAAATAGGGATAGCAGAATAATATGCTATAATATAAATAGGGCACGATGCTGTGCCCTATTTTTTAATTGAATGCTATATTATCTAATGAAACCATAGAAGAAAAGAGGTTATAAAGTGGCTATTGCAACTAATAATTCCCGAGTGTATGCTTCATTACAGCTTAAAAACAAAAAAGACAGCATGTACTTAGTTATCGGTAAAACCTCACCTTGGACAAACGAAGATGCCCCACCTGCTACAGACCCCAATACTTCAACATTACAAGAAGTTGTTGGTTACAAAAAAGTAAGTAAAGCATCTCTATGTCGTGAATACGTTGCAGATGACGAAAACAAGTACCCAGTAATTAGTTATGGTACTCGTAAATTTACTTTGATACCAGATGAAGATGCTTATAAAGAAAAAGCATGGATGGTATATATCGAATCTGAAATCGTAGGTGATGAATTACCTTTAGGTACATTTAGACAAGTAGGACTTCACACTGACCTAGTACCAAAAACAGGTGTAGAAAAAGATGCGTTACTACCTACAGAAGTGACAAATGCAGGTATTCTACAATTCTTTGAAAATAGACAACAACAAAACAGAACTGCCGATGTAACATTGAGAGAGAAATTTATCGTTACAATGGAAAACGGCAAAACATTAAAAGCGTAAGAAAGGACGATAAGCATTGGCAAAAGAAATTACAAATGATGATTTAAAGAAAGCGCCCTACCTTGACCGCTTTGACCCTGATAAGAACAGAACACGAGTGCTATTCAAACCGGATAAACCTCTTCAACAAGCAGAACTTAATGAACTACAAGCGATGCAAGACTATGCGTTATCCAATGTAGCAGAGTCCGTGTTCAGTGATGGGGACATTCAAACAGGTATGGAGTATATCCTTCAAGGAACTACGCTTACTGTTAAAAAAGGTAAAGTATTCCTTGGTGGTAAAATGCGTAACTTTAACGAACAAAGTATTGAAATCACAGGTAGAGGTACTGAGTACATTGGTGTTAAACTTGTTCAAAAGGTAATTACCGCAGAAGATGACCCAACCTTGTTAGACCAAACAAGTGGCGTTCCTAGTCATTTCTCAGAAGGTGCAGACCGTCTAGAGGAAACAGTTGTACTAGGAGTAAACGATGATGAAGCTTCAAACATTTATCGTTTTGAGAACGGTCAATTATATATTAACCCAGATACACCAGAAATGGACAAAATCAATAAAGTATTAGCAGAACGTACTTACGATGAATCCGGTTCTTATCGTGTACGTGGATTTGATATGTATACAGAAGTACACCCAACAGACCCTAATAACAAAATCCAATTAGTTATTGACTCTGGACGTGCATATGTACTAGGTTTTAAAGTAGACAAACCTACAACTACTCGTATTGACATTGATAAATCTCGTGACTTAGAAACAATCAATAACGAAGGTTTCTACTACAGTAACGAAACTCGTTTAAACAAACTAGGTAACTCACCTGTGTCTAGCGTAGACCGTGTAACAGCCCAAGTGGAAGTTGCAAAAGAACAAGTGTCTCGTGGAGTTGTTGGTGGGGGTACTGATTACCTTAAAAATACTTCGGTAACAAAAGTTGTTCGTGTATGGACGGAAGGTTCCGGAGCGCACGAATATAGACAGGGAGAAGATTTCCAATTAGTTAATGGTCAAGCTATCTCATGGGCACCTACAGGGCAAGAACCACCTGCCGGAGGTACTTACTTTGTACAATACGTTTACAACAAAACAATGATTGAAAACACCGATTATAAAGTAACTGTTAAAGGTGAAGGAGATAACCGTGAATGGTATATTGACTTTAACGAAATGACAGGTTCTAAACCAGTAGACGAATCATTAGTTAACGTAGACTACAAATACTTCTTAGCTCGTAAAGACTTAATTGTGCTAGACCATAACGGAAACTTTACTGTTCATAAAGGACAACCTAACGCAATGCGTTTAGTAGATTCTCCTAACCATATTGACCCATTGACACTGAATATTGGTACAGTGCTTGTTTACCCAGATTCAAGCACGGCAGAAGCTAAGCAATGGACAATCACTCGGTTAACGATGGAAGAGCTACAAAAATTATCTGTACGTGTAGACAATATGGAATACAACCAAGCGGTATTCTATCTTGACCAACCTGCGATGGCAGGAGAAAACCCAATCTATTTACGTGGTGTGTTCTCTGATGCGTTTATCTCTTTAGATAAATATGATACAAGTCATCCAGATGCTACAATTGCTTTTGACTTTGATACAGCAGAAATTACTTTACCATATGCGGAAATCAACAAAACAGTACCATCTATTATCGAAGGTTCTAGTGAAGCGCATGTATGGGGACGATTAGTAACTGCACCATTTACCGAAGAAGTCGGTATTAGACAGCCGTTTGCTACAGAGGCAATGAATGTTAACCCATATAATACGTTCAACAAACAAGGTGTTCTAACACTAAACCCTAGTGCAGATAACTGGATTGAAGAAGAACGTATCACTATCACCAAAGAGGAAACATCTACAATGACTATTCGTCAATGGTGGAGACACGGTGGGGCTTCTTGGACAAATGACGAAATGAACCTTGTATCTAACGTAGACCTAGACAACGGTATGAATTGGAACGACCTAAAAGCCGACTACCGTAAGTCTGGATTGTCTGGTACTACACTATCTAGTGGTGGACAACAAACAAAAGAGTCTATGATTGAGTTCATGAGACAAATTGACGTTGAAATCTACGCTGAGAACTTAGAGCCAAATGCAAACAACTTAGTTGTATCATTTGATGGCTTACGTGTTCCTGTTACACCATCTTCTGGTTACCGTAAAGGTTCACAAGAGGGTACTGGTATGGCAAATGCTGATGGTACGTTCAAAGGTGTATTCAAGATTCCTGCGGGTGTACGCTGTGGTACTCGTGAAGTATCTATTCGAAACGATACGAACTTAGCAAGTACAACGTTTACTGCACAAGGAACAATGAAAACTACTGAGGACATCATCATCCGTACTCACGTAACAATTAACCTAGTTGACCCGTTGGCACAATCATTCAGCTTCAATACCAACCGTATTGCTACAAGCTTCGATGTGTTCTTCGCTTCTAAGGATAGCAGTACAAACATTATCTGTCAAGTACGTGGTATCTCAGAAGGTGGTCAACCAAACAAAACGGTTTATGCAGAACGTGTATTAAAACCTTCTGAAATCAATGTATCTGACGATGCTAGTGTAGCAACTAAGATTACATTTGATGACCCATTGATGTGTAAAGCAGGTCAAGAATACTGCTTAGTATTCATTACTGACTCTGATAAATACACAATGTGGATTGCTACAATGGGACAAAACAGAATTGATGACCCAACGCAAAGCGTGAACTCTAACCCTTACTTAGAAGGTGTGCTTTACAGTTCATCTAATGCGAGTGCATGGTCTATTCACCAAATGTCTGATTTGAAATTTACTGTGTACACAGCTAAATTTAACGAAGAAGCTATCTTGGAGTTTGATGTAATGAGAAACATCAACGTAGACCGTGTGGTTCTTATGTCCACATATTTAACTCCTGCGAATACAGGATGTAAATGGGACATGAAGATTGTTCTCAACAATGAACCTTCCGGAACAACCGTCAATGACAAGCCTTGGGTTCCAATTGCGAACTACGTAGACTTAGATGTTAACCAGATTGCTCGTGAGGTTAAACTTCGTGCAACGTTTAAAGCAAACCAATATATTTCTCCAATGCTTGCATTAGACGATATTATGTTTGCCGGTTTCTTAACTGCCTTGAAGGGTAGCTACGTATCTCGTACAATTGATTTATCCGAGGCTCCATACAACACCGTTAAAATGTCTTACGAACAGTTTACTCCTGCTGGAACTACTGTTGTTGCAAAATACAGTACTGACGAAGGTAAAACATGGAAGACATTCACTGCTCATCCTACAACAACACAACGTACGCAAGATTTCGTTCGTGTAGATTACGTTGAGAAGATTAATACGGGTGGAACATTTAAATCCATTAAGTTCCGTCTTGACATGTCAACCCAGAACTCATTCGCGCGCCCGAGGGTGAGACGCTTAATGACGAATATGACCGACAAATAGAAGATGTAACTGTAATGTAACATTTCTATGCCTCCTACTGTGGTATACTTACTGTATACGAAATAGTAGGAGGTTTTTTAATGGGTAAAGCATTACAATTAGCAGGTACTACATTTGGTAAATGGTACGTAAAAGAGCGAGATACTTCTAAGAAAGGTAGAGCATATTGGATTTGTGAGTGCTCTTGTGGAAGAACAGTTCAATCTATTCCGAGCGGTACTCTTACTACAGGTTCATCTGTGATGTGTAGACAGTGTGCGAGTGAGAAGTCCTTAGTGGGTAAGACTTTTGGTAGGTTGACTGTCATTAAAGATTCAGGTGAACGAGCAACCAATGGTAGTATCATATGGGAGTGTAAATGCTCCTGTGGGAAGACAAGCCTCGTCAGGGGTTCAGAGTTAACAGGGGGTCGCACAAAGAGTTGCGGGTGTTACTCTACAGATATACTTAAAAAAGTAGCCACTAAGCACGGATTGTCTAAAGTGAATGGAAAACACACAAAATTATTCCGGGCATGGGATGCTATGAAACAACGGTGTTACAACAAGAACCATGCGAGTTACAAAGATTACGGTGGAAGAGGTATAGACATATGTACCGAATGGCGTGAAGACTTTGAAGCTTTCCATGATTGGTCTATAGCTAACGGATTTTCCGATGACTTGTCTATTGATAGAATTGACAATGACAAAGGTTATTCACCAGACAATTGTCGATGGGTAGATGCTAAAACCCAGATTCGAAATAGACGAAATACAGTTACTTACAACTGGAAGGGTTCAGAGTACACCTTAGCTGAACTAGGAGAGATAACAGGTATTAACAAGATGACTATAAAATCTAGGCTGAACTCCGGAGCCACTCTCGAAGAAGCCCTTTCTTCAAAAGTAGGCACTTCTGTATTACTCATGACCTATAAAGAGGAGACTAAGCCTGTCAAACAATGGTGTAAAGAATTGGGATTGAATTATGCAACTGTACGTAGCAGACATTATAAGGGTTGGACTGATGAAGAAGCTTTAACTGGTATACGTAACAAATAGTCAACCAAGTTGAATAGCCTCTATATGCTATACTAGGCATATAGGGGTTATTTTTTATGTAAAGGAGACTTATTGATATGCCAGAATCATTTAGACAAAAATCATCAGGAGCTTTAATTTTTAGACCTACAGTTACTGAGAAGATTCATTCTAACCAGATGAAAGCTCTTGCTAAAGATAAGGAGAAACTGAACAGGGATATACAAGAGGTTAATAATTTAAAACAAGAATTGACTAAGGAATTAGAGGAAATTAGAGAACTGAAAAATAAGTTAAAAGGATAAAATGTCCTATTTTAAATTTTTGACCCCCTTATATATTTAATACTATATATTATATATTTATCTAAGTTATATGTATTTATATATTATATATTTATATATAAGGACAGCAAAAATGGAAAATAGGACATTGACATAACCTAACAGTACTGGTACAATTGTATTGTAAGGTGTGAGACATTATTAGGAGGACTTATGAGACTAGTAATAGATGTAATGCACACTCAGATTAGATTTGATGAAAACGAAGGTAGTCTTCGTAGCACTATACATAGAGTAATGCACGAAGAACTTGGAGTAAAAGCAGACGGCTATCAATTTAGTCCTGCATATAAATCAGGTTACTGGGATGGAATTATTGATTTTTATAATAAAGACAACGATACATTTCCTACAGGTCTAGTACCTAAAGTAGAGGAAATCCTAGGAAGACTACAAACTGCTATGGGTAGTAGAGGTTACATGTTTCAATTTGAGATTATTGACGACAGACCAGATAAATTCATGGAAGTTGAAGAAATGGACTCAGAAATTAAATTGAATGGTGACAATGGAGAAATAATTACTCTACGTGACTATCAATATGATTCTGTAAAAAGTATTATTGAGAAGCAAACAGGTATTATCAATGTTGCTACTAACGGAGGAAAATGCTGTTATTTAAACACGAAATTACTCACTAGTACCAAGGGTTACACAGATTTCGGATCGTTATTTAAAGAATATGGTATTAACCCAAACCAACCAGAAACAACAATTGAGAACACATTTGGTATTGAGCTAATTAACCGCTATGGTCAACCAGAAAAACCAAGTCATATTACTATCAACGGTGTGAAACACGGTAACAAAGTGACCACAGAAAAAGGGTGGGAAGAAACCATCACAGATAATCACCCGTTGCTTACTGTAGCTTCTGATGGTACTCACCAATGGAAAGAGGCAAAGGACTTAGCAGTAGGGGATTGGATTGTAGCTCGTAAGGGTGATAATGTGTATGGGTGCAATAACTTATGTACCGAAGCAGATGCTTATGCTTTAGGGGCACTAGAAGCAGACGGCTACTTTGGACAACCTAGTCAGGTAACGTTCACTAACAATAGGTCTGAGCTACTTGATAGCGTTGACTCCTTGTTTACTAAGTTTGGGTTACCTACCAGAAGTGCACCTAATTCCACTTCTAAGGACAGCAAAATACTAAGAGGTATTACACATGCACAAGACTTTTATAAGTACTACGGTCTAATTCAAGGATTAGCTAAGGACAAAGCAGTCCCACAATGTATCTTAGAAGCCCCTAAAGAGGTGCAGTTAGCCTTCCTATCAGGGTACCTAGAGTGTGAAATGAGCATAGAAGTACCCAAGTGTGCTATCGAGGTCACTTCAGCTTCCAAAGAGTTACTAGAACAGGTACAACTTATGCTACTTAACATGGGTTACGTTGCTAATCTTTCTGAAAAGAGAGTAAAGAGTTATGAGGACAACTGGTACGGCAGACTTACTTTAGGAGCCCTTGATTCCGCTAAGTTACTAAACGAGCTGACGTTTATCACAGAACAACGTCAAACGCAACGAGAGGCATTCTATGAGGCTCTAGCTAGTCGGAAGAGAAATCCTAAAGGACAAACCACCCCATTCGGTAAAGAGCTTGTACGTGCGTATAAAGACACATATCCGAATCCACCTAAAGGAATGAAAAAAGCTTTTGACTTCCCAAAGACCATCAGTATTGACCGTTTGAGAGAGCTAGTTGCTAAGTACCCCGATGGGTTACCTAAGTACAAATTGGCACTTGATAATCTGTTAGACGAACAGTTTGTTTATTCTCAGGTGGTGTCTATTGAGGATGCAGGTTATGAACCTACCTTCGATTTACACATGCCAGAAACACATAGCTTTATAGCAAATGGTATGATTAACCATAATACAGAGATTGCTTCTGGTTTAATACAGCAAATACTACCTGCTTTAGAATCGGGAGAAAGGATTGCATTCTTTACAAACAGCTCCTCTATCTTCACTCAATCTATCGACCGTATTGAAAAACGATTAGGTATTAAAGTAGGTGCCTTTGGAGCAGGTAAAAAGGATATTCAACAAGTTACATTCGTGATGATTCCAACAATTACCTCTGCTATTTCAGCAGACCCAGAAGCTAAACTTAAACTTACACCAAAAGAGCGTATGTACAAAAAGTTAGCTAAAGAAATTGCTCCTAAGTTTCTTACAGGGTTTAATCAAAAAGGACTACTTGAAGGTTACATTCGTAACTTCCAAGTTAAAACAAAAGCTGACTTACAGTTGAAACATGAACTGGAAGAGGCTTACTACAGTTGTGGAACGAACAAACAGGTAGTGATGAAAATGCGTAGCTATCAAGCTGAGTATGAAAAGGTAGTCGAGAAAAAGAACGGTAAGGTTTTGAAGAAATACAACGAAGCAAAAGAGTTTTTAGAATCTGTTGCTGTTATGATTGTAGATGAGGCACACCATACTAGTTCTGATACTTGGTACCAAGCTCTGACCGCTTGTTCTAATGCCCAATACCGCATGGCTTTAACAGGGTCTATCGACATGAAAAACCATGTGTTATGGCAAAGAATGCAAGCTATTTTTGGTTCCATTACTACCAAGGTTTCAAATGACACCTTAATCAGTTTAGGTCACTCTGCTAAACCCAAAATTACCATTTTCCCAATTATTGCCCCTACAGACATTGAAAACTCCAATTACATGGATGCTTACAAGATGGGGATAGTGGACAATGTATACAGAAACTCTTTGATTGCTAAACTTACAAAGAAAATGTATGAGAGCGGTAGTGGCGTACTGGTAATTATTAATCGTATTGAACACGGGGAAACGATTAGTGAGTTATTAGATGCAGAAGGTGTACCACATTACTTCATTCACGGAGAGCTTGATAATGACTTACGTGATGAAAAGTTACAAGAAATGCGTGACGGACATTTGAAGGTGATGATTTCCTCAACAATTATTGATGAGGGGGTTGACATCTCCGGTATTGATACCTTAATATTAGGTGCAGGTGGTAAGTCCTTACGTCAAACCTTGCAACGGGTAGGTCGTGGCTTACGTAAGAAAAAGACAGGTGAAAACAAGGTATCTGTTTTTGATTTTTACGACTTAACAAATAAACACTTGAAGAAACATTCGGAAGAGAGAAGAAAAATCTATGAGAAAGAACAATTCGAGATTGTTGACATCCCTCTTCCAACGAAATAAACGAGGAGGTACAAGATGACAAGTCAATGCTTAACAAATGAAATTCGAGCACAATATAGTCTAGGCAACGGAATTGTTGAGTTCGTTGAAAGATTAGCTAAAAAAGCACAGCAATGGGGAGAAACATTTGCTACCCCTATACGCAAGACAACTGTAGCTGAGGAGATGGGACGTGACACACGTACTGTTACTCGGTATCTAGGACAACTTGAAGAGTTAGGTCTTGTTAGTACAGAAGCAAAACGTGGTAGAAATGGAGGAACTGTTGTCGTGTTTAATACTGATATTTTAAATTTTGAACCAACTGATAACCCGATTACTTCGGAGACAAAGGAAGCTAAGGAGATTCGTGAACGTGTCTTCCCAAAAGCACCAACTCCGAAACCTAAAAGACGGTACCGTACAAAATTAGAGATTGCAGAAGCTCGCATTTTAGAACAAAAGCAAAAAAGCTTTGAAGAACGCTTAAACGACTTACTTGAACGTACCTTCTTGGATAGAGACTTTTTTGATAATTTCGAAGAACCTCGTTTGTATTTCCAAGGGTATTTAATTGCACAAATGTACAATGCTTATGCAGTTATTTTCCCAAAGAATAGACATGAGTTCTTCAAAGATATTGATGCAAAAAAATCAGAGGAAGGTTTACGTAGTATGAACAAAGCTAAATCATACAACGTGTTACCTGCTCGTTTTGTAGGAACCCCACAGTACAACAAATTTGTTGAAGTAGCTAGGTACTGTAATGAGAATAATATTAACCCATTATCTTATCTAACTGTTCAATTTGAGCGTGCAGAGCATTTAGCTGACATTGGTAAAGCTCGTGTAGGGGCTATTCCTTATGTAAACACTCTACTGTGTGAAGAAGCTCGTAAAGCTTATTCTGACAATGTAATGTTTTATCGTAAAATGCGTAATAGCTTTAACTTATTCGGTATGAGTAGCAGTTCTGTTCCGTATAAAGGGGCTAAATATGAGATTATTGTAGCTCTACGTACTGCGTACGAATTAGATAGAACAACGAGAGATAATTTCAACTACTTATTAGATGAATTAGCTAGTGGTGCACAACAATCAGTGAAACAAGCAACCTTGTTAGGTTATTACAACACTACTTTAAATGCTTTATCAGAAAGTGATTTAGCAGATGAAGACCAACAATTAATCAGAGATTTCTTAAAAGAGCAAGTATTGCTATATTCACGTAAGAACTCATTGAGCAGTACTATCTATGCTTTAGCTTTCCCATTACAAATTAGCGCTGTTAATTCAGTTGCGACCCTAAAAGGTCTTGACAAAGAGATGTATTACACTTATATTGGTAACATGTACAAGGTTACAGATGTTAACGATGATGAATACGATAGTTTCACGGAACGTGGTCGAACAATTGACTTCTCTTACAATGCTAATGATACTTTCTTTAGTACAATGCGATTAATTGCAGATTGTAAGGGTCTAGGAGTTCCGGCAGGTAAGCTAGGAAGCGCCTTACAAAAATTCGGTGAAGAAAAAGTTCCGTTAGATACTTTTGGTATGTTAGATATTGAACGTATCTACGATAAATTGATTGATTCGGATGAGTTAGCTAAAGACCGATATATTCAAGACAAAGATGCAACCATGATGAGTATGGTTGTGACTGACGAGGGGTAGGGAGAAAAGCAGAATGAGTCAAATTCATAAACAAACCATTTATAAAGCCATTAGTGAACCTTTGTTCGCAAAGGATGTTTTTAGTCGATTACCAATTGAAGATTTTAAAGAGGATGGATACGACATGATTGTATCCACCTTAAATCTTTATTATCGTACACACGATGCTCCACTAGAGGAACAAACGTTGTTAACTCTTGTGGAAGACAAAATGTTGAAACAAAACAAAAGTTTAGAAGCACAGCAAGTTGCTTTTAACTTAGTAAGTGACCTTTACAAATTAGAGGAAGCAGAAACAGATTCGGAAGCAATTAGCGAAAGTGTTCAGAACTATGTACGTAAGACTTTAACACGTGAAGCTATCATGGAAGCTGTAACGAATGATGGAGCATTAGGTTCTGACCAAAACATTCAGAGCCTTATGGAGTCTTTGCGTGGAATCATGACAATCGACACAGGCGGGCATGGAGCAGAACTTTTAGATTTCTTTGCTGATATTGATAAGAAAAAAGAACATCTACGTAATTTACAACAAAACAAATATCCAACAGGTTTCATGGCTATTGATGCTATCTCTGATGGTGGTTTAGCTCGTGGTGAGGTTGGTATGGTTATTGCACCTACAGGTGGTGGTAAAGCATTAGTGGATAGCGAACCCGTAAAAACACCTAAAGGGGACATTGCTATTAAAGATTTAACTGTTGGTTCAGAGGTATATGGAACAGATGGTAAAATATATCAAGTAGCAGGTGTATTCCCACAAGGAAAACAAAAAGTCTATCAAGTAAGATTCTCTGATGGTACGATTGTAGAATGTAATGATGAACATATCTGGACGTATCAAACAAAAGCTATGCGCGGTTCTAACAAAGATAACTGGGTAAGCAAAACATTACGAGAAATTATTGATACTGTACCTATTAAGGCTAACGGTGGGCAAAACATATATATTCCTATGGCACAGGCAGTTCCTTATGCACATAAACACTTTAGCTTACATCCTTACCTTATTGGTGCATTACTAGGAGATGGCGGACTTAGTGTAGAGTCTGGTTCCCTTACATTCACTAATAGTGAGAGGGACTTAGTAGACAAAGTGAACAATTTACTGAGAGCTTACGGTGTACACCTATCAAATAAAGGAAGCAAACCTAATGAGTATTGTGTTTCAGGTATAGATAACTACCTACAAGCACAAGCATTTAATGCTAAACTATCTCAACTTGGTCTACGAGGTGTCCACTCAGACACTAAATTTATTCCACAGGAATACTTAAAAGGTTCTGTAGAGCAGAGATTAGACTTATTAGCAGGTTTAATTGATACAGACGGATATACACGAGGTTCATCTTACGTATATTATACGGTATCTGACCAATTGAAAGACGATGTAGTAGAACTTGTTAGTGGTTTAGGGATGACTGCTAAGGTATCCCAAAAAGTTTCTCCTAAGTACACATACAAAGGAGAACAACGTGTAGGTAAACTTTGTTGGGTTGTGTCTATTAAAACAACTGAAACCTTCCCTAAAATTCACACTACAAGCAAGCACGAAGCTCGATGGAAGAAAGGACAATCTTGGGCAAGAAGAACTATTGTAAGTATTGTGGAGACAGATAGAATGGAGTCTATGACATGTATTAGTGTGACTTCACCAAACAAATTATTTTTAACTAGAAACTATGTAGCAACACATAATACTACTTGGGCGGTAAACCAAGCTAGAAATTATGTTGTACGAGGTTTAAACGTGTTATACATTCCTTTAGAGGAAAAAATTGACCGTATGATTGTTCGTTTTGAACAACTTCTATCTCAACAAAGTAAGAACAGTATCCTAGTTGATGGGGAGTTAAACGAACAATTATATGACCAAATTCAACAAGCTTACGGTGCAGGTAAAGAACAATTAAACTGGGGGAACTTATGGATTCGTAAATACAAACCCCAAGAGCTAACTCCTAGTGGGCTATCCCAATTGATTTCTGACGTAATGATTCGTAAAGGGCAACAAATTGACGTAGTTATTATTGACTATCCTGATTTGATGAAGAATCCCCATTCAAGTGGTGGTAATGGAGAGTCAGATGCGGGCGGTAAACTATACGAAGATATTCGTTCAATTGCCCAAGAATATGATTTTGTTTGTTGGACTTTATCCCAGTTAAACCGTGCTAGTTATGGACAAGAAGTGAAGAATGCCGGAGCAATTGAGGGTTCAAAACGTAAAATGAATGCGGTAGAATTAATCTTCACACTTAACCAAACACCAGAAGAGTTCCAAAGTGGGTTTATTCGTGCTTACGTAGATAAGTTACGTAATAATAGTGGTGTAGCATATGATAAAATGTTGTACTTTAAAGTTATCCCCGAAACAATGACAATTCGTGATGAAACCCAAGAAGAACGAATGGCTCATGCGAACTTGTTAGAACAAACAATGGAAGTAGCTAGGGACAACTACAAGAAGGAAAACAATTTTACACCAAAGGATGCCCAAAGTAAAATTAACAATTTAAACGCACAGCTAGCGGGAGGTCTAAAATAATGAAACACATTATTAACTTTTCTGATTTTCATATGCACTTTTTTAAGGACTTCTCTAAGCCAGATGCTGTTTATGTTACTAACCGAGCAAAAGAACAAATAAAGGTTCTCGAAGACTTAATGAATTACGCTCGTGAGGTTAAAGGAGACGTTTTATTTAATGGAGACCTGTTTCATAAACGGGTTTCTATTGATGTCAGAATATTCAACATGATGTTCGAGGTATTTAGCTCATATCCAGATGTACCAATCATTATGGTTAGTGGTAACCATGATAAGGTAACGAACGCCTTAACCTCTGACAGCGCCTTAGAGGCGTTTAATGCTTTGCCTAATGTAACTGTCATCTCTACAATGGAAAAGCTTGTACGGGACGAATACACGCTTTATGGAGTGAGTTACGGGGAAGAAGTAGATGAAATGAAGGAATGGATTGCAGAGGAAGCTAAAAAGCTAGACCCTAACACAATCAATATTCTTTGTGCTCATATCGGTGTTGATGGTTCTTCTACTGGACAGTATTCCCATACACTTAGTGGAGCATTCAAAGTAGCTGACTTGTATCCTGATAATTTTGATATTGTTACGCTTGGTCACTATCATAAACGACAATTCTTAGGTGGGCTATCTAATGTATTTTACGTAGGTAACACCTTACAGACTTCTTTTGCTGATGAAGGTCAAGCTAAAGGCTTTATGGATATTACCTTAGATGGTAAAGAATGGAGTATGGAATTTGTCAAAGCAAACTATACCCCATTTATGACTGTAACAGCAGATACAGTACCAGAAGATTTAAGTGGAGCATTTATTCAGTTTGTTGGTAATGTTACCGAGACAGAAGCTGTTAAAAAGCTCAAAGAAGACAACGACTTGTCTAATCTACGTATCAAGGTACAGAAAGATTATTATGTACCTCCACGTATTGAGATTACAGCAGGTTCTACCCCAGAAGAAGTTGTACGAGCATTCACTGATAAGAAGTATCCTGACTTACAGGAAAAGGCGTTAGAATGTTTACGTATTGCAACAGAGGTATAAATAAATAGCTAGTTTAAGCCCAGAAAATTCTGGGCTTTTTTGGCATACACCCTTGACATGTAAGTGTTTGTAATGTATACTTATGTTAGTAACAGACATATACTTACAGGAGGTAAAAATGTTAAAGTTTAAACGTGTAAGCGCAAAGAACTATCTCTCTATTGGAGAAGTATCTATCGACTTAGATAATCGAGGGCTTGTCTTAATCGAGGGAATTAATGACACGAACGAAACGTTTCAGAGTAATGGTTCAGGTAAAAGTACGTTGCTTTCAACTGTCACTTATGCACTATATGGCACTACACCTAGTGGTTTAAAAGCGGATGCTGTAATTAACAGACAGGTCAAAAAGAACATGTCTGTTATTTTAGAGTTTGAAAAAGACGGCATTCCATATAGAATTGAACGTTATCGTAAACATAGTAAATTTAAAAATACAACGAAGTTATTTCAAGGAGATACTGATTTAACACAAAAATCTGTAGCCGATACAGACAAAAAAATCTTAGACATCTTCGGAATTGATTACCTTACATATGCAAATAGCATCATGTACGGACAAGGAAATGTAGAAATATTTGCTACTGCTACAGATAAAGGTAAGAAGCAAATATTAGAAAATCTGGCTGATATTGGTGTATACCGATATGCACAGGATGTAGCAAAAGAAAAAGAAAAAGAAGCTAATGCTTTAGTAGAAGAACTTGGTAGACAGCACATGACTAAGGTAGCTGAGATAGAAACTTTAAAACAAGTTTATTCTAGTGCATTAGAGCAATATGCTAATACAGAAAGAATGATTGTTGCTCGAAAACAAGAGTATGAAGAAGCCAGATTAAAATATACCGAGGCAGAAGACATGCTCACTCAAATGGAACAAGAAGTAACACCAAATATTGAACAACTAACTAAAGAGTTGGAAGCTTGCGCAGTCCCAGAAGATAGCTTTGCAATATCAGAGGAATTGCGAGAACAGCAGGCTAATCTGTTTAAGTTAAATCAAGCAAAAACTACTACACAACAAGCTATTAATAAAGCACAAGTAGATTTGAGTAACACTGAGCAAGCTACAAATTGTCAGTTATGTGGTGCACCTCTAGATGCGGAACATCGGCAAAAAGAGATGTTACGATTGCAACAAGAAATTCAGGAGAAACAAGCTTTCATTACACAATTAGATTCAGCAATTGTTGCTTACTCTGATTTGGAGCAGAAAGCTAAAGAAAAACAGGCAAGGATACAGCAAGAAGTTAATGAAGTTGTTACAAAACAACGCAATATACAGTCAGCTATTAATGAATTAAACAATCGTTTACGTACGGCTGAAAATGCTGTAGCACTTACACGGAACAGTGTAACTAATCTATCAGGAGCCATAGCTCACTTAGAGGGTATTCCGAAACCAGAATATGACACGGAAGCGGAAGCTCGTATTAAAGCAGAAATGGAAGACATTACTAAACGAAAAGAATTAGCAGAACAAGAAGCAAGACAATACCATATTTTATCGGTAGAAGTCTTCTCAAATAAAGGGATTCGTTCGGAAGTGTTAGACCTAGTAACACCATTCTTAAACGAACGAGCTAACCATTATTTGTCTACTTTGTCAGGCTCTGACATTGAAATTAGATTTAGTACACAGACAGAAAATGCAGACGGAAGTCTAAAAGATAAGTTTGATTTAGAGGTAGTCAATGGTTCTGGTGGAGACACCTACCAAGCAAACTCTGAGGGTGAGAAGAAGAGAATTGATTTAGCTATTTCTTTTGCCATCCAAGACTTGGTACAATCAAAAGCAAACATTGCTGTGAACCTAGGCTTATACGATGAATGTTTTGATGGCTTAGATTCTATCGGCTGTGAAAATGTGATTAAGATTTTGAAAGAAAGACAGAAAAACATTAGCAGTATCTTTGTTATTACACACTCAGAGAACCTAAAACCGTTGTTCGAAAATGTAGTTACTATGCAAAAAATAGAAGGTAGCTCCTTCTTAATTGAAAAGAAATAAGGATGGTAATTACATGAAATTATATTCAGTAAATAAAGAGCGTAACGAGGGGGCTATTCTTGTCCCAACAAATGTAGGTTATACGAAACGTTTAGATTTTCCGCTTGATACTTTGTTTGATTGGTACCCATGTTGCCCAAGATATGATTACAAGTACAGTGAGACACGAGATAAGATGTACATTGTAATGATTGAAGAGAATGGTAAACTTCCGTTACGTTACAATGTACCACCAACAAAAAAACGTGTAAAGTCAAAAACTGCTTGCTTTATTACAAATACTTGGTATAATCAAGAAGTAGCTGACGAAAATAAAAAGTTATTCAGCTTTGCAGAAAACTATGACATTGTAACTCCTAACAAAGAGAATTACACTCTAGAAGACATAAATAATAGTATTGAACGTGTACAGGACATCTTAGACATGTTGTACACAGTTCAGGAAAAACAAGTAGAAAAAGACTTGATTGTTCGAGTTGGCACTTTGGAAAAAGAAGCTCCTGATTCAGAAGAATTGAAGGCAGTACATCAGGAAATTAAAGAATATATGCAGTTAGACCGAGAGGGAAAAGCTTCACATGTATTAAGCTTATTACCCCAACATGTCGAAGAGTTATATGCAAACTTCGGAGAAGTTTATACAATGTTAAATCTAATGAAGAAAGTAGTGTAGGAAATGTTCTCAGACCTTCTAACAAATGAACTAGGCATACCAAAAGACATTGAACATGAATTGCGATATAACTGCCCGTTCTGTGAACCAAATCATGACTATAAATTATATGTCAAGGTTAGTGATGATAATACGAATGGACTGTGGATTTGTTTTAAGTGTGGTCGTAAAGGTAACCCTATATCATTTGTAATGGAATACTTTGGTGTATCTTTTGAAGAAGCATTAGAGATTCTAGAGGGTTATGGTTATAGATTCCAGAATAAGAACTACATTCCAAAAGATGACTCATTAACGGATGAAGAGTATCTATTGTTACTACTTGATACTGTAGGGAAACCTAAGACGGTAGAAGAGGAGGAAGACGAAAAACTCACGCCCCCTCCTTTACCACAAGGATTTCAACTATTATCTCAAAATCTGTACAATCCGGAAGCTTACCCATTTTTAGTTTACTGTCATAAACGAGGTTTTACTTTAAATGATATTATCCGACACAATATTGGGTATGTACTGGATAGCACAGTCAATCTCCCATCAGGAAGACAGATTAGGTTGAAGAACCATTTAGTATTCCTTACACATGGTGACGATGGACAATATCAGTATTGGAATACACGTGCGATTGCTGATAGCTATATAAAGTCCTTTAATGCACCTAGCAAGGATGGGGAGTACTCCAAGAAGAATACTATATTCAACCTTAACATTGCATGTAAAACTCCACAAGTAGTTATTACTGAGGGGGTTCCTGATGCACTAACTTTAGGAGAATCTGGTGTAGGTACATTTGGTAAACAGGTTACAGATGCACAGATTAACTTAATACTTAAGAGTGTTACTCCTGAGCAACCAATTTATGTGTATCTAGATAAGGATGCAAAGAATGAGATAAAAAAACTTGCAGAGCGTTTGTATGAACGACATAAAGAAACTTATATTGTTATAAGCCCTACAGACAAAGACCCGAACAGTATTGGTAAAGAGCGTGCTTGGGAAATTATTAAGAACCATTCTGTAAAGGCAGACGGTGTAGGTATAATCAAACTGATGCTATAGGAGGTACGTATGAGTAACATTAAGTATGAAGTACATTGGGTACATCACCAATTAGGGGTAGACAAAACGCATGGTGTATTTGGAACATTAGATAAAGCTATTCAGTCCATCTATGATTGGTGGACACAGAATGACTACAATCCACCCTATGTTCGTATGTGGACAGTAGATGGTGTAACTACATTGGACTATGGGTTTCACCACATGTTTTATAAAATCAAAGAAATAAAGGAGACTAATGAATTGAATCCAGTAGTTAAGTTTACTAAGAGTGAGGGAGCCATTGCTCCAAAACGAGGACGAGAAGCTGATGTAGCACACGACTTGTTTACAGATAAGGATGCTGTAATTTTACCGGGAAGACTGGGAGCAACAGTAGTTACTACAGGAATTAGAACAGCTTTTGACCCTAATTTGTATGGTCTGTTTATCAACCCACGTGGTGGCATGATGAAATACCCATTAACTCTAGGTAATACACAAGGTGTTGTTGAAGGAGAGTATCGTGGGGATGTAGGTTTACCTTTAAAGAATACTTTTTCTTTACAGACCTATAAAACATCAACAGGAGAAGACGGAGTGAATTACAGTCCCGCTGTCTTACGAATTAATGAAAACGGAGAACTATCGAATATATCTGTAAAAAAAGCTAAACAGATTTATCCTGAGTTTGAAAGTCTAGCACTTAATCAACTTCGTTTATTAGAAGCGGATTTATCGCTAGTTTACGGACATAACATATATGATACTTTTAGAGAAGCATTCGAGTTTGAAAACTTAATAATTGCAGGAACTATCTTTATTCCAAAGGGTACTCGTTTATGTCAAGCATTCTTGCTTCCACGTTACGCTACTAATTTTGTTGAAGTAGACGAATTAGACGAAACAGAACGTGGTGAAGGTGCATATGGTTCGTCTGGTGTTAAATAATGGCTAGTCGTATACCGGATTTAAAGATGCCACTTCTTTATCTTGTAGGAAGTGCTTCTATTGGTACTCGTGAGTGTGGCTGTGATGTAACAGTTACCTTACGAGACTTTTATGTAGACACCCCTGATGATAAGTTAGAACAACTAATAACTTTGACATACAAAGAAGACAAAATTGAAAATTTTACACGACTTAGTGCAGATAAATGTTCATTTCGTGTTATACTAGGAGAGTAGACAATGAAAGAATCACCAAGTGTAAAACTTACAGAAACTCATACAGTTACTCTTGTAAACACTGACGTACTTAAAGTAGGACAGGTTATTGGCTTTAGAGTTAACAGTCCTAAGCAAGTAGGTGCAGAAGTAGTAGACGTTTATTCCGAAGCTGTCGGGGTTATTGAACGTATCTGGTCAGAACGAATTGAGGTTTTAAACCTGATTACCGGTGGTCGTACAGACCTATGGGCAAATACGTTCGATTGGAGAGAAATTGAAATACTGTCAGATGCGGAACATCTGTTGGAGGCGTATAAGAATGGAATTTGCTGAGTATTTCAATAAAATGCAAGAACATTATGCAAAAGGTGAAACTATTGAGGTAGAAAAGCTTATTAAAAGCGATGGTTCAAAACTAGTTACCTATGCTGAGTTTGAGGATGCTTTAGCTACTGTAGCACAGATTACTACACTTGCTATTGAAGAAGCATTTCAAGCACAGGAAGCCAAGTTTGGTCTTGTACTAAAAACATTAAGAGAACAAAAAGTTATCTCAGAAGATACTGAAAAAGCTATTCTTGCTGAGTTTAATAATATAAATGAACTTATGGAGGACGACATTAATGAGTAAAAAAGCAAAACGTGTAGGATTTATTTCTGAGGAAGATATGAGAACATGGACAGAGTATTTAGCTACAGGACATGTTCATGATAAAAACCATGCAAAACAATTAGAACGTTTAAGTAAACGTGATATTAGCTTAGGGGACGTAGCTACTATCGTAGATTTCATGTCAAGACGTAATGATGGTTACATTACTGCTTTAATCGAACAAAATTCTGTTAACGAAAAATTATTTAATAAATTGGGCGTAACAGATGAAATGCGTAATGAAGCAAAAGCTGAATACGAAGTTGAATTGAAACAAGCACAGGAAGAAATTAAAAAGTTACAAGAAGAGCTAGCTGAAAAACTACAAAAGGGTGAGTAATATGGATATTTTAGACGAATTAGTTAATTCAAATATAGTGAACAATCAAGGAAATATTGATTCTACTAGAGATACATTATTACTGGTTGCTGAACTATTAAATAGAGACATTGTAGATGGTGCTTGCATGTATATAAACCCATTTGATCGTTATTTGTTTGTTAGGCGTGAATCTCCATATTACGTTGGTAATAGTTCTGGTGAATATAGTCTGCAAGTTTATGGTACTAAATGTAGTTTAACCTTACCTGATGTTTATACGAACACAAGTATTTCTTTATCTGATTTTAGACTCTGTTTGCCTGTAGAAAAAGAAGATGAACTTAAAGTTCTATCTGCTATTAAAGAATTGCACTATCTTTATGCCAATTTTAAGCTTTTAGCTTTAGATACAAGGTTAACACCTTTTGGTATCTTTGAATACGAAAATATGAAACAGCTAATAGAAGATTTACAGTTATATAACGAAGAGCAGTATACAGAATTATTTAATAAGTATAACATACAACTGGGTAGCTTTCTTAAAGTAGATAGTCTTAGGGAAATGTTGTTACATGGTTTAGGTGATAGCAATGACTGATTCAAACTCTTTCGAAGAGAAAGTATTTTCTCTTGTAGGGGATGAATACACATTTTTGGAACCATTTATAAGTTATAGCAAAACCTGTAAACTGCTCTGTAGGCATAACCCCTGTGGACACGAGTGGAAGGTTAACACTCGGCATTTTTTAAATAGTGGCACTCGTTGTCCTCTATGTACTAAGAAGCGGGTGCGTTTCACGAGGCAAAAGACTCAACAAGAATTTGATACAGAAGTAGCTGAAAGGGTAGGCACTGAGTACACGTTTTTAGAGGATTATCAAGGAACCGATACTAAACTTCGTTGTAGACACAATGTCTGTGGATACGAGTACTCAGTGACCCCATATAAGTTCATACATGCAGAGCGTAGATGTCCCGCATGCGCTATAGTCAAACGTTCAATAAAGACAAGAAAGCCCGCAGAGCGCTTTAAGGAGCAATTCTCAAAGATGTTCACTGATTACGAATTAATAACTTCTTATGTGAACCAAAATACACCTGTTGAAATAAAGCATCTTAGCTGTGGACGAACTTTTAAACGAATCCCAAAATTGATACTTAGAACGAAAGTAGTATGTTGTGACTTCTGTGAGATAAAGTCTTTTGGGGAGTTAGTGGTTGACCGATATTTAACTGAGGCTAGTGTTAACTATGAACGAGAATACAGATTTAATGACTGTCGTAATAAAAAACCACTACCATTTGATTTTGCTATATTAAATGACAGTGACCAAGTAGTTGGAGTTATTGAATATGATGGCAGACAACATTATAAAGATACTGGAGGCTACTTCAGGGGAGAAAAGCGATTGCTTGAGCGTAAACGTTTGGACAATATTAAGACAAACTATTGCGATAAACACGGTATCCCTTTATTACGAATTAAATATGGGACTAACGAATATAAAATACAGGAAAAAACATCTGAATTTTTATCTAAAATTGAAAGGTCGGTGAAAAAGCGATGACAGATTACAGTGCAGTTGGAAGACGTAGTAAAAATAAAGGAAACCGGTTTGAACTAGCCACAGCAAAAGAGCTATCAAAATGGTGGGGGCATGATTTCCATCGCTCACCCCGCTTCTGGTGGCTTACATTGGAAAGGGAGTAACAATGTTGTTGGAGATATTGTAGCTCCTATAGAGGCAGGATTTCCTTTTGTTGTTGAATGTAAAAACCGTGAAGAATGGACTATAGAGAACTTATTCCTCAATAATAAAGAAATAAAAAATTGGTGGGCACAGGTTGTTGGTGATGCTAAAGAATCTGGTAAGATTCCTATGCTTATCTTTACCCGTAATCGTGCTAAAACTTTTGTGATGATGGCTTACAACGAAGACCTCATCAAAGAAATCGAAGACCGTGGTTATCCTCTTATGGTCTCTAATGTAGAGTATGTAGACGGGTATAAAGATACCCATTGTTATAAAACATTTACTACTGTGTTAGAAGCTATTACAAGCTTTAAACCTCGTAAGAGCCAAGGGGAAGAACATCTACTCCATTATTTTAACCCAAAAGAGTATGATTGGCAAAAATCTGGTCTTGTCCGAGAAACAAAAAAGATGGAAGAAGCAAAACAACTTGATGTTGAAGAGTCTTTGGACTTACTTGTTAATTCCTATTTAGAAGGAGAAAAATAATGACAGAAAAAAACTTTCCAGAAGCTATTAAAACTTACTATTCTTACTTACGTGTTCCTGATTTAAAAGAACAAGTATCCAGTATCTCTATTGATTTTGTAGAGGATTGGACAGGTCAAGAAGAACGGTATGTAATTGATACGCTCACTTCTGAAATTAAGCCTCGTTTATATAGCTTAGAAACAGCGTATATCATTGAGGACTTTTCACTACCGGAAAACGAAGCTGACGTAAACGTAGATGAATTGAGTAAAGAAGTATCAGAGTTCTTTAAAAAAGCATCTACAGACTTAAAAGAAGCAATTGAGGCATCTAATGACAATCAACCAAGTCATTCAGAAGATACTGAACCGATTAACGATTGACCAATTAGAAGTCACTCCTGCGATGATAGACGTTGTTCTCGAATATCTACCCGCAGGATTGCTTTTAACAGCCAATAACGAGGGTTGGGATGCGGTAGAGCCTGACCTGCAAGAAGTGGTTATTTCCAATTTGGAAAAAATGAGAGGAGCATCTAAATGATTGAATCAAGCAATGTAAATCATCCAAAACACTATACACAGGGAGGTACAGAAGTAATTGACGTTATTGAATATCTAACTTCTAAGTATCCCCCATCAATTCGTTACTCATTAGGTAACGTGATTAAATATGTTTGTCGTGCACCGTACAAAGGAAAAGAGGAAGAAGATTTAAATAAAGGTCATTGGTACTTGAATCGAAGCCAAAAAGACATTACTGCGTTTGTAAGTAAAATTACGTGCTCTATTCCTACTTTTGATATGGAAGCTTTCATCCAAGATACTGCAAAAGGCTATCGTGAAGAACAGCAACCATTCTTTAAATCCATTATGTACATGTTGGACGATACAGAAGGCACTCCTGTGTTCCGAATATTAAAACTTGTTGAGCGTGACCTTAAGGCTCTTAAAATTGCATAGTTACTACTAGGTAGTACAGAGTTTTACTCCTTTTGCTTGTAAGGCGTTCCTGTCAGTTATGTTATAATAGAGATAGGAAAACTAAATAGCAAAAGGAGTTTAATTATGAGTAGCACACCTCGAGTAAAGCGGTTAAATATCTATAATACCGACCGACACTTTAATATAAACTTAATGAAACGTGAAGACATTGCAAATAAAATTAAAGTGAATCGGTTAAATGAAAAAGAAATTGAGAAAGAGATGGATGAACTAAGTGAAGTATCGGTTGTCACACCAGTGTGGACAATGAACATGAAGAATGAAAAATCCTATCTCCTATACCAAGAAAAATATACAAATGATACATTGATACAGAAATTATTTAAACATGCAGGGTCTGTTTCTTACTATACAGATACAATTGTACCTTACTATGTTATTGAACAGATTGCTAAAAATCTAACAAGTGAAGTAATTTATCCAACAAAACCTAAATATGAAAATAGAGAGATTGAAAATATTCAGCTAGCATTTACGGCTTGTCCTGTAACCATTGATTGTCCAGTAGTTATTCCAGATGTTAGTCCTTATGACGTTTTGTTTGCTTTACACCCCTTAAAAACAAGTGTAGACAAAGTACAAATTTCATTTCCGTGGCTGTCAGAATCAGAAATATCTGATAGACATAGACGTTATTATCATAAAGTTGGAGACCATTATGAGGTTAAAGCAAAATATAAATATCAATTCTTTAAATATGTCCAGACCTCACTATCCATCTGGGCTATGAACATTTGGATTGTTTGTGATAGTGATGAGGATTTTGCCAATGTCGATTACTATGTACAAAAAGAAAAAAATAAAAGAAACGTCAATAGAGAACGTGCTCTCCAACGAAAGGAGAAGTCCGATGAGTAAAGATAAAACAATGAACCGGACTGATGTTGCACGTGCCATCTCTCAATATACAGGTTATCGTATGAAAGACGTGTTAGCTATCTTACAAATGGAAGATGAGGTTATCACACAAGCAATCTCACAAGGAATATCAATTAAAAACCATAAATTATGGAAATTGAATATTAAGAAAAAACCTGAGAAAGTCGCATGGGATGGCATTTCTAAGAAGACGTTTATTCAACCAGAAAAATATGTAGTTAAGTTTGTGCCACTTTCTAGGTTAAAAGAAGCTATAGATACTTACAACGAAGAGAATGATTAGTCATTCTCTTTTTTTTGTCCTTGACATACCTTACAAAAATGCTATACTGAAATAGTAGAATTACAGAAGGGGGAAGAGAGCTTGAAAATACTGTTCTTACAAGATTATATCAGAGAGACCCATGTACATAACAGTCAGAATGGACAATATGTAGACTATAAACGTACTGACATGGGTAAAAAGCTTACAAGTTTACTTAACGACATAGGTCTAACAGGTCGTGATTACATGATTGACTACGACTATGACCTAATTCCTGAACCACAGAAGGTAAATACTAAAACAGGTAAAGTTATTAAATACAAGGAGCCTGTATTAAAACTCCGGAAAGAACCTGAAAAACGTCTATTAAAACGATTAATGAAAACAAAACCAGACATCATTATTCCTATGGGAGGAATGGGATGTAAGAACTTATTGAATAGTACTTCTATTACGAAAGCACGTGGTGTTCCTGTACAAAAAACAATCACTGATGAAGAAACAGGAGAGTTTTTTGATACATGGATTCTACCAATGTTTAGTATGGAATACCTGTCAATGAATCCTAATATTGAGAACTTGGTAAAAGCAGACATTTCTACTTTATCTCGTTTTATTGCAGAGGGTGCACAAGCATTCGAGCCAAAGAAAGTCGAATATGAGCTTGTTATGACAATTGAACGAGTGAAACAAATCTTTGAGTTCTTGTCTCGGTTTAAACCTCTTACTGCATGGGACTTGGAAACAAACAGTCTACGTGGAGATGTACTGGGTGCGAAACCACTAGTTATGTCTCTTAGTTGGGAAGAGGGACAAGGTGTTACGATTCCACTAGAACATCATGAATCCCCTTGGAATGAAGAAGAGTTAGCTATTGTATACAATCATTTACAAGCTTTTGTAGCTGATGCACAGCAACCAAAGGTAGGACACAACATTTAACAACATGGGTGTTGTAAAATCCCTCTCATATCGGTGAACGCTAAGTTTCCTAGATTTATACTTTTTTATACGGTATCTGCTATATTAAAAGTAAATACCGTATAGGAGTGAATATAATGGAAACAAAGATTTGTAAAACATGTGGAAAAGAGCTAGCTATTACAGCATTCAATTTAGATAGAGGTAGACGTAGAGCTTCTTGTGGGAGCTGTACCTATAAGAAGAAAGACAAAAGTAAAGTACAGGAACGACATAAAGCTTATAGAGCTCGTATGCAGCAGGAAGGTAAGCTACCTTACTGGAAGAAACGAGCTCAAGTATCCAACTACCGAGCAAAGAATGTTTACGGTATTGAGGATAAGTTAACAGGTGAAGAGCTATATAAGCTATATGAAGATACAAAACAATGTTCTTACTGTGCAAAACCTTTTGAATCTCATCTACATGCTAAAATTGACCACATTATATCTTTGGTAAACGGAGGAACACATACAGTTGACAATATCCTTTTCTGCTGTGAGCGATGTAATTCTACAAAGAACAGCAGAGATGAAAAGGAATTTTTCGAGTATATTAAGTCAGTGTATGACACTCTATCCAAGAAGTATAACTAGGAAATATGCCAATACCGAGCCTACATTAACGGTGACGTTAGATGGGGTGTAGAGACTGAGCCGAGTCCTTGCAGGACAAGGTGAGAAGTGGTGTATCATGACAGAAAGGTTGTGATACTATGAAGAAATGTAAAGTATGTGGAAAAGAAAAGGATTTAGACCAATACTACACATATAAAAAATATGGCAAAACCTATATCAATGGTAAGTGCAAAGTGTGTACTCTAGCTCAAAATAAGAAATATAGAGATACTACTGGTTATGACAGAGCACGTTACCAAAAAGATAAGGAAAAAATTAGACAACTACAAAGAGAGTACAGTAAAACAGAGGAAGGGCGCAAAGCTCGACTAGAAGCTTCAAGACGTTATCGAGAATCAGAACACGGTAAACTTAAGCAGAAAGCACGAGCAGTAGTTAACCATGCAATTAGAGATGGTAAGCTAATTAAGCCAGAAACCTGTATGGATTGTGGTAGAAGCACTCAGTTAGAGGCACACCATAAAGATTACAACAAGCCCTTAGATGTAGATTGGATTTGTAAAAATTGTCATGAAAATAGACACCACTTAAATGAGGGAAGTACATCTGAGTAGGTACCTGCAAGCAAACCTACTGAATTACCACAGGTGTACTAAGGTATAGTCCACTCCTTTAGGAAACTAAAGGGTACAGTGCAATTTGATATTCGTTTCTTAATGAACACAAAAGGGTTTGCTTATTTTGAGAATAACCGTGATACATTGATTGGGTACTACTTAATCGTAGCACAGAAAATTGAAAGCTCTAAACGTTTGTCAGACCTTGCTTATGAATTAACTGATATGGGTGGTTATGATAACCCGTTAGAAGACTACAAGAAGAAATACAAGGAAGACTACATTGCTCGTAAGAAAGCTGAAATTGATGAGTTAAAAGCTTCTGAGAAAGCACGTGTAGAGAAGGAATACAAACTAGCACAGGCTAAATACAAAGAAGAAGTGGCAAAAGCTAAGAAACTAGGTAAGTCTACTAAATCAATTTTGAAACCTGTAAAAGAAAAAGTAGTTGTTCCTTCTAAGACAGAAGTTAAAACTGTGAATGAAATTGATGGTGGGGACTTTAACTATGATTGGATTCCATTAGAAATTATGCACCCATACGCAAGTGGAGATACAGATTGTTGCTTACGTATTTATAACGTACTATACCAACGAATTGCTCCTCATGAAAAGATTCTAGCTCTTTGGACAGACTTCTATCCTAAACTTACACGGACACTTGCTCATCTAGAAGCAGAAGGTATCTTCGTTGATAAAGAATATGCGAAAGTTCTTGAAAAGGTATATGCGGAAGAGGAAGAACGTCTTATCGAAGAACTACGTAAGTTCCCTGCTGTTAAAGAGTTAGAAGCAGAGCACATGGCACTTTATAAAGCAGGTCTAGCAGAGTGGAAGAAACCCAAGTCAGAACGAGACGAAGAGGTTGCTAAACTTCGTGATAAATATAAGATTTCTGATAAGGAAAACAAAGTTAAGTTCAATCCCGGCTCTGCTGTCCATAAAGGAAAAGTTCTTTATAAGATTCTTGGGCTAACATTACCTTATGACAAAGAGTCCATTAAAGAAAAACCTTTTGATAACGGTGTTCCTGAAAATGAACTAACTTGGGAAGACTACAAAACAGATAAACATGCTTTGGGCTATATCGCAGAGCACAATGAAGATGCAAAAGAATTAGCAGAAATGCTACTGGAATACTCTAAAGTAAACACCTTGAAGAACAACTTTGCTCAGAAACTTCCGTTACTAGCTTCAAACAAAGATGGAAAAGTACATGGTTCGTTCAAGATTACTGGTACAGAAACAAGCCGTTTATCTTCTAAAGAACCTAATATGCAACAAGTACCGTCTAAAGTTGGAGACCCTAAACGTTTTGACTATACGTACCCAATTAAGCGTATGTTTAAAACAAGCTTTGAAAACGGAGCTTTATTACAGCTCGACTACTCAGCCCTAGAAATGCGTATTCTAGCTTTAGTAGCCGGAGACGAAGCGATGACCCAAGCTTTCTTAGATGGAGAGGACTTACACAAATCAACCGCTTCTATTGTTTGGAAAGTACCTGTATCAGAAGTATCTAAGGATATGCGTAAGAACGCTAAGAGTGTTAACTTCGGTAAACACAACTGCCGACTTGTAGCGTAAGCTACTCGATTAAACTTACCTAAACGGGCATAGGAAAATAACCAATATCCTGATAAGAGAACCTAAGTCCTGAAAAGGATAGAGGCAATCCCGTGCTAAATATTCATTCAATGTCTAAAGTAGTTTTAAATTATGGACGAAACAAGAAAAAGATTAAGAGTTGTTAAAGATAATTTAATGGGCAGATGTTACAACCCTAACAATCCTAAGTATAAGAACTATGGAGGTAGAGGAGTAACAGTCTGTGAAGAGTGGCATACGCTACAAGGATTCATAGATGGTGTCACTAACCTAGAATCATGGAATGAGAATGATTTCCTAGGTGGAAAACTACAGCTAGATAAAGACATTAAAGTTAAAGGAAATATGTGCTATGCACCAGAAACCTGTATGTGGGTTTCCTCAGAAGACAACGCAAAAGTAAAGCCTTCATATCAAAAACCATTTATAGCTATAAACTCATGTGGTGACACTTACAAGTTTGATAGCTTTATGGATATGAAAGAAAAAGACTTTAGTGGAGAGCTGTCATGGAGCACATCTGGTTTGATAAATGTTCTTAAAGGAAAACGTAAATCCCATAATGAATGGTTTGTATACTATGTAGGTACAAATCCAAAGTACCCTTTGGTATACAGCGCAACAGATGGGGAGGTAACTTATACAAGTTTACGACAAACTAGAATAGAAGAATATATTGGTGCTAGCTCAGGGACTGTTCTTAAGAAGATTAAGAACGGTACATTATACAAAGGACGGTGGGAGATAAACTGCTATCCATTGAATGAATTAAATGCCGAACGACTATCGAAAAGTGAGTAGCTGTCGAGAGGACACCTACAATACAACTGAGTAGAGTACACCTTAACAGGTGGAAATGGTAAGGCTCCTAGAGTAACGACTAGGAGTGTGATATAGTCTAAGCCCCTAATAAATATCGGGAAACCGAGGGTATAACTGATTGCTTATGGGGAAACACCTTTCTCTATTGCTCCTAAATTAGGTGTAACACCAGAAGAAGCTGAACGTATTTTTGAAGACTACTTTGCAAACAAACCACGTATTAAATCCTTTATTGATGAAACACATGAGTTTGTTAAAGAAAACGGGTATGTAGATACCTTACAAGGACACCGTAGATTGATTCGTGATGCGTTCTCTAAAGACCGTAACACATTCAATGGTGCTTTACGTAAGTCAGTAAACACGATTATTCAAGGAACTGGTGCATACTTAACAAACATGTCTCTGGTGTATATTGACGATTATCTAAGAACTAAAGGTATGAAGTCTCGTATTGCTATTACAGTACATGACTCCATTGTAATTGATTGTCCTCGTGAAGAAGTAGACGAAGTAGCAAAAGTAGCTTGTTTTATCATGGAAAACCTACCGATTGATTTCTTAACAATTAATTGGAAAGGGGAACAAATGCGATTTCCTATTGTAGCCGATGTAGAAATCGGGGAAAACTACAATGACATGGTAGACTATGATGCAGACGAAGTGAACAAATTTGCTTCTTATAAAGGATATGTTAAGTATTACAAAGACCAAGCTAAATTTGAAGACTATAAGAACGCAGGTATGATTAGTGAGGAACAAATGGAAGTCGGTATTAATGCAGTTAAGGCTTCTATAGAACAGTACAAACTAATTGTGTAAGTCTTACAAGTTTGTTTAAAAAAGTTACAAAATGATGTTGCCCTAACTTGTAATGTGTGCTATAATAATAGAGCAGACAGGTTAGGGAATGTCTGTAATACCGGAAAGGAGAATAAGACAGTGTGCTAGACTTACGAGTGAACGACCTTGAATTTCGTAAGATACGAGTTACCGATGAGAACGGTGAAACAGTTGTGTTTGACCTTACAGAGGAACTACAGGTAAACGAGTTTAGTGTACGCCAAGCGTTCTTAGAACAGCCTGCGAAATACACGTATTGGACTTCTTTACTTGAACGCTTACGAATGTACCAAGAAAACTATGAGTTACAAGCTGAGAAGCGTAAAGCAGAACTGTATGAGCCTTCTAGAAAGTCTTTGATTGAGCAAGGGGTAACTAAGCCAACAAAAGACCAAATAGAAGCACAGATTATGCTTGACGAACAGTATTATGCTCTGAGACAGAACATAATCAGTTTAACATTTAATGTTAGACAAGTGCAATATGTAGTAAAAGCCTTTGAACAAAGGAAAGACATGTTGATTCAGTATGGTGCAGACTTACGGAGGGATTTCGAGTATAGCCAGAAAGTGTCTATGCCAGACCCACTAAAAGGTCAAAGGACAAGTTATAACAATCCATATAACACATAACCTTAGAACCTAGTTGAACAACACATAATTCGAGAAACCAAAATAAAAAACAAAAGAATGGAGAAATTAACGTGAACTTTCAAGAACAATTAAAACAACAACTTGCCCAACAAAACCGAGGAGAACGTGCCGAGGTAGACTACCCTTCCAATCATCTTAAACATAAAGAGTTATTTATTCCAAAAGAAACTAATCACGTATTAGTTCGTATCTTACCTCCTAGTGTTTCTGGTGAAAACTACAACCAAATGGTTCGTGAAATCTTTTTACAAGCACATAACCGTAACGGTAAAGAACTAAAATTAAATGCTGTCTTATCTGCATTCCCTAACGTAGAAGACCCATTAGACCAAGCACTTATTAATTGGAATGCCCAAAATCGTGTTCCAAACAGATGGAATAAAAATGCAACTCCAACTAAAAAGTATCTGGCTAATGTTATCCAATTGGTTAAAGACCCACAAACAAATCAATACCGATATGAAACTGACGAGCAAGGAAACTTAATGATTCGTCTATTTAAGCTATCGCATTCAGCTTGTCAAGCAATCAATGCTAAACTAACTGATACTATGTTAACACCAAACTTTAGTCCTGATGTTCCTGATTCTGTTAAACAATACAGCTTCATCTCATCTGCGGAAGCATTCCCAATCATGATTAGCAAACCTGCTAAAGGTTCTGGTCAAATGTCTTACGGTGTTGATGTTTATAGTAACATGCCTCTAGGAGCTTTACCACAAGGTTGGGAAACTCAACTAGAAGACTTAGCTTACCAAGCTACACCTTCATACAGTTACAATAAAGATTACATTGACTACTTTATTGATGTAGTAAACGGTGTTGAGCCTGTGAGCCAAGCACAAGGTGGACAACAAGCACAACCACAACAAGGTTACCAAGCTCCTGCAATGGGACAAGGCTTTGCTTCTGCTCCACAACAACCTGCTTACAACATGGCGCAACCACAGCAACCAATGAATACTGGTTTTAACCAACAACCTGTAGCTCCGGCTCAACCACAAGCTACAAACATGGGTACCCCTTCATTTGGTCAAACAAATATGGGAACAGCACCTACAATGAACGGTGGATTTGCACAAGCTCCACAACAACCTGTACAACCTGCTCCAATTGCAGACCCTATGGGTTTTCAAATGCCAATGAATCAAGCACCAGTAACTGACCCATCTACTATTTCAGATGCTGATATGCCTTTTAACATGCAAGCAATGCCAGATGTAACACCGCAAGCAACAAGTGTTCCTGAGCAACCAGTAGTTGCAACTCCTGAACCACCACAACAAGCTCCTGTAGCACCTGTAGAAACAGCTACAAATACTACTTTACCAGATGTTGATAGCTTGCTACAACAAATGCAAGGTTAGTAATAGAGGAACAGGGGGCTGAAATAGCCCCTTCTTCTATTTAAATTTGATATGTAATTCATTACTAGGAGGAACAAATCTTGGCAAGAAAAAGACAAAGTGAAACAGTAGAAGCAGGTACAATTGATTTAACAAAAGAATTGGGCTTAACTTCTTTTAGAGATACAAAATTTTCTAGTGTAGCAGACCGACTACCTACAATGATTCCTCAATTAGACTACATCTTAGGCGGAGGACTTCCATTTGGACGTATGGTAGAGGTTATCGGAAAGAACTCTAGTGGTAAGTCTACTTTTGCAGTACACCTTACTAAAATTGCTCAACTATTGAAGGTGCCAACATTGTGGATTGACGTAGAGGGGACTGCCGACCCTGACCGTTTAGCTGAACTGGGAGTAGACCCTGATGCAGGGGATGTATTCATGGTAGAGCCTGCTTTGAAAAAAGATGGTACTAAGGATACAATGACTGTAGAACGGGTAGCAGAAGAGCTACAACGTATCTTACCAGTAATTAACAAGACAGGTAAACCTATTTTAATTATCTGGGATTCCGTAGCACAGACTGCCGCTGAAAAGGAAATTGAACGTGGTGTAGGTAACCAACAACCGGGTTTGTAATAAAGCTCCTTTACATGGTAACATGTATCGAAAACCTATCTTTATCATGGGAAATCTCACGAAAGGTCTTAACTACATTTGTGGTATAATGGGTGTAGAAAGCCAATAGGAGTGAGACAATCATGAGTGAAACTAAACTAACAAAAGAGCAGATTGATAAGAGAGCAAAGTATGGCGTATGTAGGAAAAGAGTTAAGGGAACTACCTCTAACAATTCATACGTAAACTTGGATAAATTCTTGCAATCAGAGTATCATGGTCAGTCAATGAGTTCCTTAGCAAAGGCAATAGGAGTTGATAGGGCATTACTAGGAAAAGTAGCTGTAGAGTGTGGGTTAAAAGAGTCTTATAAATACAAGAAGAAAAATGATGAAATATTTATTAGATTGGATAAACCTTTAAACAACTATGCAGTATCTAACTTAGGTAATGTAATCGACACTAGAAATGACAGACTAAAGAAGCCTAAACCTAATAAACGTGGTTATCTTGTCTATAGCTTTGAAGTAGAAGGAAGACCCATCTACAAGTTAGCACATAGACTTATAGCTGAAAAGTTTATAGATAACCCAGAAGGTAAAGAAGAAGTGAATCATATTAATGGTATTGTGGATGACAACTCTTTAGAAAACTTAGAGTGGGTAACACATACAGAAAATATGGAACATGCTCACTATGTTATAGAAACAACTAAAAAAGGTGAGGATAGTAACTTCGCAAAGATTTCAGCAGAACAAGCATTAGCAATTATCAAATTACTTAATAAAGGTTTAAAACCTGCTGAGATAAAAAGAGAATTACCTTATGCAACTAGGGGAACGGTTTATGGTATAAGATACCAAGGAAACTGGCGTGAGCTAGATTCTCACAAAGAATGGTTAGTTTAGAACATGCAACGACTATCGAAAGGATAGCTCTTGTCAGAGGGACAAGAGTGAATAACCGAGTAGAGTACACCTAAGTAGGTGGAAATGGTAGGGTTCCTAGAGTAACGCCTAGGAATAAGATATAGTCTGCACTATATGGTGACATATAGCAGTTCATAAGAGAACGCTACAAGATTAACGACCTTGTAGGAACATATTGGATTAAAGCTAAAGCAATGGCACAATTCTCACAAATCATTGCACCTTTAATGACTAACTCAAAAGCATTATTTGTTGCAATTAACCAAGCTCGTGATGAGATGGGTAGTATGTTCGGAGGTATTGATTCTCCGGGAGGACATGCACTTCACCACTGGGCTAGCTTACGACTAGAAGTACAAAAAGCAAGTAAGATTGAAAATAGTGAGGTAAACGCCTTTGGTGTAGAAGAAAAGTCCTATATCGGACACATCATGCGTATTAAAACGTTAAAATCTAAAGTATCTAGACCACAGCAAAAAGCTGAAATGTACCTAATGGCTGATTCCGGTTTAGACCTTGAAGAAAACATCTACCGTGCATGTTTCGCAACTAATAAGCAATATGGATTTATTAGCGGTGGTGCATGGAAAGCTTACACAACAGATGCAGGTCAAGAAATTAAGTTTAATTCTGAAAAGAACTGGGTAGACTTCTTGAAATCAGAAGAAGGGCAACCTGTACGTGATGAACTATTTGCTAAAATGATGTCTCGTAGCTTCCCTAATGGGTATGCACCTTATAAAAATGAAGAGATTGATATTTGTCAAATACCATTATATAAATACGTTAAAGATTACATGGAAACTCATAAAGAAGAAGCACAACCTGTAGAAGAGCAAACAGCTCCTGTATCTGCAACAGATGTTTCAGACCTATTAGACCAAATTAAGTAAGGGGCGTTATGCCCCTTTTTATAAGAGATGGAGGAAACCTAATTGCGTAAAACTACACCAGTTAACACCGTACTAGAAGCCCTAGAAATGTTTCAACAAGGAACAGCAACTACAGAGGTTCGTACGCCTACTTCTTTACAATCTGTACGTAAACGCTTCTTAGATGCTAAAGAAGCAGGAAAACGTGTATTGATTGAAAACTCTGATTTAAGTAGTGCAAACTCTGTTGTTGTTGATATTGACTATGTAGGTAGCCGTTGGTGCTTAGGTTACCAAAAAGTATTGTACTTTGGAGAAGAGGTACGCATTCCACATACTATCCATTTCTGCGATGTATATGGAGCTTACGGTAATGAACCACAAAGAAGTAAACGACAAGTGAAAATCATTTTTGAAGGAGAGAACCCTTTTGAGTAGAGACCTTAACAAAGAGGAACGTGAGATTAGAAACGGTAATCGTTTCATCACTGAGGTTCACGGTAAGGGGGTCTTTCCACGAGATGTTGATAGACTGTACCACCGTTATGCCAACTTACGTTACAAGGTCTATAACACTCATAAAGACTCTTTTCGAAGTGAAGCCTCACGAAAAGAACTAAGAAGTTATATTGATGAACAGTTTATCAAGTTAACGAAAGAATATGATATTAATGGAGAGGTTGATTTTCCGGGGTATATCAAAAAGGCTCTTAATTTAAGAGTTAGACATAGTTTTGTGAAAGGACGTTTTCGTGATAGTGCTCGTGAACGTCTGGGAGCAGAGGACAACGAGATTGAAACATTACTGGGAACAGATGTCTCTTCTCAGGAAGCAATTGAAGATGCGGAACTAATTGATGATTTACTATCTAAAGCTAAGTTTAGCCCTGTAGAATTAGCTGTATTCAGCTACTTACTACGAGGTAAGGTAAAAGATGCTAATATCATTAAAGAGGTGTCAGCGAAGTATAAAGTGTCTCAAAAGTCCGTTAGAGATGCAATCAAAAACGTGCGGGAGTACGTTGCGTTAAATCTTAAAGACCGATAGAATTAGTTAAAATCCTCCTTGTGTGTATGCTATATTAGCAGTAGAAACACAAAGGAGGATTTTTGTAATGGAAGAACAAAACAACACTGGCAAATACGCTCCATTTATTCGACTAATTGTAATGGGTATCTCCTTCGTGGCTACTGGTTTAACAACTATGTTTGGTTGGGAACCACTACCTTTTACAGACGAACAAATGAACCAAGGTTTAATGCTTGTACTTTCTGTTGGGCTTGCTATCTATAACTGGTACAAGAACAACGCTGTTACTAAGTACGGTAAAGCTAAAGAGCAAGCAGGTAAAGAAGTTGTCGGAACTCGACAAGACTTCAAACAACAAGGCTAAGTTTGAGGGGATAAGACCCCTCCTTAGCTGGTATTAAAGGAGTATGACAATGGAACTAACAAATTTAAGTGCTAAAACACTACCCGAATTAAACGGGAAGTTTCTTGTTGTAGAGACTCTATCAGACGGATACACAGGAACCGTAAACGGTCATTATAACTATGAAGTTGTTACTAAAGGTGAGGACTATGAAATCTATCCCACACTTTGGAACAACGAGAAATCGCAGTTTGTAAAAGCTGACGAAATGGTTGTGTATACAAACGGAGATACTGTATTCTACGTAACAAGAACAACAAAAGACCCTTATAATCATGCTGTTATCAGTGAGTTAATCGTTGAAGAAGGAATGGACAAGGCTAAGCGTACCCTTCAAGCTTTCCGACTATTCGCAGACGATTTATTCTCTATCGGAAACTATAACGTGTTCTTAACACACCAAATTGATGTAGTAGACAGCCCAAATAACGTAAAAGTTGAATCAGTTTCTTTAGACAAAGAATCCGGAACATTATATGTGGGTGACACAGTAGAATTAACAGCAACTGTACTACCAGAAAACGCCACAGTCAAAGACGTAACATTCTCTGTTGTTCCAGAAGGAATTGCTACTGTAACTGCTACTGGTGCCAAGGCAACAGTTACAGCTAAAGTAAAAGGCTCAACTAATGTTATCGTAACTACATTAGACGGAGACAAAACAGCTCAATATCCTTTAACAGTGAAGGAACACGTTTTAGTTTCTGGTATTACTTTAAACAAAGAAGCTACTTCAATTGTTAAAGGTGCTACAGAAACACTTGTTGCAACAGTAACTCCACCAGATGCAGAAAACAAAGCTGTAACATGGGCATCTGATAAACCTGCCGTAGCTAAAGTAGACCAAAATGGGGAGGTCACAGCAGTAGACGGTGGTACAGCTAATATTACTGCAACAACAGTTGACGGTAATAAAGTAGCAACTTGTGTTGTAACAGTAACTGTCCCTGTAACAAGTATTACTTTAAACAAAGAAGCTACTTCAATTGTTAAAGGTGCTACAGAAACACTTGTTGCAACAGTTGCCCCTACTAACGCAACAAATAAAAAAGTAACGTGGAAATCTGATAAACCGGAAATTGCTACTGTAGACCAAGAAGGTACAGTGACAGGTGTTGCAGACGGTACAGCTAACGTAACAGCAGAAACAGAAGATGGTAAGAAAGTAGATACTTGTGCTGTAACAGTTAACCCTGCACAAGCATAATATATTAGGAAAAGAGGAATACTAAAATGGCTAAAGAAATTGCAAATATTGCAGACCTATTAAAACCAAGCGTAGGTGCTGTTGAATTGGATGGTAAATATCTTGTAGTACCTACCCTATCAGATGGGTATACTGGTACAGTACAGGGTGCTTACGCTTATGAAGTGAAAAAATCAGGAACAGACTACAAAGTGAGTGAACTTATCTATGATAAAGATAAAAACACGTTTACTCCTGCGGATGCTCCAATTATCATGACAGATGACGATACAATTTTCTTTGTTACTCGTACGTTGATTGACCCTTACAACTACCCAGTGATTAGTGAAGCTACAGTTAAAGCCCACGAGGTTAAAGAAAAACAAGTACTTCAAGCGTTTATTGCCTTTGCAGAAGACAGATTCAAACTAGGAGTATACAACGTATTCTTAGCAGACGATCCTTACATCTTACAAGACAAAGCAGAAGGCTAGTTTGTTCTAGTACAAAAAAACTGTACAAAATTTAAATAAAGTGTTGACGACTTGCACCTCTCTTGGTATACTTAGACTATACTAAATAAGAGAGGTGTTTTATTGTGGTTAAAGCTAAAAATCCTGTACAAAGACGTAGAGGAACTTACAACAGTTGTGATGTGCTAGTTGAAGAAGAGAATGGTTTCTTTTACTATAGTGTACTTAATTCAGAGGGTACAGAAATCATGAGTGGTTTTAGAGATAAAGGCTCACAAGATATTTTAACCTTCTACAACTATTTGCTTAAGCTAGTAGATGACTACATTAAATATCCGGAGGGTTTTGTTGCAGATGTTTAAACGTAAAAAATACTATGTAATTCAGTTAGTCGTTCAACCAGACAGTAAGCCTTGGTACCGAGAAATTCTTATCCAAAGAGAAGATGGGTATCTATTAACAGGAGCTTACAACCGGGAATGTAAAGTAGAGCCTAAATACTCAACTTTGGATACGGAGTACAAACAGGTGTTTACTGAAAAAGAAATACGTGCAATCAATCCAGATTACATGCACTTTGCAGTGGAGGTAACCAAAGATGGCAGACCTATTGATGATAACTAAGAAAAATGTTCAAGGTTACGTATTAAACTATTTGTTTAAGCAACTAGCTGTAAAGAGTGGGCATAACTATACTTGTGAGTTTTTGGATAAGTTTAATCTGCCCGATATTGGAAACTATGCAGACAAAGCAGATATCCTTATTGTTGCAGGCTTCCCTTTTTATGAGAGCCAACGCACCGCTTTAGATGAAGCACTACAAGCTATGAACAACCCATTCAGTCAGTTTTATCACTTAGCAACTTTCGGAGATACTTATAGCAACGAGGGTGCTTTCCACTCTTACGTGGATATAACAGTAAGCCCTGTAGGTAACTTCTCAAAAGTAGTTAAAGAACTAAAGAACTTTTTGAAATTCGCTGATGCTATTCAGCCCTTACTTTTAAGTGATATGGAAAGTATCATCGAAGCAACCGATGCGTATAATCGTTATGAGGTAACAGACACTACTTTAGATTGGATTTCTCTTGTAGAAACATACAGAGACCAGTTATACGCAAGATACGGAGTAGGTACAGACTTAGAGGAAATACTTGATAAGGATAAAACCTTAGTCAAAGCATTGCGGGAGAAAAAAGATGATTATATCAAAAGAACACTTGGCAGAACATCTGCACAGGTAATCAATGGTACAGTCGTATGTTTTACTTACGCAGAGGAATATGTAAATGAGGTAGCCCACAAACTGATTGAGTTCTATCAGTCATATAATTATACCCGAATAGCTGTATTTGTTGGACGACATACTAAAGGTGATGATATGTTCAGCATTCGAACAGCAGGTATAGATGCGGGAGAACTTGCCTATAAGGTAAACAGGGGTAGAGGAAAACCTACTACTGCAACTGTTTTCTTAGGTAATTCAGGTCAATCCACATTCAACGCATTACTTAACACGCTTGCTCAAATTGTATAACAAGTAAGTGTGTTATAATAATGTTAGGTATAAAACAATACACAGGGAGTGTGCTACTTGAAAAAGAATAAAATGCTAGAAGACCTAATGAAACAATTAGATAACCCATACGTAATTGGGGCAATTATTGCAGGAACTTTGCAACATGACTTTAACCGTATACACGTTAGCAAATATAATAAATATGCCCGTGAGTTTGGTTTAGACCGAGAGAACAAAGAAAGCTTAGAAGCATTAATTGAACATTTCGATTCTGATAAGTTATTAAAGGAATTATATATGTCAAGTATTGCAGGAGAAATTAATGTGGACATGCTTCGTTCATTTAAAGATAAAACGAAAAAATCTGCATTCCAGACTTTATCTCCATTCGTGGTAGATAATCAAGCTGTTTTAGCTCGTAATCGTGAGTTCAACAAGATTCAACGTGAGGGTGCTTACTTAGACCACTTAATCGAAGGCTTGAAAGAGCACTTATCCGAAGAACTTGAAAATACTAATACGCTTAAATACATTGAACCAGAATTACGAGTAAAAGGCAAGCCAAGTGACCGTGAAATGATTCTATGCTTATCTGACTGGCATATTGGAGCATTTGTTAACAATATTGATACAGGCGGATATAACTACGACATTTTCCGTGAACGGTTAAACAGTCTATTGTCAGAAGCTTTCCGTATTGTGAAAGAACAAAACATTCGAACAGTACATGTTTACCATATTGGAGACATTATTGAACATATCAATATGCGTAATGTAAACCAAGCGTTTGAAGCAGAGTTTCCGGCAACAGAACAAATTGCTAAAGGGATTCGAGTATTAGTTGAAACACTAAATGTCCTAGCTAAAGCGGGTCTGGATGTAACATTTGGCATGGTAGGTGGTAATCACGACCGATTCCAAGGAAATAAAAATGATAAAATTCATAATGATAACGTTGCTTACTTAGTTGTAGACCAGTTACACTTTATGCAAGACTTAGGGTCTCTACACAAAAATGTAACTTTAATTGATAACAGACAAGACGTTTACAGCTTCAAAGACAATGTAGCAGGTAAACGAATTAAAGTAGTACATGGAGACAACGAAGGTAAGAAAGTAGACGTTAAAATTCCAAAACATATTAAAGAAGAAGTTATTGAGTATCTAATTATGGGACATATCCACACAACACGTATCATTCAAGAAGACTACTCACGATTCCATGTATACGTTGGGTCTCCAATGGGAGCAAATAACTACTCAGCAGAAAACAATCTACCAACAACAAGTCCGGCACAATTAATTATGGTCTTAGACCCTAAAGTGGATAGCCCACAATTTATGCCAATCTTTTTGTAGGAGAGTGACAGAATGAACCCGATTTATTTTTTACTATCTATCATGTATGTATTTGAGTTTGGACAAGCATTCTTGAATACGAAACGAAAAGAACGATATATGATTGAAGATGGTGGAGAACCTCTTCCTAGAAGCTCTTACGTGTTCTTATTCATTCAATATGTATTGCGTACTCTTTTCGCAATCTTGCTTATTTTTATTGTACCGGAGAGCCTACAGTTCAACGTAGGAGGTATTACTGCCTTTATAGTAGTTTTGCTTATCATTCCATTTATCTCTCGGTTCATTGAAGTTGGTATTCGAGTATTGATTATTAAATACTTACAAGCCAAGCACATAAAACGTATTAAGGAACAAGGGGACGAAAAAGAGACTAATTAGAGTCTCTTTTTTGTTATGTTATATTAAGTATTGAGGTGAAAAGAATGAAATATACAGAAATCCAAGTAGGTGACGGACAAAGCACCTTATTAGATGTAAAAAGTAAACCTGCTTTAATTCGTAGAGGCACATTAACAATGAAAGTTAAATCAAGAGATAGTTTAATCAGCAAGGTAGAAGAAAAACCTGTATATATTGTTGAGTTAGCAGAAGAATCCTATGGTACAAGCGTTGTTTCTGTTTTTAGTGCAGTACAGGAGAGGAGCGGAGACCATGTAGTTGTTCAGAAGGCTTACACAGAGAATATCACTAAACCATCATTCAAGGGAACTACGTTTTTAGGTAAGGTTGCTCAAAAGGTTCATGAAAAGAGCTTGAAACCAAAACGAGTGGTAACAACTAAACCTCCTGTTTTTCTAGCGCCTGTTGTCATGGGAGTAGACACATTTACACAGGAACACGGACTAGGGTTTTATGAACGGGAACCAGATAAATTTGTTATGAAAGACGGACATCCTAGCATTGAGTATGGGAAGAACACGGGAGTCTTTATTTGCTTAAATTCTATTAAGTGGGATAAAGCTTATGTCAATGCAGGACAACTGATTCAAGACTATGTAGCAGACAAACAACTATGGTTTAATCTTGGAGGAGCTAAACCACAATTCAAGAGTGAAGTTAATCAATGACCGATAACCGTTTCTACGAGGCAGACATACAAGAGTTAATCTTGAACAAAAAACGTATTTTTGGAGACATCGGGGAAAGTGCTATTGTATTTGAGAAAGCAGTTATGAGAGGGAATACTATTTGTGATTGTTTAATCTTTACAGAAAAACGAGGCGTTATTGGTATTGAAATCAAGACAGAACGTGATTCAACTAAACGTTTGAATAAGCAACTTAAAGACTATGAAAAAGTCTGTGATTTTGTTTATGTTCTTTGCCATGATACACATGTACCAAAAGTGGAACAGATTCTAAACAGATACAATCATAGACATGTTGGTATTTTAGCTTATACGGAGTTCATGGGTGAAGCTATGTTAGGAATATACAAAGAAGCAACCCCTTCACCAAGTAAGAGTGCTTATCATATGCTAGACATTCTTTGGAAAGAAGAAATTCTAAAGATGTTAGGTACATTCAGACATTACGGTATTCGAGTAGAGACTGCTACAGGAACCAAATTTATGCACACAGCTAACCGTAGCGGAGGTGTGAGTGGTCTTTATACGAAGTCTGCGACCGGTAGGACGATGCGAAAGCCAGACTTGATAAGAAACCTTATAAATCGTGTAGGGGGTGCTGAGGAGGCTACTAGGGTCTTCTGTGACGTGTTCATTCATAATAGACAGCATCCAGAGAAAGCTATTAAGTTAAGACACTTTAAACAGCAACCAATAAGGAGTGATAACAATGAGTAAACAAGGACTGCCTTTCGGTACTTGGGAGAACTCCGCAGGAAGAAACTACTCGGGGTTAGGTAATACAGATAATGGACATAATAAGAAACGAATGTCCACAAGAGGGTATTATCACGTAGCTCTGACAAAAGAGTATAGAGGACTAACAGAGAGGGACTTTGAACTAAAACTTGAATATGGGAAAGACCTTGTTTCTCAATATACAGGTGTACCGATTGATATGCTTGTTCTTCGTAAAAAAACAGAAAAACAAACACTTTCGTCTATAGATAGTGTATACTATGTTTGTCGAGGAAAGGAACCTATCGGTAAGCTGTCTGTAAGGGCACAGAGACGGTTTAAAGACCTTGGACTCACATTTGTATACCTAGAGAAGAACTATGCCCCTAAAGTGGTGAGAAGGGTGTCTAAGGGACAACGTAGTTTATTAGGGCAAACAAAGTCGGATAAACGTAAAGCCAATCGAAAACAGAAGAAACCAAAAACAACAAACTAGGAGGACAAACATGTTAAGTAAGGGGAAACTAGCTACACTTAAAAAATTAAATAATATTGTAACAAACAAGGAATACATTCTAGTGGGTGCTCGATATACAAATGATTCACTAGAAAGAGATATTCCAATTACAACTGTGATTGATGATGTTGTTATTGACTTAAAGAGAGACACTATGGCAGGCTGTGTGTTTTTTAGACCTGTTGGGGATGCGCAACGAAATGCCCTGTCCTTATTAAAAGATGCTTGTATGCACTTTGGTTATGGGGAGTTCTTAGACGAAGCAATCGAACCACCTGCTATGTACGCAGGACTGAAAGCCAATGTCATGCTACCTGATACAGCTTTCTCTAATATTCAAGAAATTCCTTTTAATATTTACTTCACTGCACCAGAAGTGTTCTGTGAAGAAGTGACCATAAAAGGGCGAAAACATAGTCAGTATACCATTTTAGACCGTATTAGTTTAAACGAGGGTAACCATGTAGAACAATCACTTGTATTGCTTTTCCGTAAAGCAGAATATGACGGGGAAACTTTGTTAGGAGCATACACAGACACAAAGCTTACTCGGACAGAAGCTATTAAGCTACTTCAATTTGTTAGTAATGGTTCCTTACTTGAACAAGTAGTTGGGGCAGTTACCGTATTCTCAAATAAAGTAGTGTCTACACTTATTCCTTTGTTTAATGATATAGATATAAGCTTTATGAAATCAGGAGAAGGAAACCCTGTTGTCTCTATTACAGCAGATACAGGAGGCATTGTTTTTGATGAAAAAGATTTAGATGGTATGTCTATTGAATCTCCTAGTTTCGGAGCTTACCGCCTTGTGTTACATGTAGGGAAGGATACAGTAAGTATTTTAATTGGATAAATTTTTTTGTAAGGGAGTCAAATTATATATTGACTCCCTTATTTTTGTGTGCTAAGATAAGTTCAGTTGTTGTACAGGGTTACAACGACAGCATGTACAGGAGGGAAAGAAATGAGTATAGCATCAAGTTTAGATAGAGCAGATGATTGGTTGTTGTCGCACTTATGTGATATGCGTTTATTGTCCTTGTCCCAGAAGGAAGAATTAACTTCTAACGATAAAGCAGAAATAGAACTTATTAAAGACCTTAATATGAGACTGATTTGTAATTCTCAGAAGAAAGAAGTTAAAACTGTAGATGTCTGTGCATCAGACCTTACAGAGGGACTTTTAAGTAACGCCTATTCAAACACTGTTGATATGAAGTCAGAAGAAGCATGGTATGCAACGTTGTTGAAGAGAACCTTAGATGTTGTAGATGGTATCCCTTACGTAGGAAATATCTCGGTATTTATAGAATCAGATGACGTTTGTATTACGCTTATGGGGCATATAAGACACGACAATGACTTAGACTGTAATTTATACGAAATTTCTTTCGAAAATCTCGGTGGTTATGAAGACATAGCTATTTGTGTTGAAGGTGTTGACATATCGTTCCCTGAGTATTTAACCTTTATTAAAGAGGAACTTCCTGACATCTTAAAAAAATCATTATGAGGAGAGAGAATAATGGATTTAAAACAAGCTTACAACTATGCAGTAGAACATTTAAATGAAAATGCCAAAACAGAAAGTGAACGTATCTATGTATTGGCTGTTTTCCAACTAGGAAGCCGATATGCAGGATACGATGTTGAATCAAGTGATTACGATTTTACAGTCGTTTACATGCCGTCTGCTTATGATTTATTAAACCGTGAGTATGGACGTAGCAAAATTAAGTTTGAACACAATGATTATGAAGTAGAAATGTCTTTCATGGATATTCGCAAATATGTGAATCGTCTGTTGTCAAGTGCATTAGAAACCCTACAAATGGTGTTTGCGCCATCTAGCATGAGCTACTATGCAAAGTTTAAAGAAGACAATCTATCATTACGAGCAGAAGAACTTGTGGATTTTATGTTAAAATTACGAGACAACCGTAAATCCTTTGTCTATTTGAACACAGATAAGCTGTATGATTCAATTTCAGGAAGAGCAAAGTCTTCTATGGGCAATGCTAGCATTAGTTACAAAAATGATGAATATGGTCGAACAATTAAGTATGCGATTGGTGTTGAATACATGCAAGACCTACTTCAAGCGCTATACTACAATGAAGATATTCGAGAAGGTTTAACTGTTTCACCATTGCAAGCCCCTGTTTATAAGGAACACCGAAACAATCCTAGCTATGAAATTGCTCGTTTGTACCATTCTCGTGCTGTTAACCTTATTGAGAAAATGGTCTTAAATAAAGAAGTAGTCCGTGAATCTTTACGAAAATTACAGCCTACAGAATCTACAATTAAAGCAGTAAAAGACGTATGGACAGAAGAGTTCGTAAACATTATCTTGGGAGGTTATGACGACTAATGATGGCAACAGCAGTAAAAGAAAGAACATTAGATGAAGTTTTTAGTAATAGTGATGTACCGTTAAAAGAGCGGTTAGCTGAGGCAGAAGAATTAATCAAGAGTAGTGAACATGTTTATGACTTTGGTTTAGGAGATGATTTCTCTCGTTTTCCTTCCGTAAATGCCGAACTAGTTAGCCATCTTTTCGTTAAAGAAATTACACCTTTTGGCTTCCATATGCAATCAGTTGTGTATAATATAGTTAAAGACTCCGAAACCAAGAAAACTAAACATGTACTAAATCGAGTGTATGAACTTGAATATAATTTGCGAGATAAGTATACTCTACTCAAAAAGAACGGAAAAGAGTTAAAATTCTCTGAAAATAATATACGTAACATGTTTGCAGGGGTTAGTAATAAAGCGGTTATTGAAAAACTTGATGAACTATCCGATACCAAAATGTATTCAGATGTCTATGAAGGACTAGGTGCAATTGGGTACGAAAAACGTAAACAGGTAGCTCGTTTTCTAGAACGTTTTATGATTTTACATGTTATTGAACTTATTTACAAGAGTGGTGTCCCAAGAGAATTTTCCAAAGAAGTGGTTAGAAGTGTAGGTCGAGTTGCTAGTGATGGGTACAGTGACACCCTAGACAGTCACTGGTTGAATCTTAGAGAGACAAGCCCTACAAAGGTATTGGGCGTACCTAAGTCTATTTTTAAACTTATTTGCCAAGGTGTAATTACCTACAATAATCTGCATAGCTTATACAATGAAGTTACCACGATACAACGAAGTACATTAATGCGTAGACCAGATTCTGTATGGGACAACGAACATTATAGATGGGTTTATCCAGAAGAAGCTCCGGAAGAGGTAGCTAAAAGAGAACACCATAATAAGAAACAAAAAAAGAGAAATAAACAAGGGGTTGCTCGTGCATATGGTGTAATCTATGCTTTATATAAATATGCGTTAGAACTTGATGAAGAGTATGGGTTAAATAAGGCACGAGCTATTATTTTGAATGAATCATATAGTATCTTTTGCAGAGAAATTAACCCAAAAAGAATTGATAACCTCCAACGAGAAGAGGCTGTATGTATTGCTTATAGCTTAGGTCTAGACTTAAACCGCGTTATTCGCTATGTTTATTACCAACTACATGTTGAACAAGGATTTACACGAGCAGGCTTTAATAGCACATATCGAGACTACTTACGTATGATGAAGCAGTTGAACTTACGTGTAGTTAACTTCCCTAAAGCTTTGAAAACAGCCCATGACGTTGCAGTAATGAACATGGAAGTTGTTAAAGATGAGAGACTAGCTAAGGAGTTTGCACAACGTACAGAAACATATAAATTCTGGGAAGATACCAAAGTTCGTGGTAGCGAATTTATTATGATTATCCCTGATACAGTAGACGATTTAGCAAAAGAAGGTTCTAGCTTACACCACTGTGTATTTAGTTATGCACGTCAAGTAGCTAATGGTGAAACAAATATCCTGTTTATGCGTCATAAAGATGACCCGGATACTAGCTTAGTCACTGTAGAAATACGATATAACGCTATGGAAGATAGATATAAAGTTATTCAAGCTAGAGGTATGCTTAACCGAGCGTTATCTAAAGAAGAGGAAGAGTTCTTACAAAAATGGTGCAAAAAAGTAGGAAATGTAGACAGAAAATAGGCTATTTTAAAATGAAAAAATACTACTAGTTAGTTCATTTTCTTAAGTTAGCTAAAACGAGTTATTTCAAATAACAATTTTCTACCTACAAATGTTTCATATATAATTTACAGAAAAAACACAAAAAACCCTACAGTTATGTGGGGTTTTCTTGCGTTTCATTTATATCTGAAATTTAACAGTTATGTGTGCTATATTAACAGTAGAACCTAAGAAGGGCGGGCTTTATCCGTGTTCTTAGAATATAGACATGTTGAAGGAGTTTGTATTTGAAATGGCTAAAAAAGACTTAAATAACAGTTCAGTATTGCTGAACCTATATCACAATAAACTATTGGTATCCAAGGTTGATGAAGCCCTAGACGAGGGTAAACCTTATGATTTTATTATTGCTTTTTGTAAAGAGAAATTTGACTTTGAAATCAGTAAACCCGCATTATCTCGTTATAAAGAAAAACGTAGAGAGGCAATCGAACAGGGTGTAGACCTTGAGTCTCTACTTGACAAAAGACGAAAATCTGGTAAAGTTATAGACCTAAAGGGAAAAGAGGTTGAAACTCTACCAAACACGAACACGTCTTATGACCAAACATTTAATGCAGTAGAGCAAATTTATAATGACGTTGAAGTGTTAGACACTATCATTCAAAAAGGCTTTGCTAGCTTGAAAGAAGTCGATTATGTAGAAGCGCCTCTTGCTATGAAAGCTATCGAGGTTAAAGCAAAGGTTACGGGTAATCAACTGCAAGGGTTAAGTCTAGTGGGATTGCGTGAACTAAGATTACGTCAGTCTGCTAAAGAACAAGCAATGACCGAAGTTATCTTACGTTTTATCCCAGAGGAACAACACGAAGAAGTTTACCAAGCAATTGAAGAAGCAGAAGCAGAGTTCTATGAAAACTTAGACCTAACAGCAGAAAATGCACGCATAACTCAAGCTCTCGAACAAGCAGGCATGAACATTATTTAAGGGGGTATTCAAATGACAGAAAAGCTAGTGGAAGTAGACTATAAGGGGCTGACTTTACAAGAAGCACTCCAAGCGCTACTAGACAAAAAAGTACTGTTAGTCAAAGGACTGGAACAAAGTCGGAATTTAGACGTATTGATACGTCTTTACACCGAAGGAGTTGTACCTGTTACTCAAATCAGCTATGATGTTGTTCCTGCTGATGGGCATTGGAGAGAAGAATATTGGCAGATATTTGATATATCTGTTAATGCACTAAGTACGTATCCGTGTTACGTGTACGATGCTGAAACGGCTAATAAAGCACCTAAGTTCCTGATTGGAACAACAGTTTATTACACCAGTAAGATGGATAACACTCGGGATTCAGCTATTGTTATTGGTTTGTACAAAGATGAAGAAGGTAACTGGCATTACAAATTAAGTAGAGACCAAGAAATTTACGCAGAGACAGAGCTTACGGCAGACAGGTTGTAAGCCTGTCTTTTTTTGTAATTAAAATGTTGACAATAAACAATAAGCCTGATATACTCTAAGTATAAATTAAGAGAAGGAGAGCTAATCATGAAGAAAACTTATGAAATGCCTAATTACATGTTAACCATGTTGAAGAACTACAAGGATGGTATTAAATATGGTAGTCCGTCATTAGACGATTTTTTAGAAAAAAATTCAGACTACGAAGACTACGTTAGACTAATTAAAGAGCATACAAAAAGTGACGTAGACTTTAAAGCACTAGCAGGTAAATTTCTTATTGATGGTGATGTCACAGGTTACGATACAGAATTTGATGAACTATTGTTTTTGATAGACTCAATAAACCAACAAATAGCCAAATTTGTTACAGAAGCAAATGAGCTAGCTGTATCAGGAAATTACTTTGGTAAGCCTAGTCGAAGTGATAAGGTATCCCGTGTATTTCTACGAGTTAAACCGGGTAAATGTTTAGATAATATTGAAATCTATATCTATCCCAGTAGCTCACCATTTGCGGGCTTAGTTAGTGGAGTTGACTTCACCAATAAAGAAGGGTGCTCAACGGTTATTACACTTAAAGAGAAGCAGGGTTGCATAGATTTTAATGGGTTAACCACACATAAGTTATACTCAGCCTCTTGTTTTAAGACTGTACAGGGTAAAGCTAAAAAATACATGGAATCTAAACTTTTTAGCCCCGAGTTTCGAGATTTAGTTAGTACATTAAATGATTCGTTGTATTATATTTATCAGGGAGAAAAGAATCCAATGGATATTTTAATTAAATAGTTGACAGTACTAGTACAAGATGTTAACATGTTTATGTACAAGAAAACAAATCAAGGAGAGATGTACAGATGGAAGAAAAAAAGACTTATACTTTAGAGGAAATTAGAGAGGAAATTAGGGTGAAAGAGAGAGAAGCTAAAAAATTAGAAGAGTTGCTTGCAGAACTACCAGACGATGTCTTATGTAAGGAATATGATGCAATGACATACGACAGGTTTTATGCTTGGGGAAACGATTCTTGTAGACAAGTGCAGGAATTATTGAGTAAACATAAGTATAACTTGGACTCAATTCAATTGGTTCACGATGTATTCTATACACTGGAAAATTTGGTAGAAGGGGAAATAGCATACAGGGAAGATAAGTAATTGACAGTACTAGTACAAGATGTTAACATGTTTATGTACAAGAAAACAAATCAAGGAGAGATGTACAAATGAAACCATTCGAAGACATTCTTGATGTGTTGAACAAAGCACGTCAGGACAAAGACAAGGTAACACTTACTTTTATTGAAGGACTAGATAATATTGCTAAACTTCAAATTGAGGATTCTTCTGCTACAGCAGGAATCACTCGTTATGTAAAGTTCTACAACAATGACATCCGTAAGTTCCAGTACGTTGACCAAGCTGACTTTGAAGAAATGTATGCAGGCTTAGAAATGAAAACAAGTAAACCAAAAGAAGAAGCAATTGAGTTTCCTTCTGAGGAAGTAGGCATTTCTGAGGCAGTAGGCATTATCAGTGCTTTAACAATCTTGCAACAAAGTGGTGTCTTTAGTGATGAAGACGGAATGCGAACTCTAGAAATTAACACGTCTACATTGAAAGATGCTCACTATATCTTACGGTATATTGAGCCTGCAATTGACCTTTACTTCGAATCTTTGAATAAGGATATTGAAGAATTAGACCGTGTAGTGATTAACCAATCAGATGAACTTAAACAAAAAATCTGGGAAAGCTTTGTATTTAGCAAAGATAATCTAAGCAAAATGCTAGATGACTTTGAATTGGCAACTCTAGACACGTTTCCAAATGTACCGTCTAATTTAATTGTTGAGACTTGTTCAGAAGTGAAGAAAACTCTTGAAGGGTTATTGATTGAAGATGCGGAAGAAAATCCTATTGAGTGTCATGATTACCTTGTTCGTGGTTTCGTTGGTGCTATTATCCGTATTGAACAATTTATTATTTCTGTTGCAACATTACCTTACCGTAGAACAGAACTAGAACTTAGAGAATCAAGAAAAGCTTATATCAAAGAGCTTGCTTCAAATCTATTTATCTTTGCAGAAGCTATTGCTCAGGTGTATACTAGACTTGTATGCTCTGTCTTAATGGAAAATTCTATTGATATGCGCAATGCTTCTGAATATACCCAAGTTATGGAAACAAAAGCGGTTCACTGGGTAAAAGAAGAAGCATTAGGTGGAACTATGTTAGCTAACATTGAGGAAGACCTTGTTGAGTTATCCCAAGCTTTAAACTCTATGACACTAGATGACGTACGTGAAACCCGAGAAACCCCCGAGAAGGCTGAGTTTAAAGAAGCTTTAGAAGAATTGCTTAATGAGTTGATAGGTGCCTTTTCAGGAGACGAGGACGAAGAAGAAGTTGACGAAACAGGGGATGAAGACGAGGAAGAAGACAATGAGGCACTTTTCGAAACACCTATGGTAGACATGGATGACCTCCTTGGATACTTATTGTCAGGTAAACCTAAAGAAAAAGAAGAACCTGTAGAACTTTCAGATGATGCAAAAGCAGAGTTTGAGGAATACTTTGCAGATGAAATCTACGAGCTTCAAGAACTCCGTAAAAAGGTAGAAGATGCTTTAACCATGTACGATAAGGTTACCGGTGAACTAGCATTAAACGAGTTAGATTCAGTAGCTATGGGAAATATTCAATTAGCAATTTCAACGTTACGAAGAGCGCTAGATAACACAGAGCTTGACTACACTAAGAAAGGCTTACTTGAATCATTAGCTACTCTTAAAGGAGACAAACATACTTTTTATGTTGAATCCATTAGTATTCTAGGAGATGCGTACGAGCTTTACAAAACACTTGGTGTAGGTATTACGGACTATGCACATGCAGTTGTTGAGGGCATTGAATGTTCTGTTGCGAATAAATGGGGTACAAACCCAGAAACACAATTTGTGTTGAGTACAGTTACTCGTTTAATCGAACGTGAAATCGAAGCCTTAGAGGATGTTGAAGAATACTCAGATTTACTAGCCTTTTCTCTAGCCCTTTCACTGACTGCTGTGTTAGCAGATTGGAATAATTCATTTGGTGTAGTAAATGTTGATGTAAATGACTTTATCCCTAAGAAACGACCTTCTGTTGTTGTCGAAGAAGACGAAGAGGATGAAGAAGAAACAACAGACCTAGCTAAAGAGTTAAAAGACTTAATTCGTGGAACAGCACTAGATGTTGACACACAATCAGCTAGTGATATAGACGAAGAAGCCTTGATTGCTGACTACAAGAACGGTGTATCACAGAGAGAACTCACAAAATGTTATAATATAAGTACAGGGAAGTTCTACTCAATTCTACGTAGACACGGTATCGCAGTAGATAGCTCTAAAGTAGCTAAGAAAGTTGCGCATGTAGAAGAGAATCCAGAAGTACTTGAACGAGTTCTTAAAGATTATATTGAAGGTAAAACACTAGCATATATTTACTCAAATTACAATCTATATAAGAACGGCTTGTTCTATTTGCTAGACAAATACCAAGTTCCACGTAGAAACAAACGGTAACTTCCAAATACACTTAGGCAGTGGCTAATCGGTCACTGCCTTTAATAAGGAGAATAGTTGTTGGAAGAGACGGTTTATAATTTTATACAAGGTTTAACTAACACACAGTTAGTTATACTAGAAGATATATTTGCTTTACTAGGACTAATCTTTATACTTATAGGAATACATCTTTTGGTAGAAGATACAGTTGAGTGGGTGAAACTAGTTAAGAATCCAAAAGTTTCCACGTTTGCAACAATACACATGTATTTTACTTTTTATCTACCGATGTTCATTTTCTTTTTGGTAGATGGTAGTACGGTTACTACTTTTGTTGTTTCATTACTGATGTTTGCTGTTGTGTATACATGGATTGTCTGGTTTCGGGTGGGTAGATACACAGAAAATTGGTCAGTAGTACGTCCATTTGTTACCTACATTAAAGCACAAGACCATGTGTGTACGTTAGTTATTGGTTCAGTACTTTTAAGAACAGTATTATTTTTTATAAAACTTAGGATAGGTTAAGATAAGATAGAATGGAGGATAAGATAGATGAATGAAATAATGAGTTATGTTTGGTTGGGTGTGTTTATTGCTATACCTGTAGTTGGCTTTATCTATGTATATAACTACAATAAAAAAAATCCACGTTGGTACCTTCGTAAAAGCTATTGGGCGCCACTAGTGCTAGACTTAGTTGTTTTTGGTGTTTGGGCGTTTATAGGTATAGGTACATTGGATGTTGGACATACAGAGACAATTGTTAAAACCTTTAACATTGAGCCACTTACTGTTTATAGCTCACCAGAAAATATTTATGCAAAGATAGGTAGCACGGATAACAGTTATGTTAACTTTGCAATTACAGGTAAGGGAACTCACTCTGCACCACTTGGTAACACTAGTATCCATTACGTTGAGTCCGAAGGTAGACCGAAAGTCACGGTTACTTACTACAAATTAGATTCCCCTTTCTCAGCATTTATGGGAATACAAGGGATGCTTGTAGACAGTAAAACTCGTATAGACATTCAAGTTCCTATAGGCGGAGTCGATGTTACAAATACAGGTAGCACCTTTGAAGAGCAATCAGTAAACGACTTACTCAAATAATTTCCTAAGTAGCAGGCTACAAAAAATCCTCTAAGTAGCAGGTTACAAAAAACCCTAAGTAGCAGGCTAGAGACATCTTTTATAGGTGTCTCTTTTTTTTGTTGATATCCCTACACAATCAGGCTATGATATACATGTAGATAAGGGAAGCAAGAATAAATAAAAAATTTGAGCTTACCTATTGACATTAAACAATGCAGGCTGTACAATAGACTTGTAAGATAAAACAAAGGAGGAAATTACAATGGAAAAACAAAAACAAGTGATTACAAGAAAACAATATGAGGAAATTATGGCACGTTATGACAAGGTAAACTATGCTGTCATCGCAGGGTTCATTATCTTTGGTACAGTTATCTTTGGTTTCGGGGGATTTGTCTTTATGGCTGTTGTTGGTGCGTTTACGTTCCCACGTATGAAACAAGAAAGCATTAATTCACTAGAACAAGATTACATTGTTAGAGATGACATTCAACAGTAAGCTTAATTGTTGACTATGGAAATTACAGGTGTTAATATAATGGTACAAGGAGGACAAAGAAATGGCAGAAGCAAAAAAGAGCTATGCTGACATGACAGAGGAGGAAGCACAATATGCAATGGTACTGGGTGCGAGAATCGCTCATGCACGAGAAGGTTTAAATATGAGTCAAGGGGAACTAGGTAAGCTAGCGGGTTTTAACCAAACAACTATCTCTTTAATTGAGACAGGGAAACGACTACCTAACTTGAAGACCCTTATCAGATTGAGTAAGATTCTTAAAAAAAGTTTGAAAATTACATTGGAATGAGGTAGAGAAAATAAAACAGGGGGAGATTTATTATGACAACGAAAGTAAAAGAAACAAAATCAAAAGTAAAGAATGATGAACGTACACCAAAGGAATTTGTAGCAGGGATGAAACGTAGTAAGAAAGACTTGTCACAAACGCAAGTGGTAGCAGCTCTAATGGAACAGTTTCCCGGAATTTCTCCAAAGGATATTCAAGATGCTACAAGTTATCGTCGTGGAACTATCTATACAATCCAAAGTCGTCTACGTAGTGCTCATCGTAAGGAACATACAAAGACCGCAGATACGCCACATATGGATAAGGTAGAGTCTATTAGTGAAACCATGAGTCCGGAAGCTATTGGTAAACAAGACCTATTCAATCGTTTAGCTGATGTATACTTAAAAAAGATTGAAGAAACCGAAGATGTTGAAGAAGCCTCTAAATATAATAAATTACTTATTCAAGTTATGGAAAGTCTAGACTGA